ATTGTTTACTGACTGTACGGCGTTGACTACTTTAACTTCTGGTTTTAGTAGTTGTACAGGTCTAACGACACTCCCAGCTGGATTGTTTACTGACTGTACGGCGTTAGCCTATATTAGTTATCTTTTTGAATACACAATAATCACATCAATATCGGGTACTTTATTTGAAAATTGTCCAATAACAGAGGCTGTTTATACATTTAGAGCAACCCCGATAGTAGCTGTACCAAGTGGTCTTTTTGCAAATAAAAACAATATGTATCAAATGCAATATTGTTTTAATAATTGTGTTGATTTAGTGACTGTTGCAGATGATTGGTTTACTTATAGTGGAAACAGTTTAAGAAATTTAAGTTTTGTATTTCAGGGATGCGTGTCTTTAATCAGCATTAATTTTGTGTCATTGGCAAATCAGACTGTATATTTACAAAGTATGCAACAGTTTCTTAGGGGATGTACAGCATTAGAACATGCGGTAATAGATTTTTCTGGTGTTAATAATAGTTATAATATAACTAATACCTTTAGTGCTTTGTTGTATGATTGTCCTAATTTAAAAACAGTTGAATTACTTTTTTCTGATAATTCAAGGTTTAATATGACAGAAACGTTAAGAACTGGAGTAGAAAATAGTGTGTTGGAATGGATTGTTATGGATAAGCCAACTCCTCCTGCGTTTTCAGGGGCATTTATGGGTATTACAAGCAATTTTATTATTTATGTTCCTGATGCTTCATTAGCTGCTTATAAGGCTGCTTCTGGATGGTCTGGATATGCAGGTCAAATTAAACCAATAAGCGAGAAACCATGAGCAAGAAGAAACCTATAATTTTAAAAGCGTCGGAGGGTAAAATCCTCCGGCGTATTTCTGATGGTGAATTATTCGGTTACGAATTAGTACTGGGAAAAACTTTTTATTTACATGGAGAAAAATTAGAAACACCAATAGATGAAAAGCCAGAGCATTATGAAGAGATTGATGATGTGGTTGAGCAAGAGCCTTTGGAAGAAGTGTTTACTCCAGCAGAATTAAGTATCCCAGAAGAGTTAGAGCCAGAGAAGGAGATTAAGCCTTTAAATTTGAGAGATATTTATGATATGCGTGATATGATTTCAAAATTGTATTCGGTGTTATCTCCAGAGCAAAAGGTTTTATTTAGTTCATTATAAATATAGGTGCGAATGATATTTTAAAGGGTGTCATTCGCACTTTTTACTATGTAAATGACTATTCTTAAATAGAACAAATATAATAGATTATGGCAAGAGAAATCAATGATATTAAAAAGCTAATCATTGCCGAAAAGGACAAGCGATTAGAACTGAAAGAATTAAATTCGGATTCTAAGGTATCTGTATTTAATGCGTGGGCTTATATCATCGCTGTGGTGATACATGGCTTTGAAGTGATACTTGATATATTTAAGGTAGATATAGATGAATCAATCCGTAATCGTGTAAATGGTACTCCGGGTTGGTATGTGAATCGAATTAAGGAATATCAAGAGGGTGACGCTTTGGTTATATCTCCAGATGGAATGACATTTGGATATGAACAAATAGATATAAAGAAGCGCATTATAACACGTGCGGCATATCAGGAGGCTGAATTAGCACCAAATGCTTTAGATAAATTATTGATATTAAAGGTTGCGACTGGAGAGGCTGCTAATTTACAGCCTATCACACCAGAACAAGTAGTTCAGGTATCAGCTTTTATGGAAAAAGTTAGATTTGCTGGCACTAATTTACAAGTTGTTTCCCGAAAAGGCGACATTTTAGTTCCGAGATTGACGATTTTCCATGATGGTGCTTTAGATGACCGCACAATGCGAAATAATATTAATGAAGCAATTCATAATTTTATTTTGAATATGTCGTTTGATTCTACACTTTATATCACACAGTTATATAATGCTATATTGGAAGTAGACCATGTTACAGATATTTGGGAAGACCCAAGTTTAACATTGCCACAAGGGATACATGTAGTAAGTTTCGATGAAGGTGGAAATGTCATTAAAAACGCACAACACCCAGATGGAATTATGCCTGTAAATCGTATAGCTGTTTTAGCTTCTGGCTTTTTACGCGAATCGAATGGAGATTTAGATGCTGAAGGTGATGAAATAGCCAATTTTGATGATTCAATAACTTTATCACTGGAGCAATGATAGATTTCAATACACGATATAGGTTATTCGCTGATAGAATAATAAACATGTTGACATATAATTTTATACGTGGAAGAAGACATGTATTATGGCTTCAGTCTTTAGTGTTTCCTTTAGAGATGTTGAATGAATCAACACAGAAATTTTTTAGGGATAAAGCATTAGAGGCGCGGATGACAAGTCAGGTAATGTGGTTTGAGTGGTATTTGAATTATTTGTTTGGCGAATATTTTGCAAATCCCGGTGATAGAATTACACTCCAGCATTATGAAAGTTTAGGTGTTCCAATATATTATGATAATGAACAAGGGCGTAATCCTGATAAACAGGAATCTGACCCAAAACCATTTGTCGTTTATAATGATGGGGAGACTGAAAATCCAGACCCGGAATTACAATCACAACCATTACATCATCAAAATGAATCATTTCTTAAATACACTGTGAGTTTTGAGGTTAAGATTCCATTATTGGATTCAACAAAAATTAAAACTAATGAATTTACCGCTATGATTGCATTTGTTATTGAGAAATACAGAACAGCTGGAAAAGATTATAAATTAACTTATCTAACATAAATGAAACAATATGTAGCAAAAGTTGGTGGTCGTTTTGTCTATAACGACGACATTATCAACTTACAGGATTTGGCATTAAGTTATACCGCATTATTTGTGGGTAGACCAAATTTTATTATTTCTGGATTAGAAATAGTAGAAACAAGTCCGGGTTCTCCTACACGTGAGATTTCTTCAGGATTTGTTTGGCTTAACGGTCATATTAGACATTTTACTGGTGCATCTGGTGTTACTTGGGGAGCCAATGGATATTTTTTAGTGCCAAATGATTCAGTTGAATCGGTACGGTATGCAGAGATGCCTACCGGAGAAGCGCGTCATATATTTGATGTTGCTGGACAAACAACTACTCCAGCATTACCAGTGACACAGTTTATTCAAATACAAAATAACTTATCGGCTCCGAGAATTGAAAATTCATGGCTGGGTTCGATGTGTGTATTATTGAATCCTCCAACAAATAGACAAACGATTGCGCGAGATATAGCTATTGGAGGTAGTTTGTTTGTTGATGGGGCTGTAAATGGTGAAAGATTAGGGCTTACCACAGGAACAGGTGCTTTGCAACGTCAGTTTCAAATTCGTCCATTAACACCAGATAGGCTGACAATGGCGCAGCTTTTAAATGGCACTGAAGTACATTCAATCCAGTTCGACCGTAATGGTGATATAGCCTTTGTGATAGGTGGTATTGAAATTATGCGCGTTACAAGTACAGGCGTAGTTGGTACAGCATTTACCGGTGGTTCACAGGGTAGCTCTGATATAGTTATTTCTGGAGGAGATGTATACCGGAATACTGGTGATAATGAATTTGCAGCAGTACAATTTAACCGGATTGGTTTTAATGGTGGTGTTGGGAGATTCAGGAATGTTGAGATATTTGATGGTAAAGGAACAAGGTTTGCGAGATTTACGGGTGCGGACAAGCAATTATTCATGGAAGGTTCGATTCTTGTTTCTACTCCAACAGCTAATTCAGTAACTTTGCGAAATTCCAGTTTTTTAACATCTGAAGGTTCTTATGTAGCAAATGTATCATTTTCTGATAGGAATAATTTTCAGTGTGGTTTAATGGGATATGTTCCGAGTTCATTGGAATTATTTATTCGTAATTTCCGTGGGGGCGGTGTAACAGTAAGCAGTGCATTTTCAGCAACTGGTGTGATTTCAGAACAGGGAACAGCCTTATCAGCGAGATACGCTCCTCTTGGTGCTTTTAACACACTACAAACAACGGTAAGTAATTTAACGCTTGGAGCTGGTCTTTCGGAACAGAATTTTACCACAGTACTGAAAAATAAATTAGATAGTATTGCTGAAGGTACAGTAGCAGCTAATCAAACCGGTATGCGCTTTATAAATGGAGCGACATTATTCAGTACATTGCAGAATTATATGGTACGAGCATCGAATCTGTCAGATTTGACAAATACGACTACTGCTCGAACTAATCTTAATGTTTATTCTAAAGACGAGACTTATAATCGTACTGGAATGGATACAAGGTATATGCAAAAGACTGCAAACCTTAGTGACCTTGCAAGTAAATCTACCTCCAGAACTAATTTAGATGTTTATGCTAAAGGAGAGACATATAGTAGAGACGAAACATGGAGTAGAACCGAAGCAAACTCTCGGTTTATGCCAGCTATTAATGCTGGTGGGTGGGTTGCTTGTACTAATCCCGACAATACCACTGGTGATTTTCAGGTTAGAGCCAAACAAGTTGGTAATTTAGTCACAATTCAAGGCGTTATTACTTGTGGACAATCTACTGGAAGCATTTGGTTTAGACTTCCAACATCCATATCACCACCTTCTAATTATATTGGCGGTGTCCATTATATTGGTATGGGTAGCACAAATTACCAGAGAGGTTTGAATTGGTATTGTAAATGGGGAGAGAGAGACTTTATGGTTAGAAACGCTTATGGTTCTGACGTTTGGACAGGTTTAAATATAACTTATATGGTATAATTATGGCAAATACAGCAATTATGATGGGAAGTTACGCCGGAGATATGGCGTACTTTGAAAAAGAAAAAGCAAGACGCGCAGCCTTTAATCAGGCACAAGCGCAAAAGAAACTGGAAGAAGTTAAAGAAGTAGTTCCTAAAGAGGTGGCTTCGGCTCCTATTGTAGAAGAAAATCCTATTAAAGATGTCGAAGTCGAAACCGCAGAAACTGAACGGAGTGAGGATAACCCACAGAGCAACGGAAAAGTCAAAAAAACGCGGAAGACCCAAAGGAACGTTCAAGAAGAGGAAGTTTGAGGAAACTAAATTGGGGTTTCATTTAAAGTATGAAGCCCCAATAGAATATAGTTTGATTATGAAGCTAACCAAAGAGGCTAAACTGGATGAACCAGCATTTAGCACTGTAAAAATAATATTCAACGCTTCATTAAACAAATTACTTCAGACAAATTTATTTATTACGGCATTACAAGATTACGAAGAAAAAGGGTGTACAATAGGTAATGCTTATAAGATGACCCCAACACACTGGAATGGGATACAAACTCGAAAGAGAAACAGGCTCTTCCAGTTTATTGAGGATAATAGTTATATGTTATATATTATGGACAAAATTAGGAAAGAGAGACAGAGCGAATAACTTTGTCTCTCTTTTTTGCCTAAAAAATTTGGATATATGAAAAACTTTTTGTATATTTGTACTCACATTTCGATTTAATACTAACAATTAAAAATTTTAATTATGCACATTCAAGACATGATTGTACAAATTGATTCTAAGGGAGGAATCAGATTACTAAGAACATTCCCTACTGGAACTGCATTTGAAGCAATTCAAGAAAGTTTAGATTTTTTCCGCGCTTTGTATAAAAACGAAGAGATTTCTCTCTTTAGCAAAAATTGTTGTTCGCCAGCACGTGTTGCCATTTCTCCGAAACAAACTTTGCCAGAAATGCAGATTTTACCAAAAACAACCAAAGCACCTAAATTAACTTTGGAAGGTTTGGATAATAAAGTTAGCATGATGTTGCTGATGTTTGAAAATTTAGATGAAAGAATGAACTTTGTTGCTGGTAAGTTAGAGGGTATCGACGAAGACCTTTGTGAATTATTTGAGATTGTTGGAGACCCAGCAGATGAAACACTGGCTATGTTAGATAATGGTTGTGCTGTTATTTATGCAGTTGGCGGTGATAAATATCAAATTTTGTCTATATTTGGTGCTGGCTGTCGTGTGCAAGCGGAAAGGTCTGCGCAACAGATAATGACAAACCGCCCAGAAATAGCAGACAATATTCATGTTGTTCCTTATGACATAATTAATGGTGCGCCTTCAATCATATCGCCTGAAACTGGCGATTGGAAAATGATTAATTTAGTTCCTAAACCAGCACACTTCATCAATTAATGACAAACGCTTTTCAAATATCGGATAAATTTATTTCCCAGTACAAAACAAAAACACCAGACTGGGGATTCAATGGATTAGGTGACTTGGTGTACCAAAGAACTTATTCCAGAGTAAAAGAAAACGACGAGAAAGAACAATGGTGGGAAACTTGCCGTCGTGTGGTTGAATGGGTTTATGGAACCCAACAAAAACATATAGAAAGTAATTGTCTTGGTTGGAAGCCGAAGAAAGCGCAGTTATCGGCACAGGAAATGTACGACCGGATGTTTAACTTCAAGTGGCTTCCTCCCGGACGTGGGTTATGGATAGCTGGAACATCAGCACTGGAAGAAAAACCTATTGGAGCCGCGCTTAATAATTGTGCATTTGTATCTACGGAGAACATGTACTTAGACCCAGCAAAACCATTCTGTTTTTTAATGGATATGTCTATGCTTGGTGTTGGTGTTGGATTCGATGTGAAGGGAGCCGGAACAGTAACTATACAAAATGTAGATAGCAAAACAGAACTGGAGTTTCAAATTCCAGATTCTCGTGAAGGTTGGGTTGAAGCATTAAGATTATTGCTTAACAGTTATTTTGTTGAAGCCTATAATAAGGTTAAATTTGATTACAGTCTTATTCGACCATACGGAACACCGATTAAAGGTTTTGGCGGTACTGCTTCAGGGCATGAGCCATTAAAGAAACTTTTTGATGACATTGCGAGCCAATTTAAAGGGCGTGCAGGTGAGACTTTAACTCAAACGGATATAGTAGACCTGCAAAATAAAATAGGCTGTTGCGTGGTTGCTGGTAATGTCAGACGCACTGCTGAAATAGTACTGGGAGATGCAAATTCATTGGAATATATGAAACTTAAAGATTATCGCTGGGATTCTGATAAACAAGAATATGTTGGTGATAATGCTCGTCGTTCTGCGTGGGGTTGGGCTTCTAATAATTCAGTGTTGGCAGAAATTGGTATGGATTATTCCAATGTAGCTAAACAGATTCAACAAAATGGTGAACCCGGTTTGGTGTGGTTAGAAACAGCAAAACAATATTCACGATTATGTGACCCAAAGGACTTAAAAGATTTAAAATCAATGGGTTGTAATCCGTGTGTAGAGCAAACGCTTGAATCATACGAACTTTGTTGCTTGGTAGAAACATTCCCGACCAGACATGAGAACGAGGCTGATTATATGCGTACATTAAAGTTCGCGTATTTATATGCAAAAACAGTAACACTCCAGAAAACACACTGGGCTGAAACTAATCGAGTATTGTTGAGAAACCGGAGAATTGGAACTTCGATGTCTGGTGTTGCTCAAATGATAGATAACTATGGCATTGCTGTTTTAAAGAGTTATTGTGAGAATGGTTTTAAAACAATCGAGAATTACGATAAGATATATTCTGATTGGTTGTGTGTGCCGAAGTCAAGAAAAACAACTTCGGTAAAGCCATCTGGAACTGTATCATTATTGGCTGGTTGTACTCCCGGAATACACTTCCCAGAGAATACAACATATATACGCCGGGTTCGGTTGTCTGCTGATTCAGACCTGATAAAACCATTAATGGATGCTGGATACCATATAGAGAAAGCAAAAGAAGACGAAACAGGAAAGACTTTACTTGTAGAGTTCCCAGTACATGTAACTGGTGTGCGTCGTCTTGCTGATGTATCAATGTGGGAACAGTTAAGCATTGCTGCCTTTATGCAGAAATATTGGGCTGACAATCAGGTTTCTGCTACAATCACATTTGACCCAGAAACAGAGGGGCATCAAATCGAACATGCCCTCGATATGTTCCAATACCAGTTAAAAGGCGTTTCGTTCTTGCCGCGTGTTCCGGGTGGTGTTTATCATCAAGCACCATACGAAGCTATATCACAGGGAGAATATGAAATCCGAACAGCTGGGTTAAAAGCTATCCAGTGGAATAAAGCTGGAGAAGAAGCTATTGGTGAGAAATTTTGCTCCAACGACAGTTGTGAGATTGGAGCTAAGTCTAACAAATAAAAATTGTATGAATAAAAAACAAAAAGGATTACGACCGTCATTAACACGCGACCAATACAAATTCATTTGTGAATTGCGTAAAACTAAGATGACGCTAACACCACGTCCAGACCTGCAAAAAGAATTGTATCGTGTTCGGATAACACCACAGGAATTGGTGTTGCTTAGTGCATTTAATGATTTAACTAAGGAGATTGATAAAACCCCAAAGCAAAAGTCAAAGCAACTACAAACACCAGCTATTCCAAAGGAAGCCAAACAACAACTTGTAGCCCTGCAAAAAGAAAATGCAGAACTTCAGACCAGACAAGCTGAAATGGAGACTATGTTTTCTATGGATAAAAATAAAGGGCAATTCCAGTTGTTTAAAATTGATACTCCTAAACGTGGTCAATCATCTCAAAGGTCTGCTGTCGCTATTTCGTTGTTATCTGATGTTCATTACGAAGAAGTCGTAACACTTGATAGTACAATGGGGCTTAATGAGTACAATCCGGCAATAGCAAAAACACGTGTGTTGAATTACTTTAAGAATCTGAATAAGATTGTAACGCATCAAAAAGGTAATTACAACATCAATCATTTAATTCTTGGTTTCCTCGGTGATTTTATTGGTAACTGGATACACCCCGAATTAATGCAGACTAATGCAATGTCGCCAATGGATGCTATTCAAGAATGTAAATCGGTTTTGGTTTCAGGACTGAAATATTTGAATGATAATTTGGAAGTAGATAAAATTACTGTTGTATGCGTTGTTGGGAATCATGGTCGTTCAACACCAAAAACTCAATTCGCAAATATGACATCAACTTCATTCGAGTATTTTATGTATCGTGACATCCAGAATATTTGCGAAATGTCTGGGTTTGATAAATTGAATTTTATCATTCCAGAAGCAGAGATGGCAAAGATTGAAGTACTGGGAAAAAGTATTTTGTTTACTCATGGTGCTGCGATTAAATATCAAGGTGGAATTGGTGGATTAGCTGTTCCATTAAACAGGTGGGCGGCACAGTTCAACAAGAACTTCAAAGTTGACTTATTTTGTCTCGGTCATTTTCATAGTTCTCATTTCTTTCCAAATGCTATTGTAAATGGCAGCACAAAAGGATACGATGCGTATGCGATTGGTAAGGGATTAGGCTATGAGAAACCTAAACAGGCATTGGTGTTACTGGATAGCAAATATGATTTCTGTCAGTATACACAGGTGCATTGTGAATAAATTATGATACACGGATGTACCACATTTTCTACTGCTGATTTAGGTCAGTCAAATACGCATTTGTATGGAAAATTTAAAGAAGGCAAAAATGTATTTGAATGTGAATTATATTATGAGAATGAAGAAGAAGGTGTTACTGAAATAAAAGTGAGAGATGGAATCACCAGAGACATTAAGACCAGTAAATTATATGATTTGCAACATTCTGAAAGAAAATTGTGGTAATCTAAAAAATAATCGTTAAATAATTTGGTAGTGTCAAATATTTTTTGTATGTTTGCACTACAAAATTTAAAAATAACACAAATGGCAATTTTATTAAAAGACATTGTTACCATTGAAGACGATGGTGGAAAAGTGGGGTTTCGACACATTCAGGCTCGGATGCTTGAATCTCTGGAGCCGGGCGATTATGCTGTGTATATCTGCAACAAAAAGAAAAACAAAACACTTTCACAGTTGAAGTATTTGTTTGGAGTTGTTCTCCGAGGAATTGCAGATTATGTAGGTGGCGACCGATATAGTGTAAATGACTTATATCGGTTCTTTGAAAAGCAATTTGCGCCAACTAAGGCGATTGAGTTAAATGGTGTCGAACACATCACACAGGATTTAAAACACTGTACATCTAAAGAGATGGGTGATGTTATCGAAGACATCATGGATTGGTCTTCAAGAGAGTTGGGGGTTAGCTTCCCAGACAGAAAAGAGTTATCCGAACCACAAAATCAAGAGGAGTATGTAAAAGCCTATAATGACGAATGGGGTGATTACAATTTAAAAGTTTAGTAAAAAATATATGTCTAATTTAAAAAATTAAAAACAACATGGCAGAAGAATTTAAAGAACAGGAAGAATTGCAGGATGATTTATTAGCCGGATTTTTTAAGAACGAAGAAACGTATGAGGAAACCACAGCGCGAGAAGCGGAAGAGAACTCGTTTAGTTCGCAAATACCACGCTTCCAGATGCCAAAGAATGGCGAAGTAGATGTACGCATATTACCATTAAAGCCGGGTTCAAAACAGTCTGGATGGGCGTATCAATTACGTCGTCTGTTTATGAAAATAAACGTGCTTGATGCGAATGGAAACCCAAAACTAAAACAGGATGGCGGTCAAGCAGTAATGCAGATACCAGTTATTCGCGTAGGTCAGGCGTTCCCCGGATTGAAAGACCCTATTGACACTTTCAGGAGCCTATTGAAAGGTGAAGCGGAAGCACAGGGTAATACCGGATTGGTTGAGCTGATGAAAAAGAACTCGTTTGAAGGCGGTATCGGTCTTAATTTTGATTCTCGTTCGGTAGCGTTGCTATATGAATTAGAGAACAAGAAAGAGGGCATTAAAATAGCCGAGTTCTCATTCTCTCAATTCAAGAGCATACTTGAAGCGCGTGACACAGCATGGAGAAAACTTCAGAAATACGATAAGACTTGTAAAAGCCCTCTGTCATCTGCTGAAAATGCGAGAACAACAACTATCACTGGAAAAACCGAAAACAAAAAGGTTTCGTATTCTTTCACAGTGTCTTCGGATGACCGCGAATTGCAAAAACTTGCTTTGGATGACGCAAAAGCATTGGTTGCGCTTCCTGATTTGAACGATATACTGTATGTATACAATCGTTATCATTACACAGCAACATTGGCGTTCTTGAAACAACTTGATGCAAAATTCGGTTATGCTATTTTGGAGCGCGAAGAAATGCAGGAAGTGTTGAACGCAGTGGAAGAAAAACTTCCAGCATCTGATACTACGGTATTTGAAATGAAAATAAAGGATGCAGCGGCTGGTGACGCTAACGAAGAGCCGGAAGACGAAAACTACAACATCGACACATTGGAAGCGGCGTATATAGCATTTGCGGATTCAGGTGCTTCGGACAAATCGCAGGACGGTTTGAAAATACGTGCGATAATGAAACAATTCATCGTTGATAACGAACTGGAGGTTACATACACGCGCACTACAACAAACGAACAGATGTTTGATGCCTTGATTGCGGCGTTCGATGGTGATGCAGAGCCAGTAGACGAAACGGAAGCTGAACCGGAGCCGGAAAATGAGCCGGAACCAGAAGTAAACGAACCGGAACCCGAAACTGAACCCGAAGAAGAAACACCTCCTCCAACAAGGAGGACAGCGACATCAGGTCGTCCGGGAGTTCGTCGTAAATAACTCATTTTTTTTATATAGATGCCGGGGAGAGTAATATCGCTCTCCCTATTTTTATCAAACAACATGAAACAACAGGCAAAATATTTATTAATGAACGACCCTCATGTTCGTAAAGGTGAGACAACGCACTTTAAAACGAACTGGGAAGAAGCAATATGGTTATGTGAACAACATGGCATCAAGACCATAATATTGGGTGGTGACATGTTTTATTCATCATCATCCCAGTCCTTAGATGTTTTGATGTCAGTTAGAGAAGTAATACGAATGTGCCAAATGGCTGATATAAAAATTATTGCTGCTTGGGGAAACCATGATATTGCTTCTAAAAAATCAGAAGTGAGTTATTTACATTTGTATAGTGAACATGCTAATTTTAATGTTGACAAGTATCATCATATTGAAGAAGACACTTTTGATATATGGGTTATGAGTTACACATTAGAGCAGGACGGGTTCCGGGAAGAGTACCAACAAATTACAAAGCAGTTGGATAGTGATAAGAAAAATTTCCTATACATCCATGAGGGTGTAAATGGAGGTTTGGCTCATTACAATGACACAAACAAAGAACTTCCAGCTGATATGTTCAAAGAATTTGATGAAGTATGGGCTGGACATTACCATGACCGTTGTCAGGTTCCTAATTCAAATGTAATGTACATTGGTGCATCCAGACAGATGAACTTTGGAGAGGATGAAGAAAAAGGGTATACCATTGTATTTGATGACGGCTCTACTGAATTTGTAAAGAATGAATCTAATCTCCGGTTTATCACTTTAGAAGTGGACATCAAACAACTGGATGACGATTTGCTCGGTCAAATTTCAGACTTGAAAAACAATGCTTATTTGGTGCGCTTGGTAATTAACTGTAAAAAGAATCAAGTAAACACTATAAATAAGGCTCAATTCGTTGAAGCAGGAGCCTCGAAGGTGGTTGTTAAGGCTGAAAACGAAGTGGTCTTAAAAGCAGAGCAAACGGCATTTCACAGGTACGATGCTGCTGGCATCCGAAACACTTATAGTGAATTTTGTGAACAGGAATCATTGGACTGTGATTTAGGACTGAAATATTTAAAAGCAATTTAACTATGTGGCAATTAAAAGTAGCACGAGCGACAAATCTTTTTTCATTTAAGAAAATTGATTACACGATTAAAAATGGGGTGACGACTTCAGTGACCGGAGTAAATTTAGACAATTCAAATCAGGGTTCAAATGGTTCTGGTAAATCATCACTGTTAGAGTTATTTGCTTTAGGTATTACTGGTATGCCTTTACGTAAGGCTAAAGTAGAAGAGGTTATCAATGATGCTGCGGAAGTAGCGGATTTACAACTTATCTTTTATAATCCCGGACTAAAGGAGGAAATGATAATACGACGTAGGATAAGTCGTAAAGAAGCACAATCATGTTCAATAAGAACTATTATTGATAATGTGGATAAAACCGAAGAGGTGTCTAACATTTCAGGACTGGAACAAAATAATTTGCATATTCTTAATAAACTGGGAATATCTAAAGACGAATTGTTTAATAACTTCCTGTTATCTAAATACCGATATAAAGGTTTTCTTGCTGCTTCGGATAATGAGAAAAAAGAAATTATCAATACTTTCAGTAATGGTGTTCTGGTGGATAAAGCCATAACTAAATTACGCGAAGACATGGAGCCGATACGAAAGAAGCAAACCGAAGCACAAGCAGCTACGGATAAAGCCTTTGGTCGTGTTGAAGCAACAGAGGAGCAGATAAACGCATTTGAAGAGACCCAGAAAGAGCAAAAGCTAAAGCGCGAAGAGTTGATTAATGAAAAGAATCAACAAATAGCAGCGCATAACCAAAACATTCGATTACTTACAGGTTCTATTACGGAATACGAAAGTGATATGAAAGCTATTACTGGATTGATTAATGACTTATCATCACTGGAGAAAAATTCTTTCACAGTTACTCCTTACCAGTCAATCGCAGCATTAGATATTTTCTGGGAAAATGATATAGCCAATACATTACCATTAGGCGAAGACAATGAAGGCTGTGTTTATGGCAAAGCCTATCAGGATTTGTTGATGGAAAATGAACAAACCCAAAATGATTTGGTGGCTATCAGAGCTGATTTGCTTGATATAAAGAACGGTTTAAATTTACTTGTTGAAGCACACGAAAAGGAACAAAAGAACTATGATGCTGACTTTAAGGCTTTTAATGTAAAAGTAGAGACAAAAAAGAAAAACATTGATGATTTACGGGAACAATATGCCGAAAAACAAGCATCAATTAAAACTATACGTCAGTCAATAGTTTCATTGGAAAATCTTCAGGCTAAATACGAAAATATATTAGCCGGAACTATTGTGTGTCCTAAATGCCAACACTCTTTTGTTTTAACAGAAGGTGTTGATATAGCTGATATAAAAAAGAGGTTTGAAGCTGGTGCAGTAACACTTACAAAGCACGGAGAAAGCCTTACACATCAAACAGGATTGTTGAATAACTTACAATCAAAAGGTGAAGTCGCGAATACCGAACTTCAAAAATTTAGAACTGAAAATCTACCGACAAAAACAGAGATTGATGCAATATCAACAAAACATCAAGCCCTATTGACAAAGGAGATTTCAGTAAATACTAAATTAGCGAAATTGGAATTGCGACAAACCGAGTTCGACAAAGAGGTTACAGCCCTGATAAAAGAATCTTATGAAGAAACCGAACAGTGGTTAAAGAAAGAACTGGATAATGTTGAAGCGTTGATAAAATCCAGTAATGATGAAATCAGTTTATTGAAGCAGAAAAAACAAATATGTAGTTCTGCCATCAGTCAATTAGAGGAAGGAGCCGATGATTCTTTAAAGACACTTAAAGCAAGTTTGGAGCAATACAAACAGGATTATCTTAATGGTATTGCAGCACAAGACAAAGTTAAAAAACGTCTTGATGCTCTTATCGAACAGGAAGCTAATTTTATAAAGTTTAAAACCCATTTAGCAAATACCAAAATTGACGCTCTATCCGAGATAACAAACTCATTTTTAGAGTGCATTGGTAGTGATTTAAGAATCGAATTTTTGGGATTCAAAACTTTGAAAACTGGCAAGGTTCGAGATAAGATTTCAGTAAACCTGTTACGCGATGGCGTTGATGTTGGTAGTTTAGGTAAATTATCTCTGGGAGAACAGGCACGTATTCATCTTGCTTGTATTCTGGCGATGTTTAAACTAACTAACATTAACTGTGAGGATTGTCGTGGCTTAGATTTACTGGTGTTGGATGAAGTACTGGAAGGAGTAGATGAACCGGGGCTTATGGGCGTTATATATGCTCTTAATGAACTTGGAATTACATCACTTATAGTTTCCCAGTTAAAAGCAGCAGAGAATTACGAAAACGTATTAACAGTACAAAAAGAAAACGGAGAAAGCACATTACAATGAGACGAGGAAATCCAGTTGCTCCCCCACCTAAAGCTGGGGAAGTAGATTGCAGACAATTTACAAAATCTGAAATATTAGCATTGGATATAGCCACAAAAACTGGTTATCATTCAACCCATGAAAGTGGCGAATGGGATTTTAAAGAAACGATTAAAAATAATAACAACAAGCAGCACAAACATTTCCGTGATACGCTTATGGCATTTATCAAGAAATACGACATTAAGTTCATAGTCGCTGAAGAGTTGATTGCGTTTAATAATCGTTTTGGAGGTACAAAAAAACTTGGTGAGTTCCGGGGAATACTATTAGAGGTCTGTGATGAACTTGACCTTCCAGAACCAGAGTTTTTCTCTCCAGCTACTTTAAAGATTACCGCTGCTGGTATTGGCAATGCTGACAAGAAACAAGTCATGGATGGTATTTTAATGAAATACGGCATTGACGTTAAAGGTCAGGATAACAGAGCCGATGCAATCGCATGTTATTATAGTTTTATCAAAAAGTATCACATTATAAAATAAAAATTATGTTCGACAAAGCAAAACAGTATATTAAGGAGAAAATCAACGGAACTCCAGAAGAGCAAGAACAAGAGTTGAAAGCAACAACTTCTCGTAAAGACCGACGGACTGCCGACAGAGCGCAGAAAGACCTAATCGGACAACTTGGATGCTTTTATGAGTTCCTAAGTAAATCTCCACAGCCATCAGATGAAGATGTGCGCAGAAAATTCAAGTATTTGAATGACAGGTGGATACAATACTGTCGTCGCAATAAGTTCACAAAAGAAGCAGAACTGGCATTTGCAACACAGGTACACGCGGTATGGGAAAAAGGCAAAAAGAAAGAGCAAAATTAAAAACTGCTGCTAAACGCAATGAGTTGTTTGACCGATATATTACTCCTAACTTAGACCTGATATATAAATTGTGTATAGACTACACAGCTTATCCAGAAAACTTAGAGGATAATTATGTCGATGTGATGATGAACTTTTATAACTATATCGAAACTTATGACCCTGAAAAGTCATTACCGACTTGGATACATATTGTCACTAAACGATTCATAAATAATCTGAATAAACGTATGCCACCAGCAACAGATGATTTGGCTGATATTGATGTTGAAACATTTGATTGGGCTGGCGCGGATTGGGATTTTGGTAGTGGTGTCGATTTAACCCTTGATAATTATAAGGAATACATCCCTGATGATTTATTGGAGGCAATAGAATCACTATCCCCGGAATATCGAATAAGTTTCCTTTTACAGACATTTGGTTACAAACTAAAAGAAGTAATGGATATGACTTATGAGATGGGGCTACTCCCAGTTAAGAATTTAGACACTGTAAAAAGCCGGGTGTTTCTGGCGCGACAAAAATTACAAAGTTTCTTAGAAAGAGATGGAAGAAAAAGAGCTTAAAGAACGGACAATGAAAGTATTTGTGGACATCTTTATAAAGGGTGTTCACAAACCTTTCCCGTTTGGACAAGGCTCAACAGAACAGGCTATTGCAAAATTTCTGGATGCTTTTCAAAAGACAGAACGAAGTGACTTAATTCCTTTTGGAAGAGTTGTTGACTATTTGATTTACCAGTGCCACAAGTGGAGAGAGTTCAACAAATGGCGCAACATTAGTTTGTCGTGGTTCTTTGGCGATACAGCAATTCAGAAATTTTACGAAGCCAAAGCTGGATGCGCCTATTATGAGAATTTGTGGTTACAATCATTAAATGAAGACCGGGATAATTTAAAGAACGCTTTTCAATCAAAGCAAAATCATCCTATGAGAGCATATATTGAAATGCCTTCGGAGGATAGTACAAAAGCCCGGTTTTTAAATGAGGAACATGGATATACATTATGTGTTCAATCTACATTATTGTATGCTCCCAGTTCATCTGTATGTAAACAATGTAACTTTAGTAAGAAATGTATCGAATTATTAAAAACAACATATCCTGAACTTCACAGGTTTAGATTACTTTAAGCATGAGTAAAGAATTAAAGAAAATAGAAGCGTTAAGTGAGGAATTTTTATATGAATTGTATGCAGAGGCTATCAGGAATGTAGTTGTCTGTGGTGTTTTAGCACAACACATGCAATTAGATTTTCTTCCAGACAAAGACTTTCAACAACTTAATAAGGCTTTAACAACACATTTTAAAGCATTTAAGGAGCCACCAACAACTGGTATGCTCATAGAGAAGCTAAAGAATGATGCCGGAGCATTAGAGTTATTTACAGAAATTCAGGAACATTCTTGTAAAGCATCAACGGAGGCGATTTTAGCCACTTTAGAAGATTACATTAAGACGGTTAAGCTACAAAAGACTTATGTCGAAATTGGCAAGCTATACAACCGAGACCAGCGTGATGAAGCAATGGTATTAATGCAAAAATATGCTGAATGGTTATCTGGGTTTACTTTAGCTTCCAATCAGTTTGTTGATATAATTGGGGATTTTGAATTGAATTACCAAAAGAACCAACAAAAGCAGGACGTTCAGAAAGAGCAACGAAAGAAGCGTATCAATCGTTTTTATATTGATAAACTGGATGCTATGAATAATGGTCGTGATTTACGCACCCAGCTGACATGCTTTCTTGCTGCTGCTGGTGTTGGTAAAAGTCACATCATCAAGCACATTGGTAAACATGCGGCTATCGAAGACGGTTTAGATGTACTCCACATCCAGCTTGAAGGTTCTGAACAAGAGGCTGTTGACGCGTATTCTGGTGGTTTGATTGAACAAAATTCATATACATTTGAAAGAGCGAAACTTACGAATGTAGAACTAAAAGAAAGTTTAGAAAAACTAAAGAAGTTTGCCGGAACAATTCGAGTGCGTGCATTTACCAGATTCAACAATACTGTATCAACAGTTGATATTAAGAACGCCATTGCCGAGTATCGTAAAACATTTGGTTATAACCCAGATGTTGTTTTGATAGATTCCTTAGACTTGCTTACGGATGCGTCTGGAAAACGCTGGGATGCAGAACACACCAGACACAAATATGTCGCTGCTGCACGTGACCTAAAGGATTTAGCCGCTGATGAAGACGTTTGGATTGCTGTTACTTATCAGGCTACGGTAGAAAAGCCGGACTGGTTAAATGACCCTAAAAACGTTCTTACTGAATATTCAGCATCTGAATGTAAGGGATTATCCAGACCAATGACACACTTTATCAGTCTTAACCAAACAGCTGATGAACGTCAAGGTAATATGATGCGTATTCATGTTGCAAAATCCCGTTTCTTTGGTAAAGAGAATCCGACATTCAGGATTGCAACAAAGTTCAGCCATGAAATATTCTATGATAGAATCAGGTCTCTAAATTTACAATAAATGTTAAAAAGCGGTTTCTTAATGAAAATAATTAAGGAATCGCTTTTTTTATTGGAAAATTTTTTGTATGTTTGTACTCAAATTAAAATAAATAGATATGATAACAACTACTTATTTAGAATCTGACTTTACAGCAGAACTATGGATAGAATTAAAAGAAGAGTTGACAAAGATGGTTGCGGCTGGCACTGGCTGTATGTTTATGGCATACAATGACAGAATCAGGGCTACTATTCCGCATGAGGCAAATGATTGGATACAAACTTTAAAAATCCAACAGTAATGAAAGTAGAAACTATTCAAACAACTTATAAGCAGCGAGATTTTACATCATCAAATTGGGGAATATTAATAGAGTATTTAAGAGAGGTTTCTGGTATGGGTCGAGGGTATTGGTATTATATTCATTCAGGATATATAAGGGCTTATCTGCCAGTTACTGCTCATAATGTTGTCATTGATAAAATAATAAAGTAATGGAACTAACCAGAGAAGAGCGTAATATCATTATTGATGAATTAAAGGACGGATTGCACGGAAGGTTGGATGGTAGCCGGAAGAATATTATCGCTACTTGTCCATTCTGTGGAAAGAAAGAGAAGTTCGGAATTTATATTGGTATCCCAACAGAACGCAAAAAGCCATTCATGTGTAATTGCTTCTCCTGCCAGCGAAGAGCGGATGGATTAGTGGAAACACTAAAGATGCTTGAAAGAATGGACTTAATGCCTGTTGAAGTTGTTGATATTGAAGTAAAGTTAGATTTGGGAGCTATGTTCCCATTGGAAGAGGAGGAAGACGAATTAGACGATACACTGGTGGAAGTTAGTATGCCGGGTGGATACAAACAAACGTTCTTTCATAATTATCTTAACGAACGTGGCTTTGAGTGTGATGATTACGATTACTTCCCAGTTGGAGCAACGGAAGACTGGAAAATGAAGGATTATGTGATATTCCCGGTCATTGATGGTGGCAAAAAAGTGGGATTTGTTGCGCGTCATGTCTGGGATAAAAAAAAGATAGATGCACACAACACAATCGCCAAAAGACAGGGTAAATACCCAATACAGCGTTTCAGAAACTCGGAGGAAAGCAATGAGTTTGTAAAGCTACTGTATAACTATGACAGTGTTATTGAAGACGAAACAGAATCTGTAATATTACTGGAGGGGATATTCGATGTAATAGGCATCACCAGAGAATTAAACCTGTATGATAATCATCGTATTGTTCCTGTTGCTACTTTTGGAAAGAAAATATCTGATATTCAAATATATAAACTTCAAAAGAAGGGCGTAAGAAACGTAATACTGGGTTATGACCCTGACGCTGTGGAAGTTATTAAAAAACTCTCCAGCCAATTAAATGAATACTTTGATGTGTTTATCGCTTCATCACTGGATTCTAAAAAAGACTATGGCGATATGTTTCGAGATGATTTCTGGGAGACATTTGCTTATAATATAAAGACACCGAGAGAATTTACATTAACTAAAATACAAGATTGATGGAGAAATTAACAAAAGACGAATTTCATCGTTTACGTTTAGGTCTGGAAGAAGACTTACGGATTTTAAAAAAACGATACACAAAAGACTGTGCGAAGTATCCAGTCGGAACTAAATTGAAATTAACAGATACACATAGAGATGGAAGTCAACATGTCACTATGGCTATTGTGACTGAACATCAAGTTTATGGAAGTGAAATCCGTGAGGTATTATTCAAAATGAATAAGGATGGCTCAAAACATGCAAAAGCCAGAGCAAATATATGGACTGACACTAAAGTAGAAATAATATGAAAACATTTATTATAAAACTAAAAAGCTGGTGTGCTAAGAAACGCAACCACATTTATTCAGCATGGTTATGCCTTCGTGGAAAGCATATAATGAATGTGTATCGCACAAACATTATTGAAAAGTATCGTGACTTAGAGTTGTTAAAGGCTGAATGTATGTTTGACCCTATGCCTATTCGACACCGTTATGGAGACAGTGAGAAAAATTTACAGGAACAACGACGGCGATGTGCGTATCACCTTAGAAAGGAAATGTTAAATGGTATATCTGATTTTCTAAATATAGAAATAGAGAAAAATCAGAACGGAACTGAATGGTGGCGTATCGGGTTATATGTTGCTCCATTTGAAGCACCGAAATATGAACAACCAGATTTTAATAAAATCAAACCATATATACCATGAATGAATTAAAAGAATGGCTTACGAATAATCACATCCAGTTCGACATTATTGAAGACGATGAAGACATCTTAAATCTTCCGGGGTTTGGGTATCTTTATTTTTATGACATGGAAAATCAACCTTCATTGTTTCGTAAAGGAAACGAAAAAGAGCAAATATTGTTTTCTTTAAGAAACGAAGACGAGATTATTGCTGATGAAATTTATTACTGTGCATTTAAGTTTGGTAATAATTTTTATTATACCGATTTACGGGAAGAGTTCAAGTTGAATATTTTGAAGTATGTCGGTACATGCACAATAGACCGTATGGGAGGCATGGAAGACAACTTTGTAAATTTGGGTATACATACACCATTTGAGTTATTGAACTCCAGCTTCCTCCCCGGAGAATGGGTAAAGAAAGCGAAGTTCTTTGGACATAAAGCGATTGGTATTTGTGATTACAATACAATGGCTGGCACATTCGACTTACAAAAAGCCTGTAAAGACATACGTTCAATATTTGGCTATTCTCTTACGGTTTCAGAGCTGGAATTTAAGTTTGATGTAAAGATATATGTGACCGAACAACAAGGCTTACAGAACCTCCTACGCATCCAGAAATATATAAACGTGGATAGTGCTGACAAAACAATTTCCATACAGGAATTATGTAAGTGGTCTAAAGGAAACATAATCGTGTTTGACAAATGCTCTTTTCCTGTATTACTGGAAAATGCAAAAAAGGTAAATGTCCTGATAAACAAATTTGATGTAGCATTATATCAAATAGACGCTAATGAATACAAAGCCGATACAAAGGATGTCGAAGTATTAACAATTTTAAAACAATATATAGATGAAATGTACCTTGATGAAAGCTGTGGTCTACAATTTCTGCCTCCAGTGCTTATTAGCGATTGCTACTACTTGGATAAGGATGACAGCAAAAATAAAGTACTTGTCAATAAGATACGCTCCGGCACTACCCATGATTTAAGTGTAGAGCAATATTACAAACCGCTAATCGAACATTACAATGGCATGAAGCCGTTATTTGAACGATTAATAGATGAAGAAGAGTTTGACTTTGATGGGTTCTTTGAATATGCAGTAAACAATGTTGGCTCTATTGCTGATATTGCCGTAGCTAAATTTGAAACTGGAAGAACATTCATGCCACAATATGACATGCTTCCAGAAGAAATAGAAAAGTATGGAGACCGACTTACAATGTTTGAAGAACTTGTATATGAAGGCTTGGAGAATCGTAGAATCCCAGCCGAACGTCGGGAAGAATATGAAAAGCGTTTAGAGGAAGAACTCTATGTAATTAAATCAACCAATAATGTGGATTATTTCCTCGTTCAATGGGATTTGATTAACTGGGCGCGTAAAAATGATATTCTTGTAGGATACGGACGTGGTTCATCAGCCGGGTCATTGGTGTCTTATTGCTTAAATATCGTAAATGTAGACCCGATAAGGTACAATTTGCTGTTTGAACGCTTTATTATACCCGAAAGGGCTGGTTTGGTAGAAACGGATGTCACATTTTTTGACGGTTTTTGTGACATAAACGCTGGAGAATCGTATGTTATTCTGGATGTTGACGGAAAAGAAATCAAAGTGTTTGATGGAAGTAAAATCTTTGTAAAACGCGATGGTGAGATTGGACGTTACTACCCAGATGAACTTAAAAAAGGAGATGAAATAATACTTGATAATTATGACACACTTTGGAGCCTTGACGAAATTTTTCAAAAAAAGAAATAATCTAAAAGAAGAATACATTATTGCTTCGGCTATTCATGTAGATGATGGTGTTGAATATTCACACCAGAGGTCATACAAAATAGAGACCGGATATGTATTATGTGGTTATCGACACCACCATATTATCAATACAACCAGAACTAAGGGTTTTGCTGATTTAGGTCAACCATGTCGTGCAACAGACCTGCTAAATAGAAAATCACAAGTTCAAGGGTTTATTACTTCTAAGGGAAGGTTTGTCAATAGAGAAGAAGCCTATATAATAGCAAATAGGGCTGAACAATTTATTGCTACACCAATATCACATAAAACATTATATTCAGAAGATATATTTTAGATTATGAAAAAAGAAAAGAAAAAAGGACAGAAACCTGATTTGCAAAAACTTTTAAAGTCTCTTGATAGTACTGATTATTTTTGCGATTCTCCCAGAATTGATATGAGACATGGTGTAATTCACTGGTATCTTAGACCTCCAGTGCAGTGTACACAATATTTTATGGAAGCAATGTTGGAAATATTACATGGCTTAAAGTTCTTTATATCTCCATCAAGGGAAGACCGTTTAATTTTGACAATACATTATGACTTTACAGATTAAATCAGTACGACGAGTAAAAGCAGTAAAGCCGGAAGAAGCACTGGTATTTAAAACTGGTACAGGTTATATACAAGGTGCTGGTGCTGCTCTTCCTGATATTGACACTGACTATCAGGGAGACCGTAGACAAGACGTTAAAGCGTATCTGGAAAGACGATACAACATTAACGGACAGACACGTGTGTATTCTGCCGGAACATTTACGACATTAAAGATTAAAGCAGCTATCAAAGATATTGCTAAGATACACCGGGTTCCGTTTGCAATAACGAACTACATCACAGCAATTATTGATGATGCTGAAATGAGTTTTACAGACTTCTTTAAACTGGCTTATAAGAATAAGAAAATAAAGAAGTTTGTTGATGACTACCCAGAAGTAATTGAAGACATCAGAACAATACTAAAACAACCAAAAGCGTCATCTATTCATGCTTCGGCTGTTATTGTGACACCAGCCACTAAAGATGGTAAGGCTGTGGATTGCTTCGATTATACACCCATAAGACAGGTGGACGGGCTGTTAGTGAGTGAGTTTGATGGTTATGACCTTGACGAGATGGGTTATCTAAAAACTGACGTTTTGAACACTGTGGAATTGACAAAACAACACCGGATGTTTGACTTGATAAAAGAGCATTACGATGAACATGTGTCATTAACAAAGATTGAACGTGAGTTTCTGGAAGACCGTAAAACCTTTGAGTTATTATCACAAGGTCACACAATTAACATCTTTCAGTTCTCTTCGGATGGTATGACGAAACTAATGAAGGATTTGCAACCAGATAACATTGAAGACTTGGTTGCATTGAACGCATTATATCGTCCGGCTACAATAGCATTAGGTTCACCAGATGCTTATATTCGAGCGAAACATGGCGAAATAGACCCTATATATCCGTGGGGAACACAGGAAATATTAGGTAACACCTTCGCCCAGTTGACTTATCAAGAGCAGATGTCGGCTATATCACAGGTAATTGGTAATTTCTCCAAATCTGAATCGGTTACTTTGATTAAACACATATCAAAGAAAAAAGTCGATAAGATTATGGCTATGAAAGAGAAGTTTATGGCTGGTGCAGAAGCTAATGGATGCCCGGAAGACGATGCGAAGTTGATGTGGCACATGTTTGAAGTTGCTGGAACATACTCTTTTAACCGTAGTCATGCCGTGTGTTATGCTTTGACAGCGTATGCCGGAGCATGGGTTAAAGCTAACTATCCAGCTGTATTTTACACAGTAGCACTGCAATTTGAAAAAGACGAAGACGATGTAAAAGCAATCATGCTTGAAATGGAACGCGCATCTGATTGTAAAATTGTTCCTCCAGACATTAACAAGTCCGAAGAAGACTTTTTAACGAACTATGAAACCAGTGAAATATTCTGGTCTCTGTTAAAGATTAAATTCATAGGAGTTGAAGCGGTACGAATGATACTGGAAGAACGTGAAGCCGGAGCCTTTGAAAACTTACATGATTTCGTCACACGCATGGAAATAGCAATAGAACGCCGAAGAGACGCTGCAAAATTATCTGGAGAGAGATTTACCAATCCAGTAAATACTCGCGTAATACGTCATCTAATCTATGCTGGTTGCTTTGATAAGGTTGAGAACGTATCGTCACCCGGAGCGCGTCGGTTTCTTATTGAAGGATTGGAGTGGAAAATTCCAGACCTGCGAAATGAAAAAGATATTTCTACGGATAACTGGACGAAAGAACATTTATGGAGTAAACTTCAAATTGATGTTAGCTCATTAGGAGTTATTGACTACAACCAGATATACGAACGTTCAGGACTGGGAAATCTTTTTAAGAATGTTAGTACCATGAGTATAGCGGCAACACAATATACATCATCGGAAAACGCTAAGATTATCATGTGTGCTACAATAGCCGAAGCACAAGAGATAGGATACAATGACAAGTCTACTGGAGAACGAAAAGTATTTGGTAAAATTCTCCTCCAGCAAAATAATGATATTGTCGAACTATGTTGCTGGGATAATTCGTGGGGGAACTTAAAAGATACCATACTGGAAAATGTAGGTAAAGTTGTAGTTTTACCATGTTATGTTAAATACAACCCCAGAAATGGAATGAATCAAATCACCTGCTCCGGGAAAGCCGTGGCATATATAATTAACTAATGAAAAAAGTCTCCAGCAAAGAAGCATCAAATATTTCAGCACTGAAAAAAGTTTATGCAATCATAGACAGAGACAGAGCGCATATATGTACTGGATGTGGTAGCTCTCAACATTTGAGCCACTCACATCTAATCTCTCGGAAATATAAGGAGTTTATGGCTGACCCCGATAACATCCAGTTCCATTGTCAATCAATCGGAGAAAAGAAAGGATGTCACGATAAATGGGAATCATCTGGAGTACGGTTAGAACTGCGAGATTATATTCAAAATATGGAATATATCAAGCGTGTAAAACATGAACAGTTTAGATTAATGATTATGCACGATTATGCTTATTGGATGGTTCCGGGAATAGATATTAACTATTTTGAGAAACACCGTCGAAACATTGAGTATATGATAAAACAACAACAATTATTATGACACAATATCAAGTATTCATTTATTTGCATGGTAAAATATTAGGTACACATTTTTTGACACGTCTTCCTTTAAAAGGAGAATGTATTAGATATGCTAATAAAACTCATAAGGTTCATCAAATAACAACAATAATAGATGGTGCAGAAGAAAAATATGAAATAACATTAATACATTCAAGTTTATAATGAGAGTAACATATTTTAATCAAGATGGAACATGGTGCTTAGGAAGACTAAGTCAATCACGTATCCCTAATTTAGAAGAAAAGATAAAAATTACTGATTCTTATGATGATTCTAATTTTACTGGGTTTGTAGATAGAATCGAAACTCATATAATTCTACAACCAAAACCAACAGAAGAGTATATAATTTATTTAAAAGCAAAGAAATGAGAAAAATTGAAATAACATTTTACAAATTTATTAGTGATGGTGATAGTGAAGAAATTGTGACATTATATCTCGCACATGTTCCGGCTATTGGGGAACATGTAAATATTATCACACAAGAGGGCGATGTGTTTTGGGGCGATGTAAAAGAAGTCCATTCTGCTATAATAGAAAGAAGACAAGACACAGAAGAAAGATATTCAATAATTTTAATACTTACAAAATGAAAAATGTAATTATCGCAATCGTCGGCATGTCCGGCTCTGGAAAAGACACAATGGCAGACCATTTAAGAAACTTATTCGGTATCCCAGCTGTGTGTAGTAAAACAACGCGTGCTATTCGTCAGGGAGAATGTAACGGTCGTGAACACTGGTATATCTCCAAAGAAGAAATGGCGATTGAAAAGAAATCAGGTATGATAGCGCATACAGTTTATGGAGGTTTTGATTACTGTGTGACTAAATCACAAATAGACCAACCAGTTCAGGTATTTGTTGTAAACGAAGAAGGTATCGAATACATCCAGAAAGAATGTCCTGATGATTTTGTTCTTGTTCCGGTTTATGTAACAACCACAATCGAAACACGCAAAGAACGCGGTGTGACTGATGAACGTATTGAGCGCGATGCTACCAGAAAATTACTGCCAGACAGTACGTATGTAGCTGTTATTGACAATAACTGTGACCCATACGAATCTGTCGAGAGGTTGAAAGCGTTTTATTACGAACACATCGAAGCACTGGTAAAAGAAAGAGAGGTCATAGATGGACAACCCAACGCTGTATAAGTTTAACCTTGAAATATATCCAATAAAAATTTGGATAGCTTACAAGACAGATAAAGCGTTTATTACAGGATGTTTCTTTGAGGATGATAATTTTGCCGAACTGGAGGGGGAGCATGATGCCATTACATTCTTTAATGTAAAATCCCAACCAGACCAAAAACGCTATGGTATTATGGTTTATTTCAATGAAACCAATATTAACACCATAGCACATGAAGTATCACATGTGGTAGACGGTATATGTCACTGTTGCCGATTAGAACATGATTCTAAAGAGCCAAATGAACATATCGCATATTTGCAAGGCTATCTCATGGAGAAGTTTGTTACCCAGATTAATCGTTTTAAAACAACAGAACAATGGCAGCACCAGAAATAAAAGAAACAATTTATACCGGTCTTGTATTAGACTTTGAAACTGGAGGGTTAAACACAAAAGATAATTGTGCCACCCAGTTATGTGCTAAAATGATACGGTTTGACACATTTGAAGTTATTGGGATTTTTAACGAATACTTTTATCCTTTTCATAAAGCAAAAGTGAAGACCGTTAAAAAAGCCATTAAAAAGAAAACAGAAATAGTTGAAGACGAAGAAGAATCGAATGAGTTGTTTGAGTATACCGAAGGTGCTTTGACAAAAACCGGTATTACAATGGAAATGCTTTATTCTAAAGGAATTGACATTAAAACACTTGGTAAAGAGTTCGTTCAGTTCTTAGAGGAAACCAAAATTTGTAACGCTAAGGATTGTAAGCCATTTTTGATAGGGCAGAACATTACCTTTGATGTACAGTTTTTCCTCCAGTTTATGGAGTATGCTGGTATCGAAAAAGAAGTCAGGAAATTTCTTGCTGGTGACGAAATGTTCTATAATGGAACAACAATGTGGGTTCCGAAATACCACGACACATTGCCATATAACAGAGCGGTATTCTGCACCAACCCAAATGTCCGTGGATATACTTTAGGTAATTTATGTGAGGCTTATGGCGTTGAAAACGACGATGCTCATAATGCTTTGTATGACGTAAATGTTACCAAAGATATATTTGAGATTGGTGTTAAACGCGCTCGGAATGATGGCGGTGAAATTGAGGTTGAGAAACAAATCAAAACTCGTACACACTTTAAAATTTAGTCATGGAAGAAAAAATTTCATTTTTAGAACAAACAGACAAGAACGTTTATACTGTTTTGAATGAAGCTGGAGTTCCGGTATTTGAAATTACTGGATACCAGTTAGGCTTTAAGTTTAACTTTGATTTGTTAAATGATGCCGAAGACTTAGTGGATATGACAACGGGAGCAGCTGAATTATTCCGTAAATTAGCTGAAAATGAGCTATTAGAAATAGCACGTGTCAATAACCCCAGTGAGGAGACAACAGAGCAGGATACTAAACCTGAATAGGCAAAAAACACTATTCTTAAACGAGGGAATCAGCAAAGGTTCTCTCGTTTTTTAATATTATAGCAATGGGAAAAGAATTAAACGAACTCTTAGAAGAGCAAAATCGCCAAAAGATATACGACAAACCCGAAGACACCCAGACACCAAAAGAACAAAAGGTTCAAGCTGAACTGGATGCTGATTGTGACGAAGGTAATTTACCAAAGTGTTATCAGGACTTCTGTCAGATGTTTGTAAATGGCGGTATGGATTATGCCGGACAAGCTGATAAATGCTATTACAAAGTAGTTAGACGTATTAAGGACAAAGCACGGTTGAAGACCAAAGCACGTGACTTACTACGTAAAGCATACATTGAAAAAGAGATTATACGGCTTGCTACTGAAGGCGAAATTGATTTGATAGGGCAACGCCTCCAGATTGAAAACACACTGTTTAAAATCATGGATGAAGGTGCTAAGGTACATTACAAAAACAAATGGGGAAGAAAAGCAAATCCAGCTCAAATGAGAGCCGTTGCTGTTAGTGCTGCAAAACAATTAAGCGACATGAAGGGCTTTAATGCTCCTGATGAACTTAATGTCAATGGCAAGAACGCAGAAGGAGCCGCCATACAGTTTATTACCGTTGTTCCTGAAAAGAAGAAAAAAGATGGAGACAGTAAGAACTAATCCGAAACCCCGGAAAAAGAAAAAGAAGAAACCACCAGTAATTTACGGCAAGACTGTTGCAGAAGAAAACGACAGAAAACGCTTTAAGTTACAGACTGTGTTATTCTGGATGTTAGCTGCATTTTGCGCAACAGTTTTCGGTATCACATTTGTAGACATCGAACTTGCAGAGAAGATTATAAAAATAGTAGAAATAATGTTTAGAATCCCAATATGAAGACAATGAAGGACTGGATGATTAAAAATATTAAGGTGGTAGGCGTAGTAGTTGTATTTTTCCTAACACTGTATGTACAACATGTGACTAATTCAACTAAAATTAGTGATTTAGAACACAGGTGCAATAAACTTGAAACCAAAATTGACGACCAATACAGGAGACTGGATGAAATAAAGGTTGATAAAGAAACCTTCCAGTATGTTATGAGTAATATCAATGAGATGAACGCTTCTATCAAAGAAATCCAGACCGACATTAAGGTCTTACTGAAAGACGGGCATTTTAACAAGAAGTAATCAAATGTTAAAGAATATTAAAAGTGTAACTACTATTTGGTGGTTACACTTTTTTTTTGTATGTTTGTATCCTGATTCAAATAAAACAGATATGGAAAAAGAATTATTCGGTTTGATTAAGAATTTAGTTGATAAGGCAAAAAGAAAACAAAAAACCCTTATAGAATTAGGAATGAATGTGAGTTATTCAGACTTACATGGCGTAGAAACATATACAGTATTCACTAAAGACGGGATTGGGTTTCAGGTACAATATCTATGGGATGTGGAAGAATTATGTGACATCTGTTCTTTTATGTCATACTGGAATGAGTTTCATATTCAGAATCTTACAGTAAATAGTGCAATTAAACTAATCCAATCATATCACAATAAATTATGAATGATACTGTAAATGACACTGAAAACGATGCTGTAAAACTAAGGCAGCTTTTAGAACCGGGCGACCAAGTGCTTGTTGATAACAACCTTGACCCTGTTACAGTAATGTATCAAACACCAGCAAGACTTTACACCAGAGTAAAATCTGGCAGTTATGAATGGGAATTAATGACATGTAGATTAACTAAAGTATGACGAAAGAATCAATACAACGCTCTTTAAAAGACGCTTATAAAATTAAAGAACAAATTCTATCAGAGCCTTCGCAAATTTGTGTCTTTTTTGCAGATAGTTCAAATTATAATCTCGGACAGAATATATCTATAAAAGTTATTAATATTTATATTGAACATTTAAAAAACGAATTAAATAAATTATGAGAACGAAATTAATCGCTATTTTAGTAGCATGTGTTGTCGTTTTGGCAGCAACCGGAGCCGGGTTAGGAAAAGCCTTGTATAATTCCAAACAGGAAAACAACAGGCTAAGTGGTAACATCTCTGCATTAATCACCTCCAGTGGAGAAGCAGAGAAAGAAAAACAGGCATTAATCCTGACTACAAAGGAAATGAAACAAGTTATTGAATCGGATTCAATGCTTATATCTCACTTATACGATAGTCTGAATATTCAGGCAAAGAGAATTGAAAGTCTTGTAACCATACAGGCGAAGACACGATATTCCATTAAGACCGAATTAACAGACACAACTATCGTTATAGCACAAATTGAACAGACAGTGGAACAGGATTCAATTATCTTATCAGATTCTACTATTACTGTTCAAAAATTTAACTGGAGTAATCAATACCTAACAACATCCGGTATTGTTTATCCAGATTCCATACAAATAGACTATTCACACTTAAATCGTGGTACATTGGTAATACATCAAAAGAAATTTAGGAAGTTCTTTATTGCCAGATGGTTTGAGAAGCCCACATTAACGGCTGAAATCATCGACGAAGACCCAAACAGTGAATTTCTTATTGATAAAGTATTATTCAAGCGACGATGAAGACAAGAACATACTTTATTGCATTGTTATTATTGCTTAGTCTCCCGGCACAGCTGGAATGGCGACCGACAGTTGGGTTGTCCGTTCCAGAGCCGGAGACGATAGTCATAGATAGTTTGTTTGAAAAGACAGTGGAGTTGATAAAGAAGTACGAAACCTTACACCAGCCGAAAGATTATCCTCTTGTTGGATACGGGCATAAGGTTTTAAAGGGAGAGAGTTTTTCAAGAACTGAACCTTTAGATTCTGTTACTGCTGATTCACTGCTTAGAGTTGATTTATTAAAGAATTGTGCGGTTTTTCGTTCATTAGGACGTGATTCTCTTTTACTGGGTACTTTATCATACAATGTAGGGTCTACCAAAATATTAAAAAGTGAATTATATAAGCGTTTAAAAGCCGGAAATCGCGACATTTACCAACAATATATACAATATCACTATTACAAACAAAGACCTGTCAAATCAATTAAAAACAGGCGAAAAGAAGAGTTTGAACTATTATATAATCATTAATATATTATGGCAAACAAATGTAACAACAAAATTAATCCAGATATGCTTGCTTTTGGAGCAAATGGATTAACTAAACGAGAATACTTTATTGCTATGGCTATGCAAGGCGTACTGGCAAATTCAGCATACGAAGGTATGTCTTATGGCGAAATAACCAAAACAGCAATAACAACCGCAGACACAGTCATTAACGAAATAAACAATGTTTAAAAATGGAATTTAAAAAGTATCAACATGTGGAGAGATTCGGTACTGATGAAGTAGAGGGTATCGACATAGGCACTTGTTATATTTTCCCTAAAATAGACGGAACTAATGGTTCAATCTGGGAGGGGGAAGATGGTAATGTATCAACAGGAAGTCGTAAACGTGACTTATCAGAACCCGGACAAGACGATAATGCCGGATTCCGGGAGTGGGTAGCTACACAACCCCAGTTCAAAGAGTTCTTTAAGGATTATCCGTATGCAAGGCTTTATGGAGAATGGTTAGTTCCACATAGCTTAAAGACCTATAATGACAGTGCATGGAGACAGTTCTATGTGTTCGACGTAGCTCTTAACGAAGTTAAAATCCCATGTCTTGCATCATACGAGATTTATTCAAAAATACTGGATAAATACGGCATTGAATTTATTCCTCCAGTAGCAATCATCAAGAACCCCAGTTATGAAAAGATTCTTGCTTGTATAGAACATAACCAATATCTTATCAAAGAAGGTTCTGGAATCGGTGAAGGAATTGTAATTAAGAACTACGAGTTCCGAAACAAATACGGTCGTCAAACATGGGCTAAAATTGTTACTGCTGAATTTAAAACAAAGCACGCTAAGGCTATGCCACAAGAAATTCAGGATGCAATTACAGTTGAAGAAAAGATTGCCGAAAAATATGTTACACAAGCCCTGTGTGAAAAGGAACACAGTAAGATTGTAACAGAATGTGAAGGCTGGAGACAACAGTACATTCCGAGATTACTCAATACAATATTCCATTGTTTGGTTGCCGAAGAAGCATGGAACTTTGTAAAGGAGCATAAGAACCCAAAGATTGATTTCAAGCGTTTAAAATATCTATGTGACGCTACGGTAAAACGTCACATGCCAATGATATTTGGAGTTTAAATAAAATTTAACTCAAATAATTTGGCGGTGTCAAATATTATGTATATATTTGCACTTTATTCAAACATTAAAAAACATTATTATGACACAGACAATTCCAGTAAAAGGAACATTTCTTAACCCTGATAAATTCTTTGTTGAAGAGTTAAGATTTAAAATCAAGGCTAATTACGGCTTTTGTCCGCGAATATCGGACATTAGAAAAGACGGTTCTCCAGAAGACCACAGATGTCCATGTAAGGTATATCGTGAAACTTCTAAGTGTGGTTGTAAACTTTACATCCAGCCTCGCAAACCAAAAGAACGCCCGGTAATCAAGTACGAAAAGAAAACCATTACAATCATGCCGAGCCATGAGTTATCAGACCTGAAATTAAATGATTTGATAAACAGACAGGCGTATGTAAATACGGAAGTTAAAAATGACAAAGGCTGGGTTGTTGGTGCATGGTGTAATCTTATCGGTGGTGCTTATCAAGGCGAAACTGAATGGTTTATTCCGGTTCAATCTATGCAATTACCAATCGCAGAAGAGATTCGCCAAACAACAAAAAGTTGGTAATGGAAGGATTAAGTCCTAAAATTAATAACTATATGTCTCACAAAATAGGCTCTTCGCAAACAAGTAAATTCATGGCGTATATGATATTTGCTTGTTTTGCAAGCCTGTTATTTGCAATGTTTGTGACTTCTATTCATAGAGAAAGAGAACTTTACAAACATACATCAAAAGAGACACATTATTATCACTACCATTACCCAGATGGCACAAAAGTAGTTAAACAATTAGATACAATAATATGGCAAAAATAAAAACAGTTAAGTATGAGTTTGAAGGCACGGAATATCCAATAGACTTTAAGTGTTCTACTGGAGGAGTATTTACTTGCTCTATGCCTTTTGCGATTGCTCAAAAAATGGGAGTAGACCCTAAAACATTAGAAACAACTACACTTCCAGCACTGGAAAAAGTAGTTACGGATGCTTTCATAGCTTATAAAAATGCCAAAACATCACATTGTATAAAACTGTGGATAGACTTCAAGGCAAACGGAGCATATTGCAAGTTACCAGATGGAGAATGGAATCCGTTATTAACGGGAACACACAACCCTCTTCATTTAAGCCGAATGTCTGGCGATATTGACGCGATTGGGTTCTCGTTTAAGGTTCTTATTGAAATCAATATTGATGGTCGCATAACGCATTATAATGCCGAAAAATGGAACGAAGACGTACACGTACCAAGAGGTCAATACGGAATTAAGTATGATAATTATTCTGGATGGGCGAAATTAAGTCATCATAGTGCTTATAGTAAAGCCACTTTGATAGATTATTCCGAAGCAGCACATAAGAACTTACAGGATGTACAAACCCAGTTTCAAAAAGCCTCTGAATTTTTGTCTAAATTAGTGACACATGAGAATATTCAGAGTATTCTTGAAAACAATAAAGTGTTTGCGATTCCAGAACAAGTTTAAACTTTTCAGTATTAAATATCTCTATTCTTAGATACGATGAAAGCATAAGAGCATAGTGGGGTCACATCCCTTTCCAGTGCCAGCTTACATAACCGATGTCATCGGTTTTTCTCCGAGACGGAGATTAGGGGGCGTTCTGCCCCTATTTGGGGGATTCGTCTAATTGATAGGACGGTGCTGGATTTCGGCACAAATAGCGGTTTGAATCCGTTATCCTCCCCAATATGTTCCTTAACGCTCAAATAGCACACCAGTAAGGAACTTCGAGTATAGAACTAATATACATCCCGAAGAACTGTGTATTAGTCATTTTAAATTGGGAAATGGTCTAATTACGATTAGAATACCTAAGTCGCTGGGAGAGATGTTGTAATCTCCTTCCCCACAACATACCCGGAAAGCCTCTTAACAATGCTCAAATAACTGGGTTTTTTATATCTCCCATTCTCCAAAGAGAACTGGGTTCGGAACGCGACACACGGCGAATGTACTCGCGCTCTGCGACTGGTTTATAGCTCAACGGTGGAGCAACACCCTGATACGGTGGAGGCTGTGGGTTCAAATCCCTCTAAACCAACCCAATACCTTATTCTCCCTGATTCAAAGTCTAAGGTTAAGAAACCCCTCATAGGCGTGGAGCCTGTGACCCTCGCCTCCAGTAAGTAACATTAGAAACTGCTGGGGGCTTATCGAAACTAATATAAAATTATGACAGATATGTTCTACATTTATCGTAAACCCGGCTGGGTGTTGAACCCTAATGATAAGGTTGTCAATGGCATCCTTAGAGGTATTGCACGATGTAAAGGTGAATGTCCATGTCATAATAACTCTAAAGATAAAAATTGTCCATGTTCAGATTATCGTGAAAATGATGTTTGTCATTGTCGATTGTATATAAAAGAATAATATCGCGAGCAGGTGTACCGGTTGCATGTAAGGCTCATTATCTTATGGTATGGGGTTCGATTCCCCAGCTCGCAACTAAAGAGTTTTTCATAAAAAAGGTTGTTTAATATCGTCGTGAGACGGGATGTTTTTTTGTTTTATTATAAAATTTAATTTAAAAGTTTAATAATGTGATAACCGCCCGTCGAGAGATGCGCGGTTATTTTTTGTATTTTTTCTTCAATTATATTTGGCTATATCATATATTTTTTGTATATTTGCAGCCAGTATTAATTAAAAAAGAAAATTATGACTAAAGATTCAGTTTTACAGCTATATTACGACCAAAGTACTCTTGAAGCCATCCGAGACATTGTCTTTAAAGATGATAATATCAATAAAGCACAGGAAGTGTTTCATGCTCTTTCCAGAAAAGAATTAGAAAATTCAAATACTCCTCCTAACACTTGGAGGAAATTAGCATTAGGGTTTTATGACTGGATGGCTGAAATCGCAAATGAACTTGAAGAATCATCTAAAAGAACATCACAAAGAGATGACGAAAGTGAATTTGAAAGTATATACGAAAGCGAATTAAACAGTAAATATGAATTATGACACAAATTATTCATTAAAAACAATAATTATTATGGGATTTTTTATAGGAATTTATATCTGTATTGCAACCGGGTTTGGTTATGCGGAATTTGACACAGTATTGTGCAAAAAAGGGATATTGAAAAAAGAAGCAATATTGAATGGCTTTGTAGCTGGGGTGTTTATGCCATTTTTGATTGGCGTTAAACTTTGGGAACAATTATTTCAGGAATAACATATCATAGTTTTAAATTTTGAAGTGAGCAGGGGAGCAATTCTCTGTTCACTTTTTTGTTATGTTCAGTTCAAATGAACACACCAGATTGATGAACGTTTAAACATTTACCACATATTTTCATCTATTCTTAAAGGTAAAACTTAATATTAAAAAGATGAAAAGAAAAGACAACAAAGGTGTTCCCGAATATACAGGTAAAGGGAGAAAACCAAGAAAAGCAATCGTTCAGATTAAGAACGGAAGGATTATAAGGGTCTGGGCTTCAATATACTTCATGTGTAAAGCATGTAGATATGACCGCAGTACCGTAGCTAAGGTTTTAGCTAAAAAGGTAAGTCATAAAACCGTCAAAGGTTTTGAGTTGGATTATAAACGGGAATTTGTACCGTTAGAAGAGCATGTTCCGGGAAGGAATTATATGGCTCTGTTAAAAAAATGGGCTAAGAAAGAAGGTGTTGAATTTGGGGCTGATGATGTAGAAAAAGTTGTTACACAAGAGCAACATATTAATAACATCATTCACACAATTAAAAGACTGAAATCCAGAATTGAAAATTTAAAGGCTAAACTGCCAGAAGGATATATTTATAATGGGGAAACGGATACAGTTACAGCCACCGAAGCAGTTTAATTACACCTTCAAGCCATCAGAAAAACAATACGAACTTTGGCAAGCATTGCATGAGAATTGTCCTTTTTGTGGTGGAGAAGTAATTAAAGTAATTCGTGGTTACGATAAGAATGGTGAAGAGCTATACAAATTTCAGTGTAGCAGTTGTGAGAGCGAGAATATCCCTCAAATGATATTGGGTGGAGGTTCAGCCGGAGGAGGAAAATCTTATATCGGTTGTAACTGGATTATTGAATGTTCTTTACGGTGGTCTGGATTTAGGTCTGTAATCGCACGTAAGACACTCAAAGTACTCCGGGAGAGTACAATGGTTACGTTCTGGAAAATCATCAAACAGATGGGCTTAGAACGTGACGTACATTATACACACAATGACATATTAGGACTGATAACTTTCTGGAATGGTTCGGAAGTACTATTGAAGGAATTATCACCCAGCCCCCAAGACCCCACATGGTCGCGTTTAGGAGGTTTGGAAATTGGTGCAGTGTTCTGTGACGAGTGTGACGAGTTGGACGAAACCGCAGTGGAAACGTTATTTTCTCGTATTCGTTGGATGACATGGGAAACACTGAAAGTTCCTAAAATGTTATTGACTTGTAACCCTAATCTCACATGGGTACGTGATAGGTTTGTTCTGGATGAACATGGACAGGATAAGGTATGTAAAACCGGAGATTATTATGTTCCGTTTAGTTTGTTTGATAATCCAGACCCGACATTTAGAGCGACGTATGAAAGTTCGTTAAATCGAATGAATAAAAAAGAAAAGCGTCGTTTATTGTATGGAGACTGGAGGTATGTTGAAGCGTCTGATTTAGTTTGTTATAAAGGATTCGACAATACCAAACATCTTAAAGATGATTTGTTTGAGAGTATTTATGATAATTACAGACCTGCAATATTATCTTTCGACTTCAATACATATCCATATATGAGTTGTTTACTTATTCAGATAGACTGGGAGAAGAGAAGACTATACGTCTTGAAAGAACTATTAGGAACACCAAAGAATAAACAGGCAAACACGCCAGCACATTCAGCGATGATTAATAAGGCTCTTTTAAAAATGGAACACGAAGGAAGCGTAATCATTACTGGAGACCCAGCAGGAAATCAAAAATCCACACTGGTAGCCGAAGACGTTACGAATTACTCGATTATTCTGAATAACCTTGCTGGGTTTATGCCTACCAGAAAATTACTGGAGAAAGCCCCAGCACAAGCCACCAGAGTTGAATGGATAAATGAAATATTTGAGAATGAGTTTGAAGGTTGGTCTATCGAGGTAGATTCTAAGTGCTTTAAACTTATTGATGATTTGATTTACCAACAAAAGAACCCGGATGGTTCTAAGGAAAAGAAGAAGGTATGGGATGCCGACGCTAAAGTTAAGTATGAGAAGTTCGGTCATTTGAATGACTGTTTAGAACTGGCATGTTGTACTTTACTAAAGGATTGTTTTAGGAAGTTTACCGAGCGTTCTTATACAGATAATGTACAGATATTTACAGCTGATGTTACTCCAGTTTGGGGAAATTATTAAATAACAATGGAAGAAATTTATCAAAGATTTTTACGGAATGTGGATTACCTTAGAATAACCACGCAACAACATTTCGACCAGACTACAAGAAGGTATGAAAAAACCATTCCGATGTCTGAAATTACATCTGAAACACAGATAATCGAAAACATGATTGAGAACTACCAGATTGAAAGTGTTTTGCAGGTAGGTAAAAACATGCGAGATTACAGTCCTTTTATCACATATCCAGAAAGGTCGTTTTTTTGGGTTTTAGGACGTGATGAAGACCAACGGTTCAATGACACACCTTACATGGCAATCGCTCCAATACGAGCGCGTATTCGCCCCACAACAAGTGTTTACTGGTTGGAAGTCCTAAAGGCTGATATTCCAAAACACATTGAATTAGACCCAGTGACAAAAGATATTCCTTTGTATACACAGTTTAATGACTATTCTCCAGACAATTACGTTAAAAGTGGAGAGCTATATTATAAGTGCTTAATTCAAAATGGATTCTCACTCAATAACATACAGCCTCCAAGAACATCATACTGGGTAAATCCGTGGATGCCAGCAACAGCCTCAATCTGGACTGCAAGTGTCTGGAATCTATTGGATATAGTCGAATATGAAGGTGGATATTATCAGCTAACCAATTTAGCCCTGATAAATTATTTAACACCACCGAATTTAGCACCTGACAACTGGACTGCTATTGAGCCATACAATACACTATACAATGCTTATGCAGTAGGAGATATTGTAGTTCTAAACAATGAGCTATTCCAAGCCGTAGGAGAGGTAAATTCACATGAGATATTGGCTGGAAGGAATGTTATCAAGAAAGACCCCCGGAATCCAACCTTAATAAAACATCTAACCCAGTTATCATGGTATGATGTAACGAAGAAACTTGCTCCAAGTAATGTCTCCCAGTCAATCTTAAATGATTACGAAGAAACATGTAAATGGCTGAAAAGTTGTAACAAGTGCCAAATATCTCCACAAGGTATTCCCCGGAATGTTGATGCTGATGGAAATAAAGTAAATGATTGGGCGTTTGCTGATTTTGAATCAGACGCAAGTCAAACCAACTCCGCATGGATGGTATAAAATAATAAAGGCGTAGACCGATGCTTAATTGCAAAAGTCTACGCCTTTTTGTTTGTTGTTTAGATATAATTCTATTTAGAAAATAGACCTAATTAAGCCCCTAATAAGCCATAAGCATACTGATATTCCACAGCTAACTCCATACGATATTCCTATGTACGGAATTAATGCCGGAATCAGCCAGCAAATAACAGAGCATGTTCCCCAGATAACAAGTCCGCTGAACGCGAATCCTGCACCGAAAATCACAGCTACAATAAACACCACCAAAGCAATACCAAATACTCCGGCTCCCGTCAGCCCTAAGCCGACCATAATGTTCTTAAATAATTTCTTCATCGTTTATTAATTTATTTATTACCAAAATCCGCTGGGTTTTCACCCCACGTATTATTATTCCAGTGCTGTATCTGAATATTATCTACTTCATCAGCAAACACTTGTAAAAAGATTTCCGCTTTTCTTATCTCATTATTTTTCTTTTTTGAAGCCGTTCGTTTATTCTTTACCCAACTTATGGCGGTCTGACTATCCGAATAAATAGCGTTTATTTTATAATTATTCTCTATCACCCATTTAATGGCGTGTACAAGAGCTAAAAATTCACCAATATTCACGGTCTGATAACCTAAGTCTTTGTAAAAAATCTTTTCTCTGGTTTCAATGCAGACACCCTGATATTCCGTTTTCTGGTGTTTTTCAGAGTGTGCTGCATCAACCATGATTCCTTCGAGCGGTCGTGTTGTTCGTGTCATTACCAAAATGAAGTGGGCGTTTGTACTGGGAATTGCTCACCAGTTGGCGCACATGCAATATCCATAGTCCAAGTCTTCCAGAACTTACGTCCTAAATCCGTAGCTACATTTGCGTAGTGCCGGAATGAATGATAAGTTCTACGACGGCTTTCAAAACTTATTTTCAAAAGATGTGCGCGGTGCTTTTTGTCTTTTTTACTGATAGATTCACGCCCTTCATACATGTACGCTTTTTTGCGTTTTCTGGGTAGTTTAACCCTTACGATTGTTCCTTCCATTAGTATGTGATATTTTCAGTAATTAGTTTACCATTAATGGATTGAATCATCTTATCAGCATCGAAATGCTGACGTAGAGTTTTAGCAGCGACTATGAATTGACGACAAACTTCTTCTCTGTCTAAAATATCATATCGTTTAGCAAGAACCGCACCAACGCCATTAATCGTGCCAGAATGAATACTTCTGCCTCGTATAATGTCGTAAATAATTGTCTTATTACCGAATTTCACAGTAATCTTATATTCAACCTTTGGAATATATATTGTTTCAATTACAGCCGGAAATGTATGTAATTCAGCTTCAACCACTACATAGCCCTTACCAGACTTCATAGGTCGAACTGTACAATCATACAAAGCGTTCGGAATAATATCAACATTTAATTCCGGGGAAAGCAACACTACTTTTTTAGGGTGTTTATCCGTTTCTGGAACACCTATTAGTGTACTACCCATCTCTCGAACAAAACCAATTAGCCCTTCGGCATTTACTTGTTCGTAAAACTTCAATCTCGTTCTCTTCTCTTTTGGTGCTTGAATTGTTGTCATTTTAAATTCATTTTAATTATTAATATAAACGTAGGAACATTCATTGGTATCGCCTTCGGTTCTTAATGTCCAATTAAACCGGGGAGTACTGGCATTGGTTTGCAACCCTTCATCCAGCCTATTCTACTTCAAGTGTAGCTCAAATACTCAATTCTTTTACGTTTTAGAGAGTGCAAATATACGAAAAATTTCCGAAATAAACAACTTTTTTCGGACAAAATGCAAAAATTGTCGATTATAACCTTGAAAATGTAGAATTTTGTCGATTATAATGTCCCATTTATTGTCAATATTTGGGACAAATTAAACTGCCATATCCGCTTTAATAGCTGGATGTGATTGGTAGTCTAATATTTTGATGTCTTGCATTTGAAAAGCGAATATATCATTCACTTCTGGATTTAACCATAACTTCGGTAATTCCATTTCTTTTCTTAGAATCTGTTCTTGCATTTGGTCTATGTGATTTAGATAAATGTGAGCATCTCCCAAAGTGTGAACAAAATACCGGGGGGTCTTCCCTGTTACCTGCGCAACCATCGCCAGCAATAAAGCATACGATGTAATGTTGAACGGAACACCCAGAAAGAAATCTCCAGACCTTTGGTATAACTGACAATCTAAATATTCCAGATTATCTCCTCCACAATAGAACTGAAACATCGTGTGACATGGAGGTAAAGCCATATAGTTTATTTCAGCTGGATTCCATGCAGTGACAAGTAATCTCCTTGAATCTGGTGTTTCCTTAATTTGTTTTATCAGGTCTGAAATTTGGTCTACCAACATAGGGCAACAATCGTCGTCACTAAAGCCAGACCATTCACGCCATTGCTTAGAGTAAATATTACCCAAATCACCGGGATAATAAACATAGTCAAAATCCCTTGTGCCTTCGTCTGCTGAAATCCATAATTCGCCTTCCTCACAGTCTTTTACTAACTGAATGAAATCGTCAAAAGATATATTGGCATATTCAGAATTAAGGCAATCCTTTTTGACTGAACGTTTAAAGTAATCCCAAGCGTTCAAATCCCAGATATGAATATTGTTTTTCCACAAATCTTTCAGATGCGTATTACCAGCCAAAAAGAACAACAGCTCTCCGATTATGCCTTTGAAAAACATTTTCTTAGTTGTGATTGCTGGGAAACCTTTACGTAAATCAAAACGCATTTGTGCGCCAAATATAGACTTAGTTCCTGTTCCGGTTCTATCGGTTCTAACCTCACCATTATTAATGATGTCCTGTGCTAATTCAAGGTACTGCTTCATCTCTTTAATGATATAAGTTCTTTCGCTTTGTCCATAGTCTTCAATATAATGTCGCTTACTTCTTTTGCAGAGATAGAATCTCCTTTAACCTGCTTTAAAGTGGCGACTTCCATAGGTTTCTTGAATTTTTCAATTACATCCTGTAATGTTTCAATCATATCATCCAACTGGTCGATTCTCTTGTTGGTGTTTGTCTTGTAATTTGAATCAGCCATTTCGATAGTCATATCTATTGGCAATGGCATACCACAAGGCATCATCATATTAGATGTCTTTTTAACAGATGGAACAGACACTAATTGTAATGCCACTCCATCATCCAAAAGATACAATCCCGGTTCAGGATAACTTTCATAATTCCATATATCAGTAGGATGTTCCGTTAAAGTTTTTACCTTAATAAAGGTTTCTGCCTTTATTTTTGGAACATTTTTAACAGACTTTGTAATAGGGGTCTGTTCAGCGCATTGAGGCTCAACCCCCTCATTTTCTTTGCTCATTTTGTATTTTTAATAGTTTAGTGTAATACTTATGGTACTTTATCAGTCTTTCGACATCTTTTAGTGTAAATTCTGGAAGGCGATGTACTTCCATATTGTGTCGCATATCTGCCAGCTTTACTTCAATTACAACTGGGTGGCAATGCTCTATTCGGAATATGTATCCAGAATAGTCCTCATGTTTGAATCTGGTAAGTTGCTGAATATACATTACCAATCCCTTTGGTATTCCAGCACCAATCAAAATATTAGGTGTGAAGTTTTTATTGTCTTCCAGAACATCGTGTAATAAAGCTACTATTTTTGCTTCATTTGATTCGCAATATTCAGATACTTGCACAGGATGCAGTAAATACGGTTTTCCAGCCTTATCTGTCTGGTTGGTATGTGCTGTCGTCGCTAAACCTAATGCAAGGTCGTATAGTGTCTTAAATTCATTATTTGTCATATAACTCGTCTTCAATTTCTTTTAGATTTTCATTTAATTTTTTATCAGTTCTACGAATATCTCCAATGAAATCCCGGAAATCATTATAGAACCCAGCAGGGTCAGAAGAGAAACCACATTTGATATGCTGTTTGTATATATCAGATATGGTTTCTCTTTGTAATACATTCATACTACCAAGATTTGCGAGAGTTCTTATTACGCTTCGCCCATGTCTGGGATTCAGACTTTAACCTCGCATCTGTGTAAAATGTTGGCATAGGTATTTCAGGACGGGCGTGAAATGGAAAAGTGCGTTCAAGGTTTTTAATTCCCTCTAACGTTTCGGTATCCATTTTTCTACCGTCAATAATTTGAACATCAGCATTTTCACACGCAATTCTTAGACTGGCAGCTTCCACAAAAGACTTTTCGCAACCGCCACCGCCAATTATCACAATACCGCTCATATTCCAGTACTTAGTATTTTCATAAATCTGAATAGTCTGAATCCCAGAAAATATACAGATACTATTTTATACTTTTCAGTATGTTTATCACTGCGATTGAAGCGATTAGTTCTAATCCAATCATGCACATTGTTTTTTCTTGTGCTTTCTTTTACTGTAATCATTTGCTAACTTTGTTTTTAGTTTCATAATAACGCTTATATTCCTGATGTGAGTTCCATATTTCGGGATAATAACTATGCGTATATTCATCCAGTCTTTTATCACATTTACGTAGTTTATCCTTACTTATTGTATCCATTTGAGGAACTAATATATCTCCCTCTTTAATATAACGACAAGTAGCCGTTTCCATAATGCTTGTTTTTTCTTTCATTATGGCAATTATATTAGGGTCTGAACGATACTGGCGTTCTAATGTAGCCCAGTAAACATTTTGCATCATAGCTTCATCTATTGCTGCTCCTTCTGTTCTGTCGATGTCGTACATTGCTCTTCTCCTTTCTGTTCTAAGTAACGTTGATAAACCTTAGTGTAATATTCTACATATTTGAGAGTTGCAAATGCCATTATAATTAAAATCACAATAGCCAGCAAAGTAACCAATACACCACCAGACAACAAACAAATGATTGTATGTGATGTACACAATATGGCTGTAATAGCCCATATAATACTCCAAATATACTTTTTCATGTTAGTATCTTACTTGTATTCCAGCATTTTGTAATGTTTGCTGTAATTGAAAATTCATTTGCCCCATACTGGAGGAAATAATTGTTGCAACGAATTGCATTAATATTGCTCCAGAATTTTCGGTAATACATTTTTCCAGTGCTTGTCCAACAACTATACCAGTTTGTTGGTTATAACGCACATGGAAATCATTAGAATCCAAAACGGTTTTTATTGTTTCAGTAAACTTCTTTGAGAGTGCTTCTTCAACAAGTTTCTTAAATGGAGAATGAATTTTTTCTCCTCTACAATCCGTTCCGTCACGTGTCCATTCATCAATAACACCTTTAACCATGATAGTCCACTGGTCGTCTGGAATCAGGTTTACAAAGGTTTCTTGTATTTTGGCTTTAACGCCAGCCATTAAATCGGCATTTGCAATTCCATTCATTGGTTATGGATAATTTGATTTGTTTTGTACTCACGACGGTCTATTTCAGCCGCTACCAAAGAACCAGCTATAATTAGCCGTTCGCTATAAGGTTTAGCACACAATGTATGCCAATATTTCATATCCCAGCCTCTCGGACAAACAGAAGTAGGAGCAAAGATGTCTTTTCTTAACAAGACTGTTGCTGCTTCCAGTAATTGTCCATTGGGATTATATTCCGCATCTTCCTGAACAGTGTATTTATGGTTTCGGCGTTCGGTGGTAATAAGGTCTATTGCTGTCATCTGGTATAACTTTTTGTATGTTATTAATTTTTCGTATCCTAATCTTAGCTCCGGGATATTGTTTTAAGACGTTATTTAGCTCTTTTTGGAGGTTTCGTTTATTTATGGCATCCAGTACCCACCTATAAGAATTTTGTTCCATATACAGCTCCCAAAGAGCATCATTTACAGTCTGGTTTACATACTTAATGGTAAATTCCGGTTTGTAATAAGTTTCAACCGTAAAAATGTAATCCATTTCATATTGCTGGTTGTCAAATTCTGCTACCAGCACTGTTCCCGTTGGCTCGGAAGACCATATTGGTGTATTCGTTATTGCTGCACCAGTAAATACCAGCACACAACAAACAATTACGCCAAAATAATACATGTGCCATTTCTTTTTGAAGTTTTTAAAAAATTCTTTCATACTATTCAATTTTAAGTAATTCATTCAAACTATATTCTAAATCTCCTTTAGACTGGATTATTTTATCCAGTATGTGCTTTTTCTGTTCGCCAGAAGTAGCTAATCCATACGCTTCAATAAGCGCAATTACATTTTTCACTGGCGATAATTTATTTCTTATACGTGCATTAATTGTTTCCATTTAATTCTGCTATTTTACGTTCTCTGGAATCTTTAAACGGAGCATCTATCCATAATTCCCAATTACCAGAAAAACGCGCCTTAAACACTTCCATAGCCAATTCGTGAACATCTTTTAAGGTATTAAACTTTGGTATTTGTTGTCCAACTCTGTAATATTCATAATGCTTCTCCGCTTCACAAAAAGCCTTTTCGTCTTCATCTTTATCAGCCTGTGTAACAGCGCGTGTCAATGTAAGACTATAAGAATAACTGGAGAGGGGGTTATCTTTCTCCCAACCTCCAGACATTGTAGAGTGTCCGGGTTCGTCTACAAATTCCATATTTACGCCTTGAATATACATTTCAACATAATAATGAATAGCATCCGCACATTGTCCGCGATAAGTGCTTATTTTAAGCGTAACGCGCCTTTTTTCGTTCTGTTTACGATAGCCCCAAGTAGGAACAGCACGTAATTTACGAATAACGCCATTTCGTTCCGTTTCGGCTTCATAGCCCAGTCCGCAATCATCTGTAAATATATCTGGATAATTAAACTCCAAATCTTTACATTGGCTTCTTTCTATTATTTCCTGTCGTTCCATTATTAATTCATTGAAATTAATACCTTTTCGTTTTCAATAGCAAATTCAAAATCTTTGTCAATGTCGAATATATCAGTTTCCAAATCGTCTTCCAAATCCTCTACTGTTCCCCAAATATCAAGGTTATTTACAATCCAGCGTTTTGCTTCTTCCTTTTGTGCTGGTGACAAATCATAGTAGCTTACTTGTTCCATTACTTTACACGCATTATGATTGCTTTTTCCGTTTCGTTATCTCGACAGCAGTTAAAAAACATAGTTTCTTTAACTTCCAGTTTGGTTAGTTCGTTTACACGTTCTTCAAGCGCATAAAGCCATTCTGCGTCATTTGTTTCGCCAATAGGAGCGTTTAAGTCAAACATTATTTGTGTCACTTGTCTTTCGTCTTCACTGTGCATATATTGCTCTACTCTGCTAAATTCCGGGAGAAACAATATATATTGCCTTTGCAGCAAATCTACTGCGTCAATTAATTTTCTTACTTTCATAATTATCTATGCGTTTTATGTTGTTTATTCTTTTTTCTCCGAGCAATACGCTCTTTGTGTGCATGTTTATAATCCAGTTTACGCAATTTCTTACATTTTGGAACAAATGCACCATTATTATATTTAGTATGCTCTTTGGTAAGTTCATACATACTTTGCGCTCCATTCATACAAGCCGCAGCCAAACTCATAAAAGCGGCTGTAATTCTACCTCTGTTTTCTGCTCTCATATTATAGCCTCCAATTTAGATAATGCTTTCTTTTCAGCGTCTTCTAAGCAGCATACGAAGTCATCTCCCGAATACCAGCCTAAGTCTTCGTCATATTCTTTAAAACAGCGAGAATTGGCTGTAAAAAGTATTTTTGATAGCATTTTCATTCCAGCATCCGAAATACCTGAAATTGTTGTTGTTCCGTTTTTATTAACTGTTACTTTCATAATGATTTATTTTTGCTGGAAGGAGAGAACTTAATCGCTCCTTCCATGTTATTTATTATTTCTTTCTGTAAATTGGAAAGCGTCCGCGACCACCATTATTGGGGTAAATCGGCTCAATTATTTCATAGGGAATAGATGTTAGTTCCAGTACATCAAATTTGCACCAAGTTTTAACACCAACCCATTGTACTCTTGCGCGTTGTTTCTCTGCGTCAATTTCTATTACGTTACCAATGCGCCCAACAACGTAATCGCCTTTACTTCTTACTACTTCATCTCCGATTTTAAATTTCATATTACCTCCATTTTTATGAGTGTGTGTGAAAATCTTTCACATATTTCATTGCCTAAAGTACTGCCGAATAAACCGCCACTTATATGGAAATTAAAAACTACGTTTTTATTACTATATTCAGGAATTATCAGCGGTTTAATGCAATAAGCCTGTAACAACTTTTTTAATTCCGGTATACTTTCGTATTTAATAATAATTTCACAATGTTGCATAACTTTATTTTTTACTGTAAAACTCTAATTCTCAATATGCACGTATCGTGAAATGATGTTTCTATTTTAGCAACAAAATGTTCACTAAATCCATGTAGCATAGTAACAAAACCCTGAATTGCTTTAATTGCAGCATGACAAGCAAAAAAAGTACAACCTTCCAAATCTACATCGACATAATTTCTGTCACAATCAAGTTCAGGATAATACACTCTTGCAGCTGGCAATATGCTTTGAATTGCGCCTTTAAAAAAGCGGCTTCGGTCTTCATAATACGCAGACCAAAATTCGTCTGTATTCGCCACTTCAATACCTTTGATGATTAATGTTTTCATAATAATGTTTTTATTGTATCGTTAAAAACTGTATAACGTGAATTTGTGACGTTTTTTAAAGAGGATATACCTTGAACTAATACATCAAAACCAAGTCTTTCCTCTCTTATATGTTCCGAAGCCTTTGAAGCGTCAATTTTGTAATAATATGCCGTTTCTAAACCTCCTCTTTGGTCTTCTGGTAAATCCATTACAGCCCCAAATGTGAATGTAATATCCAAAGAAGCTAAATAATTTATCTTATCCGATAGTGTCATAATATTCAATTTTAAGCCGCAAACCTACGAATTATTTCCCAGACCTGCAAATTTATTTTGTTAAAAATTTATAATTTGATAGGAAACGCATAATGATGCGATATTTGTTTCTGTTTACATGTTCGTCGCCAACTTATACCGACAGCAAAATACAACCATTCAAAACACAAGTGATAAAGACCATATCCCCGAAATGGGTTGGTAATTGTTATTACTGGCGTAAGGAACATATCATTACTACATTTACGTGGATTAAACCAGCGTACCAAAAGCCCCATATTCTTAATTCGTACTTCCATTTTGAGCTAATTTATTTATTTAATTCATACGAAACGCCCACATTTAGTAATTGTCTTTCAATGTCTTCTTTTTTAGCCCATCTACTATAATACAAAGTGGTTTTAGATAATTCTAAAGTATCTGTTTCATTAAATGCTTTATACGCATAGGTGTCAATATCATTTGTGAAATAACTTTTTATCAAAAAATTCTTTCCAGATAATTTATCTTTTAACAACCATTGAGTGCGCAATTTTATTATCTTACTTTCCATAATCGTAATTTTTACACCAGCCAAATCCAGCTAAATTCCGAAACGTCCATTTTAAATAGCTGCATGATTTCAACCATTCCTTTTAGTTTCTCCAAGTCTTTTTCGAGGCTTGAATTTAATTTACATTTACATTCCAACGCCTTTAGTATTGGTTTTGCCAACTGTTTTGCAGTAGCCATAGATTGTTCAATACCATTTTCGACTGTATTTACAAACTTCATTACTCTTTTATATTCTGCGTTTTCCATATTAAAAATCCTCCTCTTCGTTTTTTAAAATATTTCTAATATCCTGCAATAAATAATGTTGTTCATCTGCATAATCTTTCATCTCCTCCCAACTTTTACGTGCAGGAATAAGGTCTTCCGACATTCTACGTTTCATCATAGTGTAATTTGGCTCATTCTTTGCAAATAACTCTTTTATTGCTTCAATTTTTTCTTTATCAGACATAATTAAATCCCCCAAATTACGTGATTAATAAACGGTGTTACATAACTCATTATCCAACAAAATGTTAGACCAGCTGCAATTAATGCAGCACCTGCAATTATTCCAAATTGCGCCCTGTCTGAATTTTTCATGTTATTGGCTTTGAACCCCCAATATACGAATTTGTACTATATCCATACACAATAACACCAGTATGAATAACTCTAATGTCTTTTGTGCTTAGATTAAGGCTATTTAAAGCATTTTCTAAAGACTTTGCCGACATCTCTGATACCTGATTACCATTACGAATAAATAGTGTTTCTAATGCAGTTAAAATAACTTCATCAGGATTATTGTATGGAACTTGATACTGGAAGGTTACATCAAGTCCATATTTCGGCTGTCCGTCTTCATAATAATCAAAAGCATATTCTGTCCTGCTTTCGGCTGTTTCTACATTTGCAGGAAATGTAACTTGTTCCTGCAATTCGTCTATCACTTCGTAAGTGCAGGAATTTAGACCTGCAATAATAATTCCTAAAATTAAAATGTACTTTTTCATATTTGTTATTTTAAAACATTATATCACTAAAATCATAATCACTGTAATCTTTCAGAGATTTTAATCTCCGATATTCATGGACAATCTCCATACATTCAGTAAAAGAACGCTGTGAAGTTTGTTGCATTTTCTTTGCCAGTTCCTCCAAAGGTTTACCTGTTGTTGGGTCATAACCATCTTTGAGGCACGCTTTATAATTACTTTTATAATAGGTTTCCCGGCTCATAACTCCGGGAAAGCCTCCACTACAATATGCCATTGTTTTTATTTATTAAGTTGTTGTAATTTTTCCAAAAACTCTTCTTTGGATACATAATAACCATTTATAATATACGTTAAATGTTTATCAGAAGTATGACGATAACAATTTTTACCGTCTTCCAGTGCAAATAAATAATCGTTAGTCGATAATATGTATTCGTGTCCAGTCCAACCGCCAAAACCCCAGCCATTATTAGTATTGACTGGAATTTTATTTGCTTTGTCTTTAAATTCCTTTATCGTCTTCATATCTTTACAAGTTATTTTCGTGCTTTTTCATGTAAGTTATTACCCATTGAGCAATATAGAATTTTTTCTCTCTTATGTTTACATAGCCGATAACCGAGCCTTGTAATTTTTGGCAGGTAAAACCGTTTTCGTGTCTGCTTTGGCGATATAATTCATAGCTGCCTCTACAAGAGTATCGGTCAATATCATAACCCAGCGGAAAAGCGTTTTTAATTGCGCAAAAATCTTTATCCGATACTTCAAATGCCGAGCCGTAAGGTAGCATTATTACGTCTTCACTTACAGCAAGTTTATTTATTAATTCTTTCATTTTAATCGTTTTTAGATGAATAAACAAACGCCATTAATTGCCACAAATCTACTTCGTGTACAAGTTTTTCCGAGCCTCCCCTATTCTTATGGTGGTAATTTACAAAACAAGTATTGCCCTCGCTTTTAAAGCTATCCACGCTTACATCACTGGAAAGCAAATCGTTGTTCAAATAATCCTCTAATAAATTGTATAAGTCCATAATTTTAAACTTTAAACTGTAAATATTCTGTATCAAATATAAAACCTGCCAAACGCTGGTAGGCGTTCGGTGTAGTTTTGAAGTTATCCCAAAAAGTCGCACCATGTTTTAATAAATAGTCACTTTCTAAGCCTTCGTAATCCTCTGTATAGATTACGCCTATTGTCCAAAGGTCTTCACAACCCCAGTCCAAAATTGTAAGTTCCTGTGGAATTGGAGAATACTCTTTATCCCACTGCTTGAACTCAAATGTTTTTTCGTCAATTTTTTTGCAGAACTGTAAAGTCATTGAGTTGGTTATGTGCCAGCCTTGTTTGCGCAATTCACAAAAGTCGATTAGCTTTGCAGCCTCTTTCATAGCCGTTTCATATATAGCTTCAAACTCCTCTTCAAATATAGCCCCATTTTGAGGCTCATTTACGTCTATTTGCGGCTCATTCTGGATATTTGGAACACCAGTAAAGAAAGACTTAATGCGCTTCCAATAACTACCTAAAACAAGCCCTAAACCACCCAAAATAATAGGTGTTTCGACTACAAAAAAGAATAATTCGTGTATAATATAAAAACCTAAACAAATTGCTATGATAATTCCGTATATGCTTTTCATACTCAATTCATGTATTTAATTCGTTGTAACATCTCTTCGTGTTCACTTTTATTTCCCATAAACACAAACACCCCATTTTTCTCAAATATCCTTTTGTTGCCGCTTACAATTCCATATACTGGCAGTAAATAATCGTGTTGCTCTTTTGTGATAGGATAATTTGTATATCCCCAAGACGAATAATTTCCCATAATATTTAATTTTTGAGCAGCAAAGGTAAAATTAATTACCAGTGCTGCAAATTTATTTGTGTTAAAAATACTTAATTCAATTTAGATACTTCCAAATTGTATATGAATAACCAGAGCCACCACGATAAGCGATGCCGTTTTCCAGTTCATCAAACGCCTCCCAAGTTTGATTATCTATTTTTACATAATTATCATGGAGAATAGCCCAGTCTTCGACAAATGTTTCCAGCATTTTTTGAAGTTTGGGAATATCTTTGTCCTCCAATAAATAACTGAAATCAGCATAAACTATTATTGTTTCGTCTTCATTCTCGAATGTTACATAGCAAATTTTGGAATTATTTACCCGTATCATATCGGGGTCGCCCTCAAACAATGAAAGTACATCGTCAATATCATTTTCCTCCATAAATTTACGTATGTAATTATTTTCATACGCATTTTCCCAACTTAATATAATTGTTTTCATATTATTTGTTGTTTATGTATAAATCAAGTGCCAGAAATATTATTTTTACGTCAAATATCTGGAATGTTGCCAGCTCTCCGTTTCGAGAGGATAATTTCCATGCTGATGTCCGTAAACCTTTATTGTTGTTTCCATGCTTGTTTACAATTTGCATTACTTTATCTTTGTGTAACTTAATTGCTCCAATACAAGCACTAATTTCGCGCTCTTTAGCGGCTGCAATTTCTATTTGTTTGTTGTTGTATTCTGTTTGTATTTGTAACATCTTTGCACGCTCTTTATTGCTCCAACGTGCTAATTTATTACGTGCATCTTTTGTAATTTCTATATAATTACCATTTTTGCCACCTCGCGGTGCATCATTTTTAAATCCGTAAAATACTCCCAATTTACATAAATACTCTTGAATAGTGCGTAAATTCACCGACGCACCATTTTTATATCCATTAGGCGTAATTAGGTAAATTGCCTGTCCATTGTGTAACTTTTGTTCGTGCAGTAATAAGCTATAAACTGCATAAGCGTTATTTTTTAATTCTCCGTTTTTTGTGCGCAAAACTTCGTTTGCCAATACTTCAAAATTTTTCATTTTAGTAAGTTTTTAAATTGTTATTAAATAAAATCAAAAATATCTGTTTCAAAAATACATTCGGCAATTAAAGCCATACCTTTAGCGAAACCATTATCCGCTATCACTTTGCCATAAGAGTATCCATAAGGGCTTAAATAGTCATGTAATTCGCCTGAATATTCTTTAACGTCGATAGTTGCCTGTATCCAGTTTTTGCTATCATTGAATTGCTCCTCTGTTAAATCCTCTAATATTGGCGGCACACTTTCATTTGTAACGTTATTCCATTGTTTAAAACAGTACTCCGCTTCACAATTTTTGCGGCTGGGGTTTAACCAATTTTTTTCGCGAAACTGCAAACTATCTCGGTCGGTACATTCCCAGCCTTTTAAAAATTCAGGTGTTCTATTAAGCTCAAATTTACCCTGCCAGCCCTGAATATCGCTGTTTAAAATTTCGCGATTAATTCTGCCTTGATTAGCAATACACGCGGCAATTTGTTTTTGTGTAATCCTTTTCATGTTACTTTTCCTCCCTGATTTGTGCTATATCTAAAGATAGCGCGATAAAACCATTCTGTTTGTAAAAAATATCCTCCCAGTAAGACAAAGAGGCAAGCGACGAAAACATACATTTACCCATATTGTCCATAACACGTCGCCCAAGTAACGGACGTTTTATTCCCTCTTTTTCCAAAATTCCGCGAACACTCTGCATATATTTTGGGTTAAAATTCAATTCATATATAAACATGATGTTATTTGTTATAAAAGTTATTAATTGAAACTATCTGGAAATTTTGCATCGGTAACGCATTTACTTCGTGCATACTCAATAATGCGTTATATCCGTTTACATAAAAATATGTATCGTCATCATTTTCTCCCATATCTAAAGATAATTTTATTTCGACAATATCCTCCCCGTCTTCGTCTTTAATCGTGCAATTTGCGTATAATTCGTTTTTGTATTCCGCTGATTTAAAAAGTTCATTGTAATACGCTTGCGCCTCGCTATGTTCGTTACAGATTAAGCAAAAGTCTTCATATAATTCTGCTATCGTAAATATACCGCCTGTTTCTGTATCATTCCAATACACAACATCTCCTACTTTAAAATCGTTTTTCATAACTTTGTTGTTTAAAAATTAATTACTATTTACCACCAAATAAAAAACCAACTTGATGATGATTTTTGTTCGTTTGGGTCTTTCGGGATAAAGCAACTTAAAAACCACTTTAAAGCCCAGAAACCGACCGCCAAATATACTATAAATTCCATACTATTAAATTTTATTTGCAGGGCTGAAAACGGCTTAAAATCGCTTTCAGCCCCATATTATTTACTCGTCATCCCCACCAATGAAAAAACGTTTGTTTATGTCTTCGTGGTCTTGACTATTTACACACTCTCCATCAAAATAACTGTCATCCTCAAAAACATCTACACGCCATCCACCAGCGACAGAATTATCTCGAATTAAATATACGCCAGTTGCATATATTCTGTCTTTTTGTTCAATAAACTTTTTTACTGCCATAATTATTGTTTTTCTATAAACCATTCCTTTTCAGGCTTACTGTTACCAGTTGCCTCTATTCTATTACCGTCGAAGTCGGCATCACTTTTATAAAAAAAGGTATCCTCTTCTATGCTGTCTACTCTCCAACCGCCCTGAACAGATAAGTCACGTACTAAATACGCACCAGTAGTATAAACGCGGTCATTTTCTTTAATATATTGCTTTGCCATGATTATAAGACATTAAGTTTTAATTTTAATAAAATATTTCGCCTTTTCTCGGTTATTGCTCCGATTTGCTGGAGATATAACAAAATATCATAATACGCGTCGTTTGCGCCAGAAAAACGCAACTCTAAATAGTCGTTTGCGCGTTTACCACACAATACAAAAACGAAGTGTGAAAACCAATGTAATCCGTATGATGTTATTTCTGTAACCTGAACCAGTCCTTTATCTTTTCTTTCGGCAAAAATTAATTTGCGTTTTGCAGCACTGGATAGGAAACCCTTTATATCCTCCTCGAATTGTTCCCGTCCGTAATAATAATTATCCTCTAATCTCTGCAAATGATATTTTGACAATTTTAGTTTCATAATTTAATCCTCCTTTATTTTTTCGTAAATAGCTGTACCATCGGAGAAACCACCGATAACACGTAAAGCCGTTGTATGTTGTTTGTATATATTCTCAATTTCCTTTTGTAAATCTGCATAAACCGCACTAACTTTGCGGATAATGTTGTTTCGCTGCATTTTTAGAAAGCCTTTATTAAGGTCGTTACATTCATGGTCGGTAATATCAAAATAGCTTGAAAACTCCTCGAAATCATAATCTATTGTATTAATATTAATTTCGGAAACATAATCCAAATTTGCACCGTCATAATATCCCGACGAAATAAAGCCAATTAAATTTACCTCGCAGTCCAGCCCAGCAAATTTAAAAGCATGATAAACAGTTCCCAGATAATTACCTTTGTTATGGCAATTCTTTTTGTACGCTTCATAAAAACCGCCCTTACATTTGTCGGTCTTTAAATTCTCAATGTCGCACGTTACACTGCTTTGTATATCGTCGAAATCTATATCGTTTCCATAAAAAGCATAAACCGCGCTTGCTTCATAACTGCAAAAATTCCTTGTACCCATAATTAAAATTTTTAGTAAGTTATTGTTTTTAAATCATATTTTCAGGATTAAAAATATCCCCAATTTCCACACCTACAAGCCGCCCATTGTCAAAACAATGTTTTACGCCTGAAAGCGATACTATTAAACATTCTGAATGTTCCCCGTCATCTAAAGAGGAAATCTCGAATAATTCAATACCAGCGTTAAAAAACGCCTCTGCTATTTCGTAACTCGGAATAATACCGAACGCCCAGTTATCAGCACTTATATATCTAATTTTCATAATGTTGTTTTTTTTATTGTGTTTTTAAAATCTTTTTTGTCCACTATGGTGGGTATACCGCCACAAATTGGACACCAATATTCACTATCTATCAAGTCCTTTAATTTTTTGGTATTTATCTCTACCCATGCTAAAGACTGAACTTTATCCGAGCCGCATTTTGCACAAACTTTTTTTATCATAACTTTTATTATTTATTCGTTTTTCTACTTTAGCGGCAAATTTATAAGCCGCGTTTATTTTATCCGTTTCAAGTGCGAAGACTGGAAACAATTCCAGCCCCCCACTATATTTAAGCATTAAATGTTCCATATTAATACAGTTTATCCACTTGTAAGCCGTCTTCATTCATTGACAAATGAAAGCCGGACTTTATTAGTTTTTCCACACAACCCGGAACGCATTTAGTAATATGTATTGTCCACTTTTCTATCCCCATACTGCCTACGAAACCGTCTTTAGGCTGGTTTATTGTTATTTTGCTGGTGTGGTATTCACTTATTATCTCAATAGCTTGTAAGTATGTTTTTTTATCCATAATTGTAAGTTTTAAAATTCTATATATTCGTTTAATTTTGCCGCTGCTTTTTTAGTTATGCAACCAGCATTGACTAAGCGACGCATCATAATTTGGTTATGAAAATAGTCAATACGATTAAGCCCCACGCCACCAATTACAATACAGTCGCGTCCGCTTACTGTTTTGATGTTATATCCTGCAAGCACGTAAATAAGTGCATGAAAGTTTAACGCGCATTTCGGAGCAATTTCCCGTACTTTTATGGTGCTTCTGGACTGGGTTATGTCTACATTTACGTAAACCAATTTACCAGCCTTGACAGCCTTTAAAAAGCGTATTGCATGGCGATTTAATTCCTCTATATTTACATCCCATTCTTTGGCGCGTTTTGTTTGTTCCTTATCTAAAATTATTTGTTTCATAACTGTAATTATTTATTTATTAGTGCAATATTATAAATACTTTTGTTCGCTTGTTTTTCGTCAATTACCAGCGTTTTTACGGTAATTAATTTTTTAAGTTTCGACAAATGTTTGTCGCGTTCCGTTTCGTCCTCAAAAATTACTTGATAACCTTTTGCTACTTCTTTAAGTCCGTAGCCCTGCAAAATAATTTGCTCGGTTATTGTCGGCAACCATACTAATATACAATAATATTTTTTCATATCTATAAAATTAAAAAGTGAAACCAACATAAACTATCTTATCTCCGCTCACAAGTTTTTCTGCATTTACATCGTCAAACTTTGTAAGGCTATATTTTTTCAGTTCGCGAACATATTCACCTTTTACCCAAACTGGTGATTTATCGTTATCTTTTAGGCGAATAAATTCACCCTTTTTAATATCCCGTACTTTTTTCATAATTGTACTTTTTAATCGTTTAATAAAATAAAGCCATATTTCGCGCTGTTATTACGTTTTAAAGCAACGCCAGCTACATTTATTTTGCCGCCATTTGGCAAATAAGAAAATACTTTAATTTCGTCTAAAATTGCCCGTTTGTCTGTAAGTTCTACACGAATAACCGACCCAGTGTTAAAAACGCTTACATCAAAAATAACATATTCACAATTCGACTGCAATATGTTTGCTTTTTGCGCATGGCTTAATAGCTCTAAATAATTTTTAATTTCCATAACTATATATTTTTTTGGTTTATAATTCACTTTAAAAAGCGGCTAACTATTTTCACAACACCCAGCCGCCAACTAATTTTATTACTAACTTAAAACGCCCTTATTTTGTGACCCGACCACAAAGCACGCCAGCAATTAAGCCCCGTTTAAGGTGCAAGGCTGGTGAAGTTCCAGCCCTGCAATATTATTTATAAATCCATATCAAAAAGTATTGCCGCCTCTATTATAAAGGCTACATTTACATTGTTTACCTCAACATTTTTCATAAGACAGACTTTTATTGCTGCAACTATAACAGCGTCGTTTGCCTCTGCTATAATTCGGTTAGTGTAGGCTGGATAGTCCAGCAATTCCGCGTACAGTTCACACTCTCCGTCCGACCCATCGACAAGGTTAAACGGTATAATATACGATTTTTCGTTTATATCGTATATGTCATAATCCTGAATATGGCATTTTGCAACCTCTAAACTATTTACCGCTTGTTTTGCTGGATAGCAAGCAACCACTAAAAACATAGCGCATAAAGCAACCGCGCCACAAAGCAAACTAAATTTTAAATTTTTCATAATCATTAATTTTTATAATATTCAATAATTCCGTTAATTTCATTTTCTACTGGCAAATATTCCTTTGCCGTTTCAGGCAAATCAAAAATTGACTGTATGCAGCCCGTTGTGCTTGCATAACCAAAATATTTGCTACCTAAAGGGCAATAAACATACCCTAACATAGTAAGCGCGTTTACAACTTCATTCACTGAAAGCGACGAATTTACAACGTCCGCAATAATTTCGTAATGTAACATAATTTTTTCAATTTAATAATTAATATTGTGCCGTTGTGGGTATTGCTCCCATTATCAAACCACGTTTGCAACGGCTTAGGCTTATAGCCTTATTTCGGTCATTTCGTCTAAGCAAAAAATAGCAATTTGTTTTTCATGTTTGCCGACCTCAATAGCCATATTTTTATCATGCAGTATTTTAACACTGTCGATATAAATAGTATTGGTTTCGCTATCTATCCAACCGCCAACAATACCACGATGCAATAAAGCGTGCTTAACCGCCTTTTTAAAGTCGTTTGAATTGTTTTGAGTTGCAGCATAAGCAACACTGTAACCGCTTGTTTCTTTAGCCTCCGTTAAGAGGTTATAAGTAAACCCGTTTGGGTTATTGCGAGCAACATTTAAAACGTCCTCACAAAGTTCTGAAATTTCGTTACTTGCATCAAAAATGCAGGTGCGAACTTGCTGTTTTGTTAGTCGCATATCATTGTTTTTTAAACAAAATATGCAAACATCGTTGTTTTCCCAATAGCCCAAAAATTCTACATATTGCGCTGTTTTGTAATCTGGTGCGAAATATAAATATACTTCGTTTTGTACTAAATTTTTCGTTTTCATAATTTTTAAAATTAAAATGATTAATAAATATTGTGCGGTTGTTGTTATCGCTACAAGTTAAACCCTATTTTCAGGCTTACAACCGCTTTGTTATCGTTATATTGTTTCGTCTAAACTACGAAAATTATTTTTGATAACTTGTTTTTTGTCCTTATAAGATACGCTTTTTTAAATTTCCACGTTTATAAGTCTTTCAGTACGTCAATGAACTAAACCGTTTAACACTCGGCTACTTATTAGTATTTTGTTTCACTCCTGCATAGTGTTATTTTCGCATGGAGAATAAAGAATTTTGTTTTATTGAATAACCTTTGTTATTCGTTTGCGGTTGCAAAGTAAGTAACGATATTTTAAACTACAAAATTTTTAATGTTAAAAATTATTAAACTCTATTTAGTGCTGTATCTCAACATGGAAACCGTCGCATAGTGTATTTTAATAATAAACAAATAAAGAAGTTTAAAAAAGTGTTTCTCTCTTGAAACCGAAAGCAAAGATATAGCGACTTTTTAAATCTCAACTACTTTTTTTAAAATAAAAATTTTTATTGTACAAAACTGCCGTTTTCGAGGACGAAACCCCCAGTTTCAAGGACGAAACCGAAAATAAACTTTTTTGATGATATAAATAACTGTTTTTCAGTCACTTATAAAATAACTATATTGATAATCAATGTTTTATAAAATGGAAATAATCGGTTTTTTGTATTTTTCTGGAGAGCTTGATATATAGATAGTTAGTTTTTAATAGTCTGAAATACAACAACTTATAAAGGTCTTTTTTCTTATTTGTTTAAAACATTGAAAATAAACGCTTTAAGAAAATAGGACTATAAAAACATAGTATTTTGTTATTTTTTGATATATAAAATACTGGTGTTCAGTGGAATATAGATGCTTTTTCATTCAGGACTGAAAATATATTTTGCAACAAAATACGCCTAAGGAAATAAATACAATAAAAAATGAAAATTGCGAACAGGAACGCGATAAACTAAATTTTATAGTTTGACTTAAAATAAAGATATTCAACGTTTTAAATAAAAATGGGTGCAAATTTGCCTTGTCTGGTTGCTATTTTCGCACTATAATAGTGTTGTATCTATTCTTACTTCGACAATGGACGAATAAATGTACATCGGTGTATATGCTTTTAGTCCTGAAAAAATATTTTTTAAAACAAAGAATAAATAGTATAAGAGAAGAGATACAATAATAAGATAAACAACATACAATAAGATAAAGTATATATAACATTCATTGCATACGCATACATACGCGTGCGCGTGCGTAGGTCTGGAAATATATTTTTAAGGAAAAAGAATAAACAATATATATATACATAGAGAAGGAATACACAATAAAAGTATAAAATTTTGTAGTACAAAAAGTCCTTTTCTTTTCAGTCTTCGGAGAAGACAATACAAAAGGTTGTATTTCAGTGGTTTAAATAAAGATAGATATAAATATACTTATAAATTGTAAGTTTGTGAACGAATAAATATAATAAATTAAAAGAAAAACGAATGAAAAAGTTTTAATCTGAAATTAAAAAGTGTTTTTAAAATTAAAAAGTGTTTTTAAAATTAAAAATAATTTAATTGACTGAAAATGAATAGTTTAAAAGAAAATAGATGACGTTTTTCAACGAATGGAGAAATAAATGTTTTTTGTGTGTTTTGCAGTGTTTTTCGTGGTTTTTTAAAGGTTTAATAGTCAAGTAGTTAAAAAAAAAGAAGGGATTATCTAAACGCTAAATACTTGATAATCAGTCTTTTAGCGTTTTTTAGATAACTGTTTGTAAATCAAGGTTTTACTACTTATAAAAGTGAAACTTATTTTTTAATTAATTGTAAATCAAAGAGTTATGAAATTAGAAAATAAAATGTTAAAATAATTAACTTAATGAATGTGAAGACTATGACGATTTCATCGGTGTTTGGAGGGGGCTAATGTTAAAAAATAAAAAAACCGACCACCCCCTCTTTTCTGGTGCGAGTACCGTACTTACACTGGGTCTTCCTCCAGTAAATTGACAAAATAACCCCCCAAACACACTCATTCCACCGTGCCGCCATACTCGGACATTTTCTTGGACACCTTGTCTAAGTTCTGTGGATGTTCTGGTGATGTGCCTCTGTACGCTCTGTAAGACGATATGCGCGACTGGTATATTCCTACCCATATAGTTCTTAAAAACTTTTTTATTCTCTCCCGGAGCGACCGATACAAGAGATACCTGTAAGCCCGATTTCGCATTTCGTGAATTGTGAATGTATTTTGCATTTTAACACTTAATTTAAACTGGTGTTCTAAGCCTGTCGCAATTATTGGTGTTATTTGCGACAAACATGTAACAAATATAGAATATATACGTTACGAATCCGAATTTAAAGAAGTAATTAAAATTCCGAGGTATATATCCATATTAAATTTGAGCCTCTTAAATCGCCTTAAAACGCTGGCAAGTTTCTATCTTTACTTTGAAACAACTAATTATAACTCGCTATAACGTATTAATAACACATGCTTTTAGCGAGATATAGCATTTTCAAACGTCCACAAAGTATCTCCATATTTCGATAGATAATTTGCCAGCTGGATTTAAGGCTCCATTTTGTTTTCCGCAAGCTGATATACAGAAAGTTAGTTTTAAAGTGTATCTCAAAAAATTTTTGGGTCGTTTTTGAGAAAACGTTCCGACACCCGGTTTTATTCTGAAGGGTTATTTGTTGGCTTTACATTATTTGGTGTTGTGCCTTCTCTATTGTTTTGTGTTGTTATTGTTTGTATAGGATATATTGTCACTGGAGTTGTTGATGAATTGAAAAATAATTTTGCAGGGCTAATAAATTATACGCGTATAATCGGAGCCTTATTCTCCAGTTTCACAAAACGACACAGGGCTATTTAAAAATAATTTTTTTCCAGCCCTGCAAAAAATAATTGCAAAAACATTTGGTAATGTCCGAAATATTCCGTATATTTGTGCTTTATTAATTATTAAATTATATATTATGGCAAAATTTTGGCAAGAAAGAAAAATGAGTTACTTTAGCTCTGCATGTGCATTAAAGGATGCGTTCCCAGAGTTTAAACACATCTCTGCTTCGTGGATTGAGGATGTATTAAGAAAAAACAAACTCCAGCTAATAAAAACAAAACAGAAAACTACTCCGGTCTTAGTGAGGCTTACTCTTCCATTAGGTATTCTGACGATATTAGCTTTATTGGCGTTCTTACCATTTCATTACATAAGTACTGGAAAATGGTATTACAGTTATCAGCCTCTATCGAATTGGTTAAGACAACTTGGATTTTAAATTTGCAGGACTATGACAGTAAATGACTTAATCCCCGGACATAAATATCATATTCACAAAGACTATGAAGTTGAATATGAATTTATAGGCATCTTTCAAAAGATAAATAAACCAGATACTTGGTGTGCGTTATTCAAGCTACCAGAAAAAGTAACCCGGTTTACGATTGCTTCCTCAAATAAATATGACGGTGTTCCTGAAGGAATACTGAATGTGATTCCATTTTTAACTAATTTTACACCCCATATTTTTGAACAAGTATGATAAACGTAAAAGCAGAGGATGTATATTTCACATCCGACACACACTTTCATCACGCGAACATTATCAATCATTGTAATAGACCATTCGCGAATGTAATAGAAATGGACGAGGCTCTTATTGATAACTGGAATCGAACGGTTCCTAAAAATGCTCTTGTTGTTCATTGTGGCGATTTTGTATGGAAAGCCTCTCCAGAAAGTGAGAAATATCAAAACATGATTAAGAAATTAAACGGTCAGATATTATGTGTTGGCGGCAACCACGATAAAGGCGAAGACCGGATAATGATGATAAATGTGATTGAATCCAGAGGTACAGTCACACAACACCAGAAAATCGTCTGCTGCCATTATCCAATGATAGCATGGAACCAATCATTCCGAGGAAGCTGGCAAGTGTTCGGTCATATTCACACAACACCAGAAAATCGTCTTAGTTATACATGCAATATGCGCCCTACTCAATATGATGTTGGAGTTGATAATAATAATTTCAGACCTATTTCATATTTCGAGTTAAAGGGCATTATTAACGAACAAATATTTACAAAACAACAATCATGGACGCAACAGCCGCTTTAATGACACCACGAGAAATATTAAATGATTTATTAAGTTATTGTTATTCCAGCCAAAGTGTGGCAAATAGCCGCATTAATGCCAATATTGATGATGAAAATATCAAACGTCACAATATAGGAGCCGGAAGCGCATTTGAGAGTGTGGCAAATTATATTCTACAATTAAAACGCAAATTAAATGAAAAATTACTTTAAACGCTTATTCGGACTGGATAAGGAACATTGGTATTATGTGAAATACGCTTATATTACTAAAACTGGTAAAGCTGTTTACAATTTCTCTGCAATATTAGGAACAAAGAAACAGGTGACATTTACTAACTTTAGGAATATTAGAAATCGTATATCACCAAAAGTTATTAAAGAGTTTGTACAAACTTACAATAATGACCGAGAGTTATCTAATGGTAGACTATCAATAGAGAATATCTCTTACATAGGGCATTGTCGTGAAATATAAATCCCAGAAATAAATGAAAACAGCAGAACAACAATTAAAAGAGGCTTGGAAGTTTGTTGACGACCAACTTGGTAGCCTTCAGGAGAAACGTAAAACTGCCACTCCGGTGGAAGACCCTATTTATGAAGGCGCGATAATCGGCTTTCAAGCTATGAATGATTTTTTCAAACAACAACGCAAAGCAAATGCCAGAAAATACAACAAATCTGCCACAAAACGCATTAAGGCTAACCCTTCCGTCTAATTTTTTTACAGCATGTACAACAGTCAGCAAATTCCCATTTTTCAAAGCTACTGTAAATGCTGCAAAAGAATATGAAGAAGCGATGGTGCGAGCCACCAAAGAAATTCCACCACAATTATTAGAGTGTTATGAGAACATCAGTGTTAATGGCTGGAATCTAAATGAGTTAGAACAATCTTTTAATAAATTTACAAAAAGCATGAACAAACAAAAGAAAAGAAACTGGAAAGAAGCTGCCAAACCTCTTGTCATTGAGATGAAGCTGGACATCAGTGAAGCAGAAGAGCAAATTGAAAAGCTAACGGAGTTAAATATAAAAATGTCAAACAAAGCAAAATGGCTAATATACGAAGAAGGCTACCAAGCCGGATTTGCTGCTGCCATGAAAATAAGAAATGAAAATTGATTATGGAAGGATTATCACAATACATTAAAAGTAAATACAATGCCATTCCAGATACTCCGTGTTATGTTGCTGGATATGATGGTATTATGATGGTAGGAACAATTCCTAATAACACAGAATTTACAATTATCAATATTAATGAACCCGGCTATACATTTGAAATACTTGAAAATGGCAGCCCTAAAGAAATTAGTATGTTTAGATATTCAGTATGTTTAAAAGGTTCTAATGGAAACACTTATGTGATTGGACTTGTAAATAATTTAATTAAAAACTTTAAAGACCCCAATATAGGAGATTACATACCATTATAAATAAAATACCCCGGTAAGACATTAAAATCCTACCGGGGTATTTTTATGTTCGTTTGTAAGGTTACAAACTACGGTCTGCCATTTGAAACAATTTCTCCACGCGCCTTTTAAGGGCATCGTATTTCTCTGGAGTATATTTTTTGTATGTTCGGAACTGGGAGATAAACTTTCTTTCCATTTCTTTTAACAACTTATCACGATTTTCAATTCTTAATTGTTTCGCATCATAAGCTGATACACATACAGAAATATCATCACCAAGTTCTGTTTTTATTTGTCTGGCAATACTAAGGTCTTTATTGACTACAAATTCTGGTATGGTCTTTCCACACTGAACACCTATCGTATTAAAAGGACGACTGTATAATCCTGTAATGGTTACGGTTATAATATCTAATCCTACAACCATATAGAGTTGTTCTGAAATCTTACAGTCTTTGAAGTTTTTAATAGGATTTGCCATTCCATTGAGGTTTAGAGTTGTTGTATTCCATTTTGAGCGCAATATGTTTTTGCAGGTCTATTTCAAGGTATCCGGCTAAGTCACCAGTTCTGATGATTATATCAGCCAGTTCGTCACCAATAGAATTTTTAATATGTTGCTCAAACATTTCTTTTTTATTCGCGTCAGGAGCCTGTTCAACACTTTCTAAATCATACTTAGTACAATACAAGCCCTTACGGTCAGCCTCCAATGCTTCGGCACACTCTGATGAAATTAAAGCCAATTTCTGCGCTATAAGCGCGTGTTTTATGGCTTTAAAACCACCTTTTTGATTACTGGAAGCCGCAATATCATGTAACTTCCAGAATCCTTGATTCTTAGCCCACATGTGAACTAAGTTACAAAAGCTATTCACTCTATCAATAGCCTTATTTAGAAGTGCATCCATTTTGTATTTGGTCTTGAAGTGAATTACAATACGCCAAAATATCATCAGCCGAAGCTAAACCATTAGCATTTTTATCGTCGATATACACATCCGCGTGAATTTTAGGGCTGCATTTACCATCGAATCTCTGCATCATTTCTGGGTGGTGGTCGTTTACGCGGTCAATAGGGATTTTACACTCTAAGCAGTAATTTATCGCTGCTGCAAGTTCATTCCCAGACCTGCAAGTCCAAAGAATAATATACCAACCGTTTTTTTTGAGTTCCTTTAATAACTCATGGTACGCGTGTTTCGGCAACCCCAATTTAGGATACGCCGAATCAACTAAAACACCATCGAAGTCAACCGCTACTATAAGCAAATCTTTTTCTGCATAGAAATGCCTCGTAGGGTCTACAACAGCAATGTTAGAATTTTTATTTGTCATAATGTTCAAAAATTGTTTTTAAATTAACAGCCGGAGCCTGAACCGTCAGCCATTTAATTATTTTGGTTTTTATATCCTGTTGATTAGTCTCTATATTCCGAAGCGCGTTCATGTAATCCGGTGCTACTCGCCACTCCATTGTAGATTTAGTAACTACCATATCTGGCTGATTGGGAGCAACAAATACAGGTTCGTGAAAAATCAAACCAATGATATTGGTGTCTGTAAGAATAATGGCGGCGTATTCCGGCTCTATATCCCAGCTCATAACATGATTTAACTGTCTATGTAAAGACTGAAAGCGTTTATCCAGTAAAAGTTGGCTAAACATGTTCTTTCTCATTTTATTGATTAATTCCTCTTTTAAGTTGCTCGTCGCGTTCATTTTCTGATTCTTTAATTTTTTCTTGACAATCTTTTATATGTAATTCCATTCTGTTAATGAAATCCTCTAAAAATGTTTGCAGGGCTGACGGTACATCGAAGGCTCCTGCTTCATCCAATATTTTATTAGCTGCATTAATTTTTTCCTGACATTTTTCAATAGCCCACAGCCACATTAATCTATCGTCCAACATTAGAATGGAAGAAATTCATCATCTTTGTCTTCTACTCTTTTAGAAACATTGTTGACTTGTGTTTCTTTTAAAGCAGCAAATTGTTGCCACGGCATACATAAGAATCCTGTCGGCTCCTCCCGGCTCCAGCCAGCTGATTGTAGTGACTGAAATATTTTACCGTTTGTGTTCGATACAATACTATTCATCACATGTAAATCAAAAACATGTTTAAGTAATGCTTTTTTGGCTCTTTCTGTCAAATTAATTTCAGCTTTAGCCAAAATTTCCAAACGCAAGTCAATATTATCAGCACCAATTAGTTGATACATTAGAAATTCATTGTAATTAATGAAATTCATAATGTAGTATTTCTTGCTGGCGACTATCCATGCTGGCGATACAACCAATAAACCATTGACAGAATTAATAAATTCGTCAGGAATTTGATTGTAAAGAACATCGACACTTATAGCATCATTCTTATAGAACAACACACTATCATTCCAAGAAGGCAGGTCTTCGTCTGGGTTTTTTAGTCTAAAACCATTTGGTTCACCAATTTCTTTTGGTTGAACACCCGGAATTTGCAGGTCTAAATCGTGACATTCACGTTTCAAATAAATACCTTGCAGTTTTAAAGCAAGAGAACCGCCTATTATTACTTGATGATTCGAGTTAGCTTCTTGCCATTCAGTAACATGACTTAACAGCTGACATTCATCAACCGTCAGTAATTCTGTAAATTTGATACCTTGAATTTTCATACGGCATTTTGAATTAGTTTCCAGTTTGCATCAAGCATTTCGATTTGTGTTGGAGTATATCCAGTCATCACTTCTACACCGCTAACAAGACGTATGGCTGGGAGACATTCAACAAATCCCTGCTTTTTGGCAATACTTATCAAAGGTTCGGTAAAACATTTGTCAGCCGGAACCTTTGCGCCCGGTAACAGGAACAAATATTTGCCGGGTATCCAGTTTGAACGCGTAACGGCATATCCAGATTTGAGAGCATCCATTGCATCTCCAAATGTTTTTACGTTTGGAATCATTCCTCCTTCATAAACAGGAACGTGTTTTTCAGTAATTGTACCGTCTTCAAATAGTAACGCTACTAAATACTGGTGTTCGGTTACTTTACTGCCGTCTTCACACAAAACAATGCCATCGCGGTCATTAGGCATTGTGATTGATTTAATGACTACACCTTCAACTTGTTCGTCGTCTGGTGTGATTACTAAAACCTTTTGAAAAGGTTGAAATTTTCTTAATTTTCTCATATATCTATATTTAAAGTGTTGTAAATCTCTTTTATCTCTTCACTGGTGATTCCGAGATATTTGCGAGTAGTTGCTATATTGGCATGATTCAATATTTCAGAAATAATTACCAGTGCTGCGTCGGTTTGTCCGCGACTATCCCAAATATGACGCGCAAATGCTTTTCTTACACTATGAGTTGAAAAATTTTCAATTTTAATATCATAGAGTTTTTTGAAGGCTCTGCACTTTTGGTTCGCGTATTGAACCGTAACTGACTGATTACGAGCCTCCGGAGCCATAACGTACCAGAAATCTGGATATGCCCCTAAAAGCTGGTGTAGCTCTGCAAAAATCTTTTGGTTCGTTTCTGAAATAGTTATATGCCTATGCTTGCCAGTTTTCTTTTCTCGAATGTCAAATGATTCTCCACTTAATAAGTGGCTCCATTTGATTCTCTTTATATCCGAATATCTTAATCCAGTACAAAAAGCTAATCGAAAATACAATTCCCATTTATAGTTCTCGTCATCACGCAAACACTTAATGAGACGCTTTAATTCATCCATTGGGATAAAGTCTGCTGTGGTAAATACATCTACTGCTGCCATATCTAAATAATTTATAATTAAGGCACAAATATACATAAAAAAAGTGACACATCCAAATGGACGCATCACTTTTACATATTTTTAACAATTAAGTTTACTTTTTAGCTTGGTACTTATCCCAAAGTTCACTGATATAAGTTAAGCCTTTTGCTGTAATCAACGTTACGTCATAGCTGATAGTCGCGCCAAACTGATTAGTTCTTACACGCTGGTCTACGGTAAAGTATCCAGCCTTAACGAATTGCTGAAGCGGTCTTGGTTTACCGTACTTCATCAATAAGTTCTGGCTTTTCAAGAACTCAACAAACTTAGTGCGACCAAATGGCATTTTCAAAACTTTAGGTGCAATGTCCAACGCATACACGCCATTTGAAGTCATCGCTTTATTGAAGTACATTATTTTTGGTTCAGCTACTTTGAGTTCTTTATTCTTGTCTTGAATAACTCCTTCGGCAACATTCAAAGCTGCTTGTTGTTTTTCTATTTGTTCAGCCTGATTCGCGGCTAACCTTAAAGCCTCGGCAAATGTTGTTGGTAAAGCTGGAAGGTTGTTTTTAACTGTCTGCTCCAACTCTTCCCAGCGACGATTAACTTTAATGCGCAATTCAATATTATATCCCGTCATAAGGTCAAATGTTTGCATACGAGTTAAACGAAACTCACGATACTGTTGTCCGTTCTGTGAGTGTTTGTAAAGGGTATCCCCAATTTTGGGGAGACCCATTTTTACATAATTTTCATTTAACACTTCGCAATCTCTTAACACATGGTCGTGTCTTTTTTCTGTTAGTTCTGCGATTTCGCGACTTGTCATTACTTGTTCTACCTGTTCAATTTTTTGAATCTGTCTCATTGTCTTTAAATTTTAAATGTTAATATATTAGTTCCACAAATTTTTTGCATCTGCCAGTGAAATAATGGTTGTACCTAATTCTTTCGCTTTAACAATCTTACCGCTTGCGCCTTCTGGGTCGAGAGTAACCAAATGAGTTGTTTTCTTAGAAACATTGGAAACAATTACTCCTCCATTACTGGAAAGAATTTTTTCCAGTTCTGAATCACGAACGCCGGAGAAACATACACTTAGACCTTTGTACTTTACACTTTTAGAGGTTTCTGTTTTACATATTTTAAAAGGTAATTGTGTGTTCTTTAATAGTGATGTAAATGAACCCCAGCCATTTATGAAAGACTGAACGGTTTTTTCTCCTAATCCTTTAACACAATTTAGTTCGTCAGAAACATCACGAACATCAGCAGTATGAGCAATTAACTTTTCAATCATATCATCTGAAAAATTGTCAATAATAAGTTGTCCTTTGCTGTCGCCAATGCCTTCAAATGTATCCAGAGCCTTCATAAGCGTTACTAACGAAGTTGGATTATTGTATAATCCATTCAGCTGGTCGTTGATGCTATTGGCTATTGATTTACCAATTCCGGGGATAGGCGTTAATTTACGCGTTTCCAAATTTAAGAAATCAGTCAATAATGCTGTTGAATTTGTCTCTTTGAGATAATTATAAACAGTTTCGATTGTTGTTTCTCCAAAATCCTCAAATTCCAGAACTGAAAAGAAATAAATAATTTTTGCCAGCTCTTTTCCGGGGCAATAACGATGACAACAAACAAGGTCAGTCATTGTTTCATTCCATTTGGTAGAACTTTCACATGCTGGACATAAAGCAAATTTATCCATGAGGCTAACAACTGCATCACCATTGAAATTACCAAACCCAACAATCTTTGGTATTACACTTCCAGACCTGATGACAGTTAATTCTGTTCCCGGCGCGATATTGTTATCATAAACAAATTTGAAATTGTTACCAGTTGGATTATCAATTTTTGCGCCATCAATCATTACTGGTTCAATCTCCACAGTCGGACGTAAATATCCATTCTTCGACACACGCGCATTTACAGCCACACACTTAGTCTGAAAACGTTGTTCAAAATCTGCTTTGTAAGCAACAGAATACAACGGGTTGCCAGACGTTGCGTGGCGACCTAAGCGTTTCCATTCGCGTTTGTCATTTAGGCATATTACCAATCCGTCACAATCGAATAAACTATTCCATCTGAAATACAGCTCATTTAATTTGTCTGATGTCAAATCTTTGATTTTGCAGCAATGAGCTGGAATCTGAACCGGGTTGATATTATTTAGTTCAAATATATCATACGTGTACATCGCGTCGCTTTCGCCGACAAACGCATTATATCGGATATAACTTACAAAAGGAAGAAAATCTTTGAATTTATCCGCATCTGATGCGAATATCCCGGCGACTGTTCCGCGTTTTGTTTTGAATATCTCCCCAGAAGCTGGGTTGCGTTTGCCTTCAAAATGCTCTTTCCAATTTTCATTGGTAATAATGGCTTCCCCACCAGAATAATGAAATTTAGTACAAATGCCATTATTCATATACTGGATGTGTTTGTCGCTTCTCATGCCGATATTATCCTCACTTCCACGCGTCCACGCACAACCATTAAATTCGTCTTCCAGCAAAGAAATACCATCCAGCTTTGGAAGTGTATAAACTTCTGCGTCTTCAGATATTCTATTCTTATTCACCCACGCTTGAAATTCTTCAAAACTTTTCAGTTTATTCAAACTTCTCATAATCATAGGCAATTTTTCTTTGCGGTCGTCCGGGGTCGGCGTTGGCTCCACACGCGTAAGATACGGATGTTCTGGACTAAGTTTGCGTAACTCTTCCAGTAACGCGTCATACTCGGCATCCGAAACGATGCTTTCTCCTGTTCTGTAAGCGTGATTATACGCTTTTAGTTTTTTGATAATACTTGGAATCATATATTTATAATTTAAAAATTTACGCAAACATACAACAAAAAAGTGGAATTACCAAACGGCAACCCCACTTTTTATAAATATTTAACATTTAATCTTAATTTTTACCTGTGTGTCCGAATCCACCAGCACCTCTTTCTGTTTCGCCGAGTGCTTCAATGGAATCCATTTCAAGCCATTCAGCCTGTTTGTAATCAGCGATTACCATTTGAGCAATACGCTCACCGCGTGCAGCCGAATATGGTTCACCACTAAGATTAATAAGAATCACACCAACCTCACCACGGTAATCAGCGTCGATTGTTCCCGGCGTATTAACAAGTGTAATTCCATGTTTCAGTGCCAAACCGCTGCGTGGTCGCAGTTGCGCTTCATAACCGGGTGTTAGGGCAAGATATAAACCTGTCGGGATACATTTACGTTCACCCGGTGCTAATGTAAAATCAATCGTTGACCTGATGTCCATTCCAGCTGATTGAACGGTAGCATAATTAGGGCATGGAAACCCAGAGTTATTAAAAATTCTAACCTTCATCGTTGTATTTGTTTGTTGTTTTGTAATTGTCTTCAACTATTGTACAGCACCTGTGTGGTTTTCGACCACCTTTACGTTTTATTTGCATTTCTGCAATATCAGGTCTGGACTTTAATTCTTTTGCTCTTTTTTTACGATAAGCCTTTTGTGCTTTTTTCTTAGCTTTTGCTTCTTCTCTGGGGTCACTTTTCTTTTCGATTAATGCACGCCATCGGAATAAATTTATTTTCCGGGTCTGTACACCAATAGGAATACGACCTCTGCGTTCTTGCGCTAAGTGCATATATTCACCCAGACTGATAACACCAATATCTGGAATGTCTAACTCTACCATAGGGCTTTCGTACCTTACAATATATCCTTTGCAGGTATAAAGCATCTCCATTAAGGCTTCATTCTTTTTAAGAGTGATATTTACAGCCATTGGAGAAACCTTATTTGTTTCGGAATTATTTTGCAGCAATGCCGCTGTATCTCGAACAGACGAACAAACAGCGACAAGTCTTAAAGTAGTAGAAAACACCAGCACCCGTTTTGCAGGATTTGGTGTTTTCTTTACTTTCTGTTCGTCAGAAGTTGTCATTTAGCGTCCGGCTTTGCTTGTAATTTATCCAGCAAGTTCTTGATTGAATCTACTGGGAAACGTTGAAACATTGCATCGACAAGCGCGTCATCCGAGAATGTGGCTCCGGTATTGAACAATTCAAACATACGCTGTGAACAATAAGCCGCAAATTGAGCATTGAAGAATATTCCAAAATCCACTGCCAAAGAATTGTGAATCATCGTTTCACCTTCTTTAGTGACTACAAATAAGTCTTCCGGTTTACGTTTCATAATATTAGCGTAAATTTGAATAAAATCAGCTCGCATTACTTTGTACTTCTCTATGGCTGGTTCCTGTGTTTTATCCTCAAAACCTTCTTTATACAAGAAATATGATGCGTTAAATACTGGAATACCCAGTACTTCAGTAAACAGCATATTCTTTAGCTGTGTAGTCCATACTGTACCTTCCGGCTTTAATTCCACTTCAGGAGATTCTTCTTTCTTTCCTTTTGCCATTGTTTAATTGATTAGATGTTTATATTCTGGAATTGATTCAAAACATGGACACTCTTTCAACCATTCATGCTTTTCAATAATTCCGTTTCCGTTTTTATCAGGGCTGGTGTCTCTATGACCTTTGATGTACTTGATTTTCCAGCGAGATTGAATATCCTTAATCTTATGAAGGATAGCTTCTTTCTGTTCCGGGGTGCGTGTGTCAGCTGCTTTACCATTAGCGTCCAAGCCACCTTCGTAACAAATACTTATAGTTTTGTCATTAAAACCGAGGGTGTGCGCACCAACTTCGTCTTCGTCTCGTCCATGAGCTATTTCTCCATCTTTGGTTACATAATATTGATAACCAATGTGAGCAAGCCCACCATTTTTTACACGGCTGACAGCACGTTTAAATCCCCGGTCTTTATGCCATTTATCAATCGTTTTTACATCTACATTAGATGTCACGCGTGTCGCGGCGCAATGAATAATAATACCTTCAGGTGTCATCTCTTTTCGTTTTTAATAGAAGTTGCTTCTTCAATCATTCCGGCTCCTTCCAGCATCATCAATCCAAAAGAATCAACAACCACAATAGAGCTGTAATTTACTTCTTTACATCCCAGAATTTTCCAATCAGTCACGCAATCACTCAAAGACTTTCTGATGTCTTCTGTTGCGTCTTTGATTGATTCCGACGGAGTAATGTAATCCACCTTAGATGCTGGTTTGAGATTACCAGATTTTTCATCCAGTGCAAAGAAAACTACTTTAGCAGCATATATATTATCATAAGATTCTTCATTGAATGTAAACTCAATATATTTGGCTTTGCCAATAACGTGAGATTCAACGCAATTAAAACTCGGATTACACAATACCTTTTCAATGCCCTGTACTTTAGCTTCTTCGATTAGAATACTTTCAGGATAAACCGTAAAGCCTCTGAAAATTTCCAATGCCACTGATTCAATCTCTGTAAGCGATACCGCACGTATCAAGATTGATTTCTTCGTCACTTTTGTTTTGCCGTCTTCAAACGCTACGCGAAGACTGGCGGTTACTCTAAACCACTTTTCCATTTTGTTGTTTTTAAAAATTAATATTGTTTGAACCAATAACTCTTAATCTCTTCCTGCGTCATACTTTCGACAATAGAATTTATTAATTGCCTTCCAGCCTCTGTCCAAACCATATAAGGTTTTTTACATTGACTTTTGTCGGTATATTCTGCCATTCTGGTTAATTCTTCAGTTCTGGGTTTATATTCATCAGTTAAAGTATAAACCGAACTGTCATTATCCCATTTAATAACGCCTTTTTTCAATAAAATTCGTGTTAATGTTTTAGCGTGTAGCCTGTTGATTGTAGCCACATCCATTGTTCTAAAACATTCTACATCATTTATTTTCATCCTGTACAAATAATGATTTTCGTTTCCAATAATTATAAGCGTTGAATATTTTTGAGAAATTCGTCATTCGATAATTTTCAGCATCAATAGCCTCTTGCTCAAATATAACGCGCTCATAACCTCGCATCCATGCTTTTTTAAAGCCATATCCTTTACGTAACTGAATAACGAATCGAATAAGCCATTCAGTATAGTAATGTACGTAGTAGCCACACAAAACTATTCCAATAAACAATCCTATTGGTACAGTGATTGAGAATCCAGCTGCCAAAACAACTGTGGTAAGCATCATTAAACCCAGCCAGATAATTATTGATTCCCAATATTGCTGGATGTGGGTCTTCTCGTGCATAATCCACTTTTGTGGAATTTGCTCTTTCCGGTTCTTAAAGAAAGCGAAACCGAATAACATTATGCCCCGGAAGTTGTTGGCATAAAGAAAAAATTCCGCTACTTTGCTGTTAAAAAAAATCATGTTTCTTCTAAAAATTTAGTGAATAATTCATCTATCTCGTCATCAGTTTTGTTCAGTCTTGCGCCCAAACATTTGCAGGTCAGCCAATAAGACCCGTCTTCGTTGAAAAACTCAACGATTTCTTTTAAAAATTCTTGTTGTGTCATATTATTGAAGTTTAAGTAATTGCTGATATGCTTTTGCGCCTTTTGCTGTTAAGCCCATAATATGGTTATCATCAGTCCATTCATTCGGAATCTCAATACGATTACCACTTGGATAAGAACCGTTTAATTGAATAGCTAATTCTCCAGTTGGTAGCATAGAAGAATCTCCATAATCAGCTACCATTTCCGAAGGTACACCATATAGATTGCCATAAACATTATCAAACCGGATGCCAGCTTTCTTACAAGCTGCGTAAGCCTTTTTAAGACTATTAAACTTTTTCTTTTGAACTGGAGAAAGTTCACAAACCAGATTTAATTCCACATTCATATATATATTCTTTTTTATAATTAGACTGCAAATATACAAATAATATTCGACATACGCAAATATTTTTGATATTATTTTTATAATGACATATAATATGCTTATTGACATACTGGAGTGTCATTGTTGCAAATTTTGCGAAAACTTGCACACTTTTTCATAATTTGTGCAATAAATTAAAAAACTTGCACACTTCAGGCAAAAATGTGCAAAAAATTTAAGCGACAATAAAAAATTGCACACATGTGCATAAGGTGTGCGCAATTTTATCGAAATCCATCAAATTTTGCTCAAATTCATCAAAATTCCCAAAAACGCACCCCCTCCAGAAGCCTTTAAACGAGGTTCCGTTAAAATATGTTAAATTGCACACCGACCCCCTAAAATGTGCAAAAAACAGGCAAAAGTGCCCTACAAGCCCCAGAACGCGTTAATAAATGTTAATGACAAAAATCACAAAAAAACGGCTCCACAGGTATCTGTAAGGGCGATTTAACAAAGTTTAACACATATTTTTAAACTTCTAATTGTTAAAATCGACTATTAGGTATTGTACGAGGTTTCCCCGATGTCACGGGAACCTTTTTAGGAGGGTCTTGGGGTTCGTGAAGGGGGTACTCCCCCTCACTTATCGTGTTTATCTAAATATAATTTTAGGTTTAATAAATATAAAGATTAAAAATTCTAAAACAGGGGGTAAACCCCCTATTGACCCCCAAGAAAAAAGATACCAAAAAAAACTTGCGTTTTTTCTGGACTTTTTCCTTTCCGTTTTTAAAAGAGTTTATTTTCAAAGCGAAAGAACAAAAAAGTTTCGAGGCGAAGCCTCTCTCCTTTTTCTTATCTTTCGAGTAGGGAAATTTTTTCTTTTTTTTACTGGAAAGTATCTCTAATAAATATAATGTATATACACGCGAGGGATTTTTGAAAAACTTCACACCTCGCCGCCGACCGAAAATCAAACTTTCGTATGTCGAAAATAGCTATTCTTCAATGTACCCAATTTCAAAACAGACATGTCAAAAGAAATCACAAATGGAACAATCCCCGTAGATATGCTACATGCTATCTTTCGGACAAGCAAACGCACTATCCAGAATTATATTTTGGAGATAGAGCGTCATAACCGCTACAAAACGATGCGGTCGGATACGGCTTTACAATTATCCATATTGGATGACCGTTCAGGACTGATAAATCTTTATGAGGCGTGCTTACAACAGGATGCACATTTGCGTGGATGTTTAGAGACATTATTTTCCCAGATTGTAGGAGAGCGGTATATGCTTGCTTATCCTGTTGAGGGAGGAATATACAAAAAGGATTTTGAAGAATCCCAGAAAATTCAGGGTATTCAGTTCGGAAAACTTATTAAAGGTATTGCTGAAGCAAAACTTTTTGGTTATACTGGATTTGAATTAAACCCGGAGGTTGACCCGGTAACTGGTCGATTGAAGGAGATAAATGTTATAGAGCGTAGAAATATTCTCCCAGACCAAGAAATCATTCTGGAGCGTCAGGGAGATGTATCAAAATACTGGGATATTTCCAGATTTCCGTATCAGGACAATTACATATTGATAAACTGCGAGGATATTGGCTTATTTGCGGCAACTACACCGTTAGTGCTGGCAAAGAAATTTACATGGGCTAATTTTATTAATTTCGCACACACGTATGCGGTTCCTATTATACACGGGAAGACTAATGATGATTCAAATGACGCTAAAAACAAATTAGCGCGTCAAATAGCGGACGCAGCAAGCCGCAGGGTACTTGTAACCCCTCCAGATGATTCAATCGAAATTAAGGCTATTACAACGTCAAATTCGGAACGTATTTATACGACGTTGGTAGAAATGGCTAATAAAGAGGTTTCAAATCTTATTTTAGGGTCTGAATCTTTAGCTGGAGAAACACAAAGTTATGTTGGTTCAACTTCAGCACATCAAGAAATATATCGTGACCGTATAGAAGTTTATCGCTCTTTTATTGAAGACGTGATGAATGAACAAGTACTACCCAGACTAAAACAAATGGGTTTTATCACGAAATCAAACCTTGAATTTAAGTACGCTAATCGTGCGGAGATGTCTCCAGACAATAAGATTAAGCTGTACGATGTAATGATTCAAAGCTATGAGGTTTCTCCAGAAGAAATAGACAGAGCATTTGGTATTCAAGTTGGAGACCAGATGAATTTTGCAAAAGCTAAATCTGAAGTAGCGAAAAATAAAGCAATGGCAGATGCTATGTCTAATAAAGATGGCATGGCTTGGGGGAATCAATATGTAAATGATGGTTCAACCGGAGCTGGAAGTGCTGGTAGTAGAACAGAAAAAGCAGATGCTGGAGAAGGTAAAACAACTCAAACAGAAGAATAATGCTTATTCAGCCAGACACAAGACAGGAAGCAAATATAAATGAGCAAACTAAGGATAATTATGCAATTCTTCTTAGTTTGCTGATGACATTACTCGAAGACTTCAAGAGACGCGATGTTCCTTATGTGGTTCGGATGGAAATTATGAAACTTCGTGCATTTGGTGTGGCTAATGCTGGCTTTCAAGGTTATGGTAAGTCGTTAAAAGAAACGATTAAATACCTTAATAATCAAGAAGTTGCTATGCTAACATACGATGAAATGCAAGAAAGAGCAATGTTAGTCAGTGTTTTAGATAATCTTTTATCATTCGGAATAGCTTCACAATTTCAGTTATTTCAAAAACTGGATGATATAGCTTCGGAACTGGATGATGCAGAATTTGAAGACGCATTTGTAGGCAATATTAATTTACAAAATAATGTTTATGCTAATGTAGAAGACGCAGATGCGTATTTTGCAATGGCAATGGCATTAGGCTGGGGAGGTGTTATTAACAACCCAGTAATTACATACTATACACAAGGCGACGAACGTGTACGTGAATCACATCGTCCTTTGCATGGTATATCATATCTTAAATCAGAGTTTCCGAGATGGCTTATACCTCCAATAGATTGGGCGTGCCGCTGTTATTTGGATGTTTCTGATGATACTTATTTGTTATCACAAACCCCGGCAGACGCTTTATCGTATGCTGAAAGAATGGTGAATCCTATATTTACTGTGTCGCCGTGGAATGGCGGTCAAATTTTTGGTAATACACATCCTTATTTTAATATTCCGGCACACATGTGGGGAATAATCGGTGGAATTTTTTCACAGATTAAAAAAGATACAGGACTGCAAATATTAAATTAAGATGGCAGCAGGAATTAGGATAATAACACCAGCACAATTTTTAAAGATGTGTGAACAGGCTCCTCTTAAATTTGAGGCTGGACTGTTCAAACTTAAAGAAGACGCTGGCGACATGGCGATAAAGTTATTTGAAAATTCATTTAACGCACAAAAAGTATCTGGCTCTGGAGGTAGAACATGGAAACCTCGTTTAAAGGCTTATCCGTGGGCGATGATGAATAAAACTGGAAGGCTTAAATCATCATTCTGGAAACAAATTGTTGGTGATAGTGTAATTATTAGAAATCCAGTATGGTATGGTAAATATCATAATGACCCTAATTCTAAACCAGCTGACACACCCAATGTTACATATTCAGATTGGGAGCGTCCGTGGAAACGAAATCAAAACACCAGTTTATTAATTACTCCAAGACCGTTTATGAGACCTTCGTCGGAAATAAATCGGTTTGTAAATAGAAGATTAAGAGAATTGGTAAAACTATTATACAGAGTAACGAAATAAGAAATGAGTGTAGCTGAAAATTATGTCGATAGAGCAAAGATTGAAAAACTAATTGCCGAGAACGGTGTTCTTGGTGATATGTCTTTATCACAAGCCTATCAGTCAATTCGTAGAATTATAAGAAGGATACCAAAGAATCCAAATGGTGCTTTGTATGGAGACCCTAAATTCGAGCCGTTATTTAAGACGGTGAAAATGGATACCGGACAATACGAAAGAATTATATCAGAACAAGGTAATACAGAATATCAATATGCTTTTCCGGCTGTTTTTATTCGGTTTATAAATGTTCGATATTTGGTAGACCAGAACAGAACCAATGAAGGACGTGCGCAAATGCGTATTCGTTATATACTCGATAATGTCAATAATCAGGATGATGATATGGAAATAGAACCATTTGAGGTTTTTCATAGAATCAATAATGCTATTCAAGACGCAAGAGATTATGAAAAGTCTTTGTCTGAAAGATGTAATCTGATGTATTGGGATATGCCTCAATCATGTGAGGAACTTCAGCCATTCTGGATTGATTATGAATTATATTTTAGAGAGGATGAATCTTATCAGTATAGGAACTGGATTCGGAAGTACATTATATTTCCGCAATTTACAAATTATAGCGATAGTCCGCATTTTAATAAGCCAGATGTAACAGAACCCACATGGGAGGAAGTTTCAGGTTTTTATGCGCCTCCATTATTGCAATGGGGATATTATAATATCGTTGGTTTGTGGAACCCAGAAGGATTATGGAGAGACGAATAATAATTATATATGATGGAAGAAATTAAGAATTTTAAACATGTTGTTGGTTCAGTCGAAAGAGGTAAGCCAGCCGTGGTTCGATTTTTTGGAGGTGTAAATCAATGGAATTGTGCAGAGTTCAATTATGAGTTTTTGTACATTCAGGATTATATACAACCTTCTTCGATTGAAATACAGATTAATAGTGAAGGTGGGTCGGTATTATATGGAATGAGTACATACGCTGTTATAGCGAATTGCCCTATTCCAACGACTTGTGTTAATGTTGGTTTGTGTGCATCTATGGGAAGCATTATATGGGCGGCTGGTAAAGAATCCAAAATGACCGACTATTCCATATTAATGGTACATAACCCATTTAATCCTAAAATTGAGGATGAATTAACGGCAGACGAGAAAGCGCAAATTGATGCGTTTAAATCAATGATGTCAGTGATTTATACTAATCGTTGGGGTTTTACAGAAGATGAAGTTGAAGCGATTATGGCTGGAGCCGAGGGTGTTGATGGTACATATATGAAGGCGAATGATGTTGTTGCAAAAAACATTATCCCTGCAAAAAATGTAATCAAGACTAAAAAGCAAGAAGCAGCTATTGTTTCTAATGGTGTAGAGATTGAAGCATCAGCGGATGCGAAAGAAACTCGAATTTTATTTGATAAGGTGTTAGCCGAGATAGATGAATTTAAACAATCATCTGGTAAAAACGCTATTCTTAAACAAGAGAATCAGCCGAAAGCTGAAGTTAATAATAATCACAATAATTTAAAGACAGTAACGATGGAAAAAGAACTTGGTATTATTTCAGCGCACTTAGGGCTGAAAGCTGATGCTAAAATTGAGGACGTTATCGCTGCTTTGCCGGGATTAGTCAAGGTAAAGGGAGACTTTGAAAGAGTTTCGGCTGAAGTCACAGCAGTAACAGCGAAGTATGATGCGCTGGTTATCACTAACACTGGTAACATTACAGCACTGGAAAATGCAACTGCCGAATTAAATGCAGCTAAGGAAAAACTTAGTGTGTTTGAAGCAGCGGAAGCATCTGCTAAAGAAAATGCAATCGAAACTCTGGTTCAGGGAGCGATTGATGCGAAGAAAATCAAAGCGGAAAGTAAAGAATCGTGGGTAACTATGGCACGTACAAACTACGAACATGTACAGGCTACATTGGAATCTATCCCAGCCCCGGAAAAAATTTCTGCAAAGATTGAAAACAACCCTGCAAACCTTCAGGCAAAAAAGGAGACTTCAGTCGAAGAAGCAGCTGCAAAAGTGAAAGCGGTTGTTGGTGATAATTTCAAATTCAATAAAATTTAATAAACAATGTCAGTACAATTTTTACAAAATACCTATGCCGGTGAGGTTCTTGATGACCTGTTAGCGTATACCGTGCAAGGTAATGACACTTATCGTCAGGGATTGATTTATGTGAAATCTGGTATTCAGTTTAAGTATGTCATTCCTCGTATTGAACTGGATGAAATAATTCAGGACAATATTCCTACTCCGGTTAGCCCGACTGATTCTAAAGGTCAGTATTCATTCACAGAACGTTATCTGGAACCACAAGACTTCATGGTTTACTTGGAATTTAATCCTCGTGATTTTGAAGTATATTGGAAACAGTGGCAACCCGAAGGCAATTTGGTATTCAGGGAATTAGACCCTGCTCTTCAGGCGAAAATGCTTCGTCAGTTGATGGAAAAGAAAAACGAACACATCGGTACAGCTATCTGGCAGTCCACTAAGGGTGGTGGTGCTGGAGGTATTACTCCTCCTGCTGGCGCACCTCAAATGGGTACAGGTACATTTAAGTACTATGATGGTGTTATGAAGCGTCTTATTGACAATATAAACGCTGCTGTTCCGGGTGATACAGCTATTGTAGCTGGAACTGCTCCGATGACTACTGGTGCAGATGTAGAATCTGCTCTTTATGCTATGTGGCACTCAACTCCGGCTCGTTTGCGTAATCGCGACATTACTTATGTAATGGATTGGGAATTGTGGGATTTATATGACAAGTATTTGACCTCACAGGGTTTCAAATATACCGATAACACACAAATTAACACTTACAAATTCAAAGGTAAGCGTGTAATTCCGATAGTAGGCGTTCCTCCTCAAACAATCGTTCTTGGTAACTTCACGACTGGTCGTGATTCTAACTTGTGGATGGGTGTTGACTATGCAAACGATGAAAACGTAGTACGTATCGACCAACTTCAGAACAACTCCGAGTTGTACTTCTTCCAAATGAGAATGAAGATGGACGTAAATATCGTATTGCCGGGAGATATTATCGTTTGGACAGCTTACAGCTAATAACCTGTTTTGTTGTTTAGAATATATTTTTGAAAGGGGTGGGGCGACGCCTCACCCTTTTTGTTATTAAAATCATCAATAAAAAATTAATATGGCACGTACAAAAGCAACAGCAACAGAAGGAGAAGAAAAAGTAGTACCAACACAAGAAGAAACTAAGGTAGAAACACCAGTAACACCGGAGGCTCCGAAAGAAGAAACTCCTGTCACTGAAACACCTGAAAAGGTAGAAGAAGTTAAGCCCGAAGAGAAACCGGAAGTGAAGGTAGAAGAGAAACCGGAAGCAAAAACACCGGAGGCTCCGAAAGAAGAAACTCCTGTATCCAAAGCTGAAGCAGAATTAAATAAAACTGCGGATGCTATTTTGAAGAGATTTCCAAATTACGAATATTTATGGATTTCAACTAAAGGTTGTACCTATACTAAGGAATACAAGTTGAATCCAGAAGCCGTAAAATTCAAAAACCCTTATTTTAAAAAGTAAAAAACAATGCCACTACCAAAAGTCTCGTTTATTAGAACTGATGGCAATTTAAGGACACCAATAGCAGGGCTGGATTATATCTCCGGTTTGTTATTTGATGTTCCCGTAGCACCGGGAACTACGTCATTAAATGATGTCTTTCAGATTTTTTCATTAAGACAAGCTGAAGAATTGGGGGTTACACCTTATAGTGCTGACCCAGCGGATAACCCTTACGAATCAGGATTACCGCATTTACATATTTCAGAGTTTTTCCGTTTATTTCCAAGTGGCTCTTTGTATATCATGTTTTCTGATTGTTCTGCTAATTTTGAAGCATTACACCAGTTACAACGTGTAGCACAAGGCGCAATTAGGCAAGTAGCTGTGTGGACACCACAAAAATTGTGGACTGACACAGGAATCCCCGGAGACCCTTATACAATCAACCTTATCCCTGACCTTAACAACATTGGGAAGGCACTGGCTGATAAACACCAGCCATTATCAATTTTCTTGTCGGCTAATACAGCTGGTATTGAAGCTGATATGGTAACAACTTCTATGACTGCAATGCCGTCAATACTGTTGGGTGATTATCCTCGTGTATCTGTATTTATAGGACAAGGTAACACTCGTTTGGTTCGAGATATTCAATTATTGCGTCCAGACCATGAATCAGTTGGCTGGGTTGGAGCAGCTTTAGCAACAACTGCTATTGCAGGTGTAGGCGAATCAATAGCATGGGTTGGTAAATTTAACCTTATCGGTGGTGCAATGAACTCTGTTGCATTTGGATTTGGTGATTTAACAATAGCAGCTGGAGAATTTGTTTCCAATTTGCCTTATGAATCTATTGCTGAAGCACAGCTGGATGAAATATCAGACAAAGGATATATATTCCCACGCAAATTTACTGATTATGATGGTACATTCGTTTCTAAAGACCAAACATGTTCTACTGGAGACTTCAGAATGATTAATCGTAATCGTACTATTGATAAATCTCGTAGGGAAATCCGTAAGGTATTATTGCCACGTTTGAATAGCCCGATTGATGTTGACCCGTCTAACGGTCAGCTGTCAACTGCTACACAGAAGGTATTCAAAGCACTTGTTACAAATATTTTGGAACAGATGCAGAATAACGGTGAGATTTCAGGATTTGTTGTAAATATACCGCCGAACCAGAACTTATTGGAAACTGACACCTTGAAAATCCAGTATCGCTTAATACCTAAAGGGGTTGCAAGTTTTATTGAGGTTGAAGAAGGTTTTGCTGTTTCAATAGCGACAGCGGCATTAGGCTCACCCAGATAATAATTAATACGAAATGGCAAATACAACTCTTATTAATGGTCGTGCTTATGACTGGTCTATGATTGAGTTTCAGTTCTCCAATATTGTTGGTGAACCTATCATGGGTATTCAAGCGATTAAGTGGAACCGTTCCAGAAAAATTGAAATGAATTATGGTGTAGGCGCACATCCGCAATCACGTGGATTTGGTAATATAACTCCAACTGCTTCTATCTCATTAGATTATAATGCACAGGTTACTTTACAGAGGCTGTCTCCTGATGGCACTTTGGAGGGCTTAGGTGAGTTTGATTTGATTATAGCATACAATCACCCAGAAGATGGTAAAACTATCACTACGGCTCTTCGTAGGTGTATTTTTAGTGAAGACGGGTTGGACGCTAATCAAGACGACACAAACCTTGTATCCGAGATTCCATTGAATCCGGGTGCTATTGAGCCGATTGATGCAAGTTCGATACTTTAATATCATATAAAGGAGAAGTTTAAAACGCTTCTCCTTTTTTATTTTTATAAACTTTTTATGTGGGAAATACCTATTCTTAAATGAGTAATTATTAATAATTTTTAAACACAAAACGACATGGAAAAAGAATTAAGTCTAAAGCAATTAGAAGAAATTAAAGCAAAAGCAGCGAAAATTAAAGAAGCGAAAAAATGCCGTAGGGTATTCCCTATTGTAGTTTTTGGAGAAGAAGGCGACGAAAAAGAATTGTACATAGGGTACTTTGCACAACCAGCACTTCCGGCGTTCTCTAAGTATATGACTATGTCTGCAAAAGATGCGGTGCAAGCTGTGAAAGTATTGGCACAGGAATGTTTCTTGGATGGCGACAAAGAACTTATCGACGACGATTCTGTATTTTTGTATGGAACAATGGCACAAGTACACGCTATTATCGGCTCTCGTCAATCTACTCTTGTAAATTTATAAAAGGCTGGAGAATAAGTGAAACAGAAATATTACGGAAAAAATTAATTTTAGTCCGGTATTATTTTCCAGCCATAAATATAAACGAATTAGACGATGAAGAACTTGCACGAATGATAAATGATGCTGACTGGCTTCATGCAGAAATGATAAACGTTGGCATGGCTCAAAAAATGCAATAAAATAAAAGCCCCATATTGGACATAAAGTTTGATATGGGGCTTTTTAATAACCGTATAGGCTCAAAAATAACTATTCTTAAAAGAACACTAATAGTATTTTTCAATGAATTATGGCGTAAAATTTGATATTCTTGTTAATGGTACAGTTGCTGCAAATCAACTGCGCCTAATAAGCACGGCTGCTGCTCAATCAATGCCTAAAACCATAGCACATATTAATAATTTAACTGCTGCTATGTCACGTTTAAATAAGCAGTTATCCAGAAATGCTGCATTAAAAGGAATAGGGCAAGGTAGAATTAATATTGACACTAAAGCAGCAGAAGCTAAAATCACTCGTCTCTCTGCTAAAATAGCTGCACTTCAGGCACAAATGGCTGGAGCAGCTGGTGGTGCAGTTCCTCCAGTAATTGGACGTGGACGTGGTGGTGCTATGCCCGGTGGTGGACGTGGTGGACGTTATTCTGGAGTTTCTGGTTTCAGAAAAAGAGTTGCGCCTAATGGTTTGTTTGCTGGTATTGGTGTTCCTATGGCAGCGATGGGTATTACAGCAATGGTTACTGCTGGAACTATTGGATTAATTAAAAATTCTGCAATTTTTGAAGCAGAAATGACAAATGTTAGAAATATTCTACGTTCTACCGATAAAGAAGCGGAAACATTTGGAGATAGATTTGATAATGTATCTAAAAGGATGCGTCAAATTGGTCTTGATACAAAATATAGAAATGTAGAAATTGCTGGAGCCATGAAATATTTGGCTATGGCAGGTCAAGATTTGGAAGCTATTGATAAATCAATGCGTCCAATCACCAGTTTAGCAGCTATTAGTGATGTTCCGTTAGAACAAATTGCTGATTTAGCTACAAATATTATGGCAGCTTGGAAAATTTCTCCAGATAGTATTGAAGCAGTTAGTGATATACTGGCTGGTGTTGCTATGAGTTCTAATACAACGATACCAGAAATGGCAGAAGCCTACAAAATGGCTGGTGGTGCTTTGAAGTTGGCAGGTCAAGATTTTGCTGAATCGTCAGCTATGTTAGGGGTGTTAGCTAATGCTGGTATTAAAGGCACATTGGCTGGTACTGGATTACGTGCTGCTATGATGCGTTTGGCAAAACCAACAGCAAGAAGCGCAAAAGCATTGAAGGAATTAGGCGTTGAAGTTACTTATTTTGAAGACGGGCAGCAAAAATTAAAGTCTTTTGTTGATATATTGGAAGATATAAGAAATAAGGGTGGTACAATTACCGAACTTTATCAAATTTTTGATAAAATTGCTGGTACTCCTGCTGCTATGCTTATTAATAATTTGGAACAGGTCAGAGAGTTGGCAGACTTCACCAGAAATTTTGGTGGTGGTGCTGAATTTTTAGCTCTGGAAAAAATGAAAACGCTTCCCGGTATATGGGAAAAAATAATTTCTAAAATTCAGGATACAGCACAGGATTCTTTTGATAAAATTGAAGGTCGTGTAAAAAATTTATTAAACACTTTTCTGGATTGGTTAAACACTCCAGATGCAGCTAAGTTTATGGACGACATTTATCAAACTTTAATGGGGTTTGTTGAAGGTATTGCAACTATTGTAAAACTTGTTCATAGTAATTGGGATTGGCTCAAATGGCTTCTTGGAGGAGCTATTGTTTATAAAGGTGTTTCTGCTGTAATTGGTGGAATAGCTTCAGCGATAGCTGGTGTAACATCGGCTTTAATTCCAATGGGAGGAGCAGCGGCTGGTGCTTCGGGTGCTATGAGTGGTATGTTTTCCTCACCAGCAATGATAGGATGGGCTGCTTTAGCAACAGCAGTTGCTTTAGTTGGAATTGAAATTTACACAAGTCAAAAAGCAGCACGAGAATGGTATGAAGAGATGACAAACCATGATGCTGTTGGTTGGACTTTTATAGATGATGTGGGAGCAAAAGCAAAAAACGCTTCTTCTGCTCTTGGAGAGGCTTTGAGCAAAATGGATGCAATGAAACAGTTGTTGGCTTCTGATGAAGCGAAAAAATCTGTTGAGTTATCTCCACAAGGCAGAGATTCTTGGGGGTTGGGGGGATTCTTAATAAATAAAGTTCAACATCCTATTCAAGAGGCGTTTGTGGGGTGGTGGAAAAATAAAGAAGAAGAAATTGAAGCTCAAACTGGTCGAAATTTAGGCATTGGGGCTTGGATGGAAAAGAATATGTATGCCAGTCGTGAAAACAAGGGCTTATATAATCATTTGATGTATGCTCAAATGGAGCAAGCTGGTATAGCTGGTGTAACTGACGAAATATCTGAATGGCAAAAAGAAATTCAAAGTGCTGGTACAGATACTTTTAAGATAAGGCAGGTAATGGATAAAGCAAATAAAAGACATAGTCAGTTGTCTGCTGCTGCTGCTGCTGCTCCACTTATGACTATTGTTGGTACACCGGGTAAAACTACCAATCCAGCTGAAGGCAAACACGCTTTACAAACAGCAGCGGATAAAGTGTTGGAACAAGTACAAATAATGGAAAGCCTATATAATTTTGAACATAACCCAACACAAGAAAATGCGGCTGCTTTCTTTAATGTTTTTGGAAAAAATGGAAAGAAAGTGTTTGACTATAAAGGTGCAAACACTTATAGTAGAATAGGTGATGGTGAACAAGATAATTCCATTGTGCGAGGTGCAGCGACTAACTTAACTGCTGCCGGTATTCATGCTGATGTAACCAGTAGACTTTTAACAGCAAGTGGGGCAGATGTTGGGGCTTTAAAACTTCAAGACAACATCCAGTTTACTGATGCTTGGTACACAAAGATGGCGATTACAAAAGATGCTTTAACTAAGTGGAGAGAAGAGTACAAGCGCAATCATGGGAACGATGAAGATTTTGACCCTGCTATTGGAGACGCTATGTTTAAACAACACCATGAAGCAAATTATGCAAGAATGAATAAGCAATCATCACCATCAACATCTTATCCAGTTGGTGGTTTTAGTGGATTAAGAAATTTGGGAGCAAATGACTATCAAGGCACTAAAACTGGTAATAATACTACTTTTAATATTCAAGAACTTGTTGTGCCAAATGCACAAGACCCAGATGGGTTGATTGAAGGTGTATTATCAAGAACAGTTAATGCTTATAGTGCCGGAAGTGGACAACATTAAAAATTAAATTATGTCAGGACAAACATTAAATAGTCAGGGATTGCCAACAAAAGTGCCATCCCTGACAGTATTACACCCACCAGTTGTGCCTTCCAGATTGGATACTAAATTCCAAACGGAAGAAAATGGAGCCAGAACGACAACTTATAACACAAAGAAGTTTTCGTTAATGGAGCCTCAAACTGGTGTGCGTTTCAATAATATGACATTAATTAAAGGAGCATCCAATATTTTTGGATATTTGCCGTCAATTAATCCGACGCGCCCTATTGCTCCACAGATTAAGAAACAAGCTAAGATGGCGGCATTATCATTAGCTGGTAGAGCTAAAAACGCCGCTATTCAAACAATTCAGGGTGGTGTGGGGAATTTTATTAATTATACCATTAAGGGTAGACCAAGAAGGCAGTTGATTAGTAATGGAGAGATTGGCACAACTGATGCGTCTCCATATACAGACTGGTTAGGTCAACCACAGACTGATTATATTAAATTAATCCTTCCAGAAACTGATACAGAGGTATCAGCAACAGTAGAAACATCAGAAACCGAGAAAAAACAAAAACTCGAATTTTTTGATGCTCATGCTATTATCACTGTTAGTGAAGCTAAAAATATTTTACTTACTGTTGTTCAGGGTCGTGACAAGACACGCAAAGAACTTATTTCTGGAGGAGATTTAAAAATTAATGTTTCTGGTAAAATTGTTAGTCGAATACCTAAATTATACCCATATCAAGATGTTCGTAATTTTGTTAGGATAATGCAAACTAAAGACGTTATCCCAGTACAAAGTCCTTTCTTGAATATATTTGGCATTAATGGATTAATAGTTCTGGATTATTCTCTTCCACAACAGGAAGGATTTCATAATGTTCAGAATTATAGCTTTAGTGCTGTATTTGAACAAAGTACAGCGGCGGCTTTGGAAGAAGTGGTTCGTTATGGCGAAGTAATGGAAGCTACAATAGCAAAAGCCAATAAGTGGATTGCTTTGGATGCTGTACTTGAAAAATTACAGGTGGACAAAGTATTAATGGGTATAGGACAATGACACAAAGATTATTTGGTTTTAATGTGCTTACTTGCCAGATTATTATTAGTAATGATTCTCCATTATTGGGCGGTGAGCTAAAGGATGTTCAATATATTTTAAATGAAGTTCATCAGGTTAAAATTAATGCTTCATATAGTAATTTAGTATCAACAGCTGAAATAACATTGCCACGAGCAACTTTAATAGAGGCAGCCACCAGTAAAAGACCGGGCGTAAAAACTAAGGACTTAATGGGTAATGGACAGACTTCAATGTTTGTTAAGGGGCAACGTGTAATGATTTCATTGGGATATGATGATAATGGCAATAATAGAAATAACAAGCGTCTTTTTGAGGGCTTTATTGTTTCTATTGACGCAAATAATCCATACACAATTTATTGCGAAGACATGGGTTATTTATTGCGTCATAATTCGGTTCTTCCCTTTTCAACAGGAAATAAGGCTACTCCTATAAATGCTTTAGCTGACGATATATTGAAGGGAACTGATTTGGAGTTGCATCCATTATCAAGGCGAATGGATATACATGCTAATCCGATGACAATAGATAAAAATCTTAGTGCCGCTGAAATATTGGAGATGCTAAAACCATCGGGTTTAGTTTCTTTTATTAAATATTATCAAGGCAAACCTTATTTGGCAATTACCAGAAATATGTTTAATGCACAGGATGGCGAAACATTATTAGCTGGAGATTCAGATTCAATGCCAATAATTAATTTTCAAGAAAATGTGGCAAATGATAATTTAAAATTTATAGAATTTGGAGCAAATGAATTAGCACTAACTGCCATATCGCTTAGACCTGATAAAACCAAAGTTCAATTTACTATAATTAGAAGCAAAGAGAACCCGGATGAATTTCAGGTAATAAATGAGACAAAGATGTCCAAAAAGGCTGTTAAAAATAATGCCGCAAACACATATAAAGACGCACAAGAAAATTACAAAAACACCCAGAACAATAAAGAGGGTAAATTTGATTTAAGTAGTTATAATGTGAGGACTTTTAATCAATATAATGTTACACGAGAAGAATTATTAAAGAACGCTAAAGCAGCATTTACAACTATTTCACAGACTGGTATTGAAGGAACTGTTACGGTGTTTGGAGATTTTGGTCTTCAACCAGCAACATTAGTTAGGTTTTATGATGAAAGAAACCCAGATAAAAATGGGGTTTTTGTGGTATCTGAAGTTGATACTGATTTTGGCGTTAATGGTTATCGCCAAACAATTAAAGTACCTTTTAAAAGAAGCAATTAATGTCAGGGCAAAGTACACATCAATCTATTAGAGATTCAATAATTAAGATAGTCTCCCTCTATGGCTTAGAAGCTATGGGGGGAGCCTCTGTCGTTAATGGGTTTGTTCAAAAAATCGACAAAGAAGCTGGAACGGTTGATGTGGTTAGTTCAACTGGAGAAAGGATTATATTAGGGGCGACATTGGGGGCGATTTTAGGCAACAAAAAGGGTGACATGAGTTATCCAGTAATGAGTTCGGAAGTGGCTGTATTGATATTAAATACGGCACAGTCTTTTGTGGTATCTTACACACATTTAACGGATAAAGTAATAGAAGTTAATGATAGGGTGTATATTGGTGCGACTGGTGTGAAAGACCAAGACGACGATACTGACTATGACGAAACAGAAGTTACGGACTACAAAACTTTTATAAATTTCACACCAGAAGAAATACGAATGATTGCTGCTTCTAAGGATAAGGAATCATCAATCGTTCAGACCTGCGATAAAATTGTTGCAGAAGTCGATAAGACTAAAGTAGAACAAACAGAGAATAGTGTAAAGACCGAGGTAGGTAATAACACTTTTCTTGATTTAACGGAAAACAAAGCGAATTTAGACGCTACACAAATAGTATTAGGTGGCAGCAATGCTCAATGGACAGTAAAGGGAGAGGACTTAATAAAATTCTTGAATGACCTTGTTAAAGAACTGACAATGGTAACAACTCCTACTCCTGCCGGAGCGATGCCGTTTGTAAACCTTCCAAACTTTATAGCGATGATACCAGCAAAATTGTTGCCAGTTGTATCGCCATTGTTATCAACTAAAACAAAAATAGAATAATGACACCAGAAGAAACATTATTTCAGACCCTGTTAAATTTTACATTGTCTGTAAATGGTTTGGGTTTAAGTAATTTAGACCCACCAGCTGACCCTACTGATGCTAATGCTGTGCTTCAACATGATGTAGCTACAAAATTTAAGGATTACTTCGAGAATTTTGCTGCTGCTATTATGGCTGCTTTGGGAGACGGCTCTGGTGGTAGTTCTGGTGGGGTTTTAAGTGATTATGTAAAGAAGAGTGGCGGTGCTTATGCCGTCATGCAGGGAAGTTTTACAGCACTACATGGAATAAGGGCAGGTTCTGACAATCAGCCTACATTTTGGACAGAAGGCACAGTTGCTGGTGATGATTTAAAAACCAGATTTGTTCGACCAGCACATTTTGATTCTACCATTTATGGTATGGATAATTTATTTGCTGATTTTTCTGGTGGCAAAATTACAATAAATGGAAACAATGATTTTTCTGGTGGTGTTGATTTTCACGAATCATTTTTACAAACCACCAGAGCAATTCAGATTGGATTAACTTCAGCTGATGGGTTACTTGTTTATAATGACCCTCTTGATTCAGCTGATGATATATTTACCTATAAGGATTTTAACATATATCATGCCGGGAACAGTAATTTATTTACTGTTGATTGGTCTATGAAGAATGGGTATGTTGATGAAGACTTACATATTGGAGGTGATGTAACAGCTGGTGGAACTGCAAGTTTTCTATATGGATTTGAAGCAGGTACACAGGGCGTACAGAGATTCGCTACAACCGACGATGGTGTGTACATTAATGGTAATGCTTCACTTGAAGTTAATTGTGGCATAAAAGCCGTAGGAATTGATTACAGCGACCCTTCTTCAATAAAAACAAATTATATTCTTCGGGCTAATGCTGCTGGAAACACTTTTTTGGATGCTTCTGGTAATATTTTAGTTCTGGGATTTGAAAATACAAAACATATTGAACTTCATTCAGAATTATTAAGTTCTAATGGGAATAAGTTAATCAATCATCTGGGAGAGGCATGGTTTAAATGGGGTTTTACTGGAGGTATTGATGAAGTTACAACATTTGAAACTATAAGTCGCGGTGCTGCTTCTGCAAATAAAGGAACAAGGTTCTATAATTTTGTAGAACTGGCAAATGATACAGAGCCGAACAAAATAGTCAAATTATTTACAAACCCCAGTTCTCATTTGGAGGCTCTTATAAATGGTAAGAATATTTCCATAGGGCATGGCGATGATGGAATGGAATTTGACACTGATGATACCCAATTTCTTTTTAAGAAACCATTATTGGGCGTACCAATGGTTGGTGTATTGAGGTCAGATGGAACCGTACAGACAAAAATGGAAGACGGTCAGGTGCATGTAGGCGTTAGTTCTTTGGGTGTTCCACATTACTTTAGGAATATTGAAGATGGAATCAAACATTTTGGTAATGCTTATTTCGATGGTAATTTAGGTTCTGAAGTATTTTCGTCTGGTTTCTCTGGTGAAGGCTGGAGATTAGATAAAGACGAAGCTAAATTAACACTTGATGAATTGATAGTACGTCGGAAGATGCGAGTATATGAATTAGAGGTACAAAAAATATCGGCAACAAATGGTGCGCTTTGGGTTTCTTCAGGAACATCAGCCGACGAAGTAGAAGAAATATTTTAACAACATGGCAAATATAGCTTATAGAAAATTTAAGGTCAAACTGGCAGCTGATTCCAGAGTAACACAGGGTTTAAAATTCGGTGATGTAGTATTACGTCAATATTTTGATGCTCCGAATTTGTTTTATACTTTGATGTATGTGTTAGAGACTGGAGAAGACACTGTCATTATTGATGGCGAAAATAAAACACAGAAATGGTTTATTGGAGCATTAATTGATGGTGATGAACCACGTACTGGAGAAGTTCTTGATTTTGCAAGGATAACCAGTTTAAATGATGACGATAGAATGGGTGCAGTATATATTACTGCTGTTGATGATGAATCTCCATATATTGATGTTATTGACAAAATTGGTTCAGAACAAGCACTGAATTTTCCAACTCGTATTGGAGAGCCGACTGCAATAAGCAAACATTTGTTTTCAGTTTATCCCAGTACTACAACAATAGCTGGCATATTCAAAGACCCTGATGTAACAAGAACATTTCGCGCAGGTAGAATATCTTTATCTCCTTCAGATACCAGAATATTAATACCTACATTAAGAGGCAAGAATTATGATGATGATGAATTTCTTATTGTTTATCAGGCACAAGCATCAAGAGCTGGTTCTTTTACAGTAAGTGTAGCAAATCAAGATGGTAGTCGTAGTTTGTTTAATGAAACTATTGATGTAGGTGTAAATTGGAAAACTTTTTTACATAAATTTAGGGTTTCAGACATTCATACAGATAGTTATTTTCAAATAGATTTATCTGGTCTGGAATTAAACCATTCATTAGAAATAGGGGAGTTTTCAATTATTCCAGTAAAAGCGTTATCTCATTGGAGCCAAGCAACAAAGGCGCGTTTCGGCAAACTTACTGGAATACATGATGATGTATTTGGAACATTAAAGGATTACGGTGGTTACTTCCAGCGTTTATATGCTACAAAGGATGTTAATGTAGCCGGAACATTAACTGCTGGAGACGCAAATGGTTTTGCATCAACGTTTTATGCTGGTAGAATTAGCAAAAACAAGGCGGTAAACAGTTTGGGTTATGATTTTGGAACGTCGGCTGTTGTAACAGCGGATGTATCCCCGGTGGGAATCGGCGATGTTTGGCAAAATACCTCCAGTCCTGCAAATTATGATTTCAACACTTCAACATGGCTAAGTGATAATGTGGGAAAAGAAATAACTTTTTCTGTATATATGAAAGGCTTAGTCGGAGGTGAAATTGTAAATGTAAGTATAGGAAACAAACCAGCGACGGAAGCACCAGTTACATTAACAACAGAATGGGTTCGGTATTCATTTACTGAAGTTATCAATAATATGCCTATTCCCAGAATTGTTTTGCAGTCATCTGGTAATTTTCTATTTAGCGCACCACAGGTTGAGTTAGGCACAAAAGCAACTTTATATCAACCAACTGATGAAGTGCTAACAGAAGATAGCGATTTTGGAGCATGGATGAATCGCGGTGGTGTTGGTGGAACTATCCAGAACCCATTGTTAAGGTTTGATGCTTCAGGAAATATAATTGGTCGCAATGGTAATTTTAGAATAAACGCTGATGGTACAGCATATTTCAAAGGTCATTTAGAGGCTGGCTCCGGTACAATCGGAGGCTGGAATATTGATAGTGATGCAATATATTTTGGCACTAAGAAGAACACTATTGGAACTTTTACTGATGATGTAGATGACATCACAATGGGAACACAAGGTTTACGTGGTAAATTTTGGAGACTTGATGTTGATGGTTCTGGTGCTGTCGGTGGAGGTGGTCTAAAATGGGATAGTGCTGGAAATTTAATTTTCGATGACACATCTATTACTTTTACAGGTGATTCCGCATTAGGAAAGCGATTAACATATATAGATGGAAATGGTATTTACACAGGTACTTTAACAGCAGAACAGGTAACAGCAGTAAATGCTAATTTTAAGACCGGTACAATAGGAGGTTGGACAATAAATGCCAACCAAATAGTAGGTGGGAATACTATTCTTAATAGTAACGGAAGTATTAGCGGACAAGGTTGGTCGTTAAATAACGATGGTACTGGCTCTCTTGCTGGAGGTAATATCAGTTGGCTTGCAGATGGCACACTAACTATTAATTCTGCATTAAACGCAACTGGTGGTAAAATAGGTGGCTGGAATATTGATGGTAATTCAATTTATTCAGGAGCCAAACAGCCTAATAACGCTTTTACTACTGCTGCCGGAGCAATGACTATTTCATCAACTGGAGCAATTCGCGCTCGTTATTTCCGTGTTGATACTGATGGCAAGATGTATGCTACTGGAGCAGAAATTTCAGGAACATTGTCTTGTGTAGTAGGTGCAACAACTAAATGGATTTTACGCCCAGATGGAAGTGGCTTTTTAGCTTCTGGTAAAATATCATGGGATGTTATTGGGAATTTATCTTATGAAGGAAAGCTGATTACTTCAGAAGGAACAATCGGTGGTTGGACTATTACTGATAATGCGATTTATACAGGAACGAGTTTCCCACCAACTGCAAATGGATTCACAACAAGCAATGCAATGATAATTGGCAATGCTGGAGTTATAAGAGCAAGATACTTTAAGGTTGAAGCTGATGGTAAAATGACTGCGAGTGATGGAACTTTTACTGGAAGTGTAACAGCAACATCCGGCACAATAGGTGGTTGGTATATTCGCAATAGTGGTTCACAATATCAGTTATCTACATTAAGTAGTTGGACTGGCATTACAAATACTTTTCTATCATCTGGAATGACTATTGGAGTTAATTCTTCTGGACAAGGATATATTAATTCTGTGAATTTTAGAGTTGAACCAAATGGTAATATGTATGCTCGAAATGCCAATATAAGTGGCACTATTACAGCATCAGCAGGTAGAATAGGTAATTGGTATATTAAAGAAAATTCTATTCAATCACAAGAAACTATTACTCTTGATGGTTTATCATTCACTACGGCTGGTATTACACTTAATTCTAATGGTTCTATTCAGGCTCCAAATTTTAGACTTAGTTCAGGTGGAAATGCTTATTTTAGAGGTTATATAGAAGCCAGTTCGGGGTTAATAGGTGGTTTTAATATTACAGCAGATAGAATTTGGACTGGTTCTAATACACAAGGTAATCAGTTTGGTTCTGGATTAACTATTACAGCAAGTGGCGCAATTAGAGCAGAATTTTTTCGTGTTGATTCTGATGGAAAAATGTATGCAACATCTGGCGAGTTTTCTGGAAAGATAACTGCTGATAGTGGAAATATTGGAGGTTTTTTAATTTCATCATCAGGATTATCTATTAATAACACTGGAACCGAATTTGAATTAAATACTACTTCTTTAGGATTTTTGATGTTATATAATAAGACACAAAGGCATAGAGCGCAATTATGTGGGCTTAATATTCAAACAGTAGGTGCTTCATCAAATGTATCATTATCCAGTTGGATTATTAATAACAATAATTATGGAGCCTATAATGTTGGTATGTATATTTCTGTTACACATGATGGTGTATTAGGGCAGAATGATTTTTGTATTGTTGGTGATGGAAATATGATTGTTTCTGGGTCTATTGCTGCTGGTGGAACAAATTGGTTGGGTAATGGACAGACTTCTGCTATATATAATTCATCAGGTAATTTTTTACAAACAGTAAATGTTTGTATGCCGGGTTCATCTACGGGAAGTGTATATATATTACCAACATTGCAAAAATTAAGCAATAGATGGTTAATGACTGCTTATACTCCATTTTCTATGCAGTATACTATTGTTAATGATGGTAGTAATCCTATAACTATTTTGAGTACATACAATCAATATCCCGGAGGTTCAGAACTTTCACCTATTATTAGGGGAAACAATGTGTTGCCGGGTGGTAGAACTGCTTATATAATATTAGCTTATACAACTTTGGGATATTATAATGCTTACATAACTATTGGAAACTAATTATAAATTTTAAAACAGGTAAAAATTATGAAATTAAATGTAAAACAACGTATGTTGATTCAGGCAATGATGCCTGAAAAGGGGGCTTATAGTGATATGATGTTCAGGGAACAGATTATTGACGAGTTGAAATTTTCAAAAGAGGATGTTGAGTATTTTGGTCTTAAACCACATCCAGAAAATCCTGATGTAATAATTTGGGATTTAGAGAAGGATAGTAAGAAACAGAAGGATTGCAAATTAATAGCCCAGCACTGGGAATATTTAAACAAAGTAATCTTGAAGTTGGACGAGAAAGAAGAAATTTCAATCGACTTATTCCCGATTGTAAAAATTATCAAAACTCAAATAAATGCGTAAAGATATTCAAATGAATATAGATTTAGGGGAGCTGGAACTTGGGAAGAATATTCCCACGTTTCTGGCTTCCCTAATTTGGATAGGTGAGGACGACGATTACATTTATGGTGAATGTTTCGAGACTAATCCTATTCGTGTTGAAATGTTACTGGGTGGATTTGGATTGATAATTCCCCAGCGCGATTCATTAAAACAGGTAAAGATTAATTTTCGTTGGATAGACAAACAAGGCACACTACATTCTACTGGTTATATTGATGTTTTTAAATACAACACAACTGATGTGTTAAGAGCGGTGGATGTGCCTTTGGTATCAGAGGAGCCATTCGATGCCGGACAGAGATTTGCACAGCAAAATGCTGATATATTTGCAGATGATGGTTCAATTTGGTGGCAAGGCTTTTTCAAAGAATCAGGACAATGGTTTAATGATTCTATTTGGTTTGATGGTTTCAGGTTTTACGACCCGAATGTTGATTATTATTTGTTAAGGGTTTATTTAGACCCGGAATCAGAATCTTTCAGTGTTTGGGATGGTATTATAAGGGATTTGATGATTGACCGTTCTTTGGAGCAGAATAAGTTTTTCTTATTGGTTGCTGGAGCGTCAAACATATATGAGTTTCCGATTAATGGCGTAGGACTGCGAGATTATTTACATGCTGATGTTATGGCTTCTGGTTTATCAGAAAAAATGAGAGAGGAATTTATGTTGGACAAAATGATTATCACTAAAGCAGAGTTTGAGGAAGAAACAAATGCAATAGCGGTAGACGCACAAGAAAGAGAACAATAATGGCAGAATATTCAGTTAGGCATGGACAGACATTAATTGATGTTATCTTAATGTGTTATGGTAATTTGCAGGGGATGGGGGATTTTATGATTTCTAATCCAGACCTGTCATTTGGTTCTTTACTTCAAGACGGACAAATAGTTCAATATAATCCACCTAATGCAGCAGACCAGATAACAGTAAATTATTATTATCGTCATCGTATATTCCCTACAAATGGGAGCCGGGATATTTATTATAAGGAAGCCACATATAAACGTATGTTGTCTTTTGATATAGCCGGAACCAGTTCAAGGTGTGATTTAAGAATAGGCGGTACTGGAGTGATTGAAATTGATTGGGGAGATAATTCTCCTTTGCAAACAGTTGTGTTGGCAGAATCAAATTTTGTATCACATGAGTTCAATGTTCTTACATCAGCCACCAGAAAAATCAAAATTTATGGTGAAGGTGTTAAATTTACAAATTTCAGTTTAAGAGGAACTAACTTCCAGAAAATATTACTGTTTGATGCAATATCTATGGAAACTGTTGATTTGAGTTACAATATACCATTACGGAATATCAATCCGATTGGTTTGCTAAAAGATGTAAATTCAATAAGTTTTGAGAGGACTAAACTGTTGGGGGCAACTCCTCTCATAGCACTGGAAAAGTTAAGAACAATAAATCTTAATTCATGTGGACTAACAACCACAATGATTGATGCTTATTTGATAGGGTTGGTTAAGAACTATCAAAGTAGGCTAATTGCAGAACTTGATTTAAGAGGTAATCAGCCACCGTCTGGCAATTACGAACCCCCTATGAGTTATCAAAATCCAACGACAGGACAGGAAGCGAGATGGATTTTAGAGAATGACCCTGATAGGGGTTGGACAATTTTAATAGACGAATAAATGGCACAATTATTAGAGAGAATTGTTCCCGGCGATATATGGACACCGGGTGTAGATAATGGTCGTACATCTGCTGAAAAGATAAATGCGGCTTTTGATTTAATTGAACAGATTATAGCCGGAGGTGGGGGCGGTGGTGGAGGAGGTATTCCTCCCGGAAGTCTTGCTTTATTGACTTTAGCGGTTAATAATTTAATTTCAGCTGTATATGATGGAACAGAAGCGAAGACATTTAATGTTATAGTTCCTATTAATATATCGGATTTGGCTGGAAGTGGAGATTTGGTAAATTCTACTGCTTTAGCAACAGCATTGGCAAATTATGCTACAATAGCTCAATTAGGAGACAAGGTATCTGCTACTGATGTTATTGCTGCTTTAACAACGCATAATGCTGCTTCGGATTCTCATTTGGATATTCGCACATTAATTTCAACACTTAGGGATTCTGCGCTTACTGGAACAAGAATACACGAAGGAACCGGAATTACTGTTACTGTTGAAGCGAATGGCGACATTACATTATCAGCTTCTTATGATGCTGAATTATTCAAAACAGTGTTAGTGCTTCCAGCTACTGGAGAAGCTAATAAAATATATTTGGTTCCTTCAGCAATTCCAGAAGCACAGAATGAAGTTGATGAATTTATTTGGCTTAATAACAAATGGGAGCATATTGGCTCAATGAAAGTTGATTTAAGCAATTTCTTTACTAAGTCAGACATTATAACGATGTTGAGTGATTATGTCACTAAAACAGAATTAAATGGTAAATTATCTGATTTTTATACAAGAGATAATATCACCAGCATTTTACAGAATTACAAAACAAGTGCGGAATTAGCGGCAATCTTAAATGATTATGTTTTGAAGGTTCCGGGCAAAGGTTTGTCTACACATGACTTTTCTGATGCTTATAAGAATAAAATTGACGGTTTGCATCTTGTAGCCACCAGTGGAAAGTATTCTGATTTGGTGGGTTTACCTACAATACCGACAAAATTAAGTGACCTTACTAATGATAGTACATTTGTTCAATTATCAGCATTAAAGGCTGTTGCGTTTTCTGGTGCATATTCTGACTTGTCTGGAACGCCAGACCTGACAAATATAAATGCGGCTCAACTTAATGGTAAGACAGCACAAGAGATTATAGACAGTATTGTTATAGGCACAATTCCGACAAAGGTATCAGACTTAGTTAATGACGCTGGGTTTATTACTCTTGCTGATTTACCGACCCCACCAGTGGTTCCTACAAAAACAAGTGATTTGACGAACGATTCTGGGTTTATTACATTATCTGATTTGCCAGCACCTCCGACAGTTCCAACAAAGGTTAGTGATTTAATTAACGATACAGGATTCGTTACAGCAGCAGATTTTCCAACACTTCCTACAAAACTTAGTGATTTAACTAATGACAGTGGGTTTATAACAGCTGCATCATTACCTACGAAAGTATCTGATTTAACAAATGATAGTGCTTTCATTACTGCTTCGGCATTGCCGACTAAACTTAGTGACTTAATAAATGATGCCGGATTTATTACATTAGCAGATATACCAACAGTTACTTTGCCTACGAAATTGAGCGATTTAATAAATGATGAAAATTTCATCACGATTTCAGCAATAAGCGCGGTTGGTGTTTCAAATAATTATAATGATTTGGATAACCTTCCAGTCCTGACAAATTTTGTTTTGCAAATTGCTGGTAAGGGATTATCTACAAATGATTTCACGAATGTATATAAGTCGAAGATAGACGGGTTACATGTGGTTGCAACATCTGGAAGTTATAATGACTTAACAGATAGACCAAATTTAACCACAATTAATGCCGCAACACTAAATGGTAAAACTGCTGATGAAATTTCAATGCCAGACCCAATCGGTCAGTCTGTATATGACGCTATGTTATTAGGTGGCACATTGGAGGAGAAGTATTACTTTACTTATGATGATTCAACACCATGATAGCTTTTGAAAATATTCAACAAAACCCTCAATTTGAGGAGCGGAAATTAAATTGCTATTTTGGCGCAAAAGTAATTCACGAACAAGAATTACCGTGGGGATATATTCGACTTAATTTTCTGCAATCAACTTCGGTTCAGATTCTTGATACAGAGTATATAAGCCAAACTGGAATCCATAGTTTTGAATGTGAGTTTGCAATAACCCAGAATACAACTGGAGCCAGTTTGTTTGCAGCAAGAACAAATACTGGAATAACTCCAGCACCAAGTCGTATTGGAAACTGGTATTTCAATGCACAGAATAGACCAAGTTTATACATAGGTACATCATCTAATTTATTACCAATATCAGCAGCTAATGCGTTGATTGTAAATAATAAATACAAGGTGAATTTGTCTGTAACCCAGCCAACAATAACTATGTTTTTAAATGATGTGTCTTTGGGTAGTGCTTCATTTTCAGGTACAAGTAGGACTTTGCAACCATTACATTTATTTGGTGCTGTTGCTGAAAATAATTTGCAAGAATTTATCTCTGCAAAAATGTATTCGTTTAAAATATGGGATGGGGCTGCTGGAACATTGGTAAGAAATTTCATACCAGCTCTCGACAAAGCTAATAAGCCTTGTTTGTATTGTACTGTAACTAAGAAACCTTATTACAATATAAGACCTACGGGGAATGATTTTCAATATGGATAAATAACTTAACAAATAATTATGTCATCATTACAAAAAATTATTCCGGGTGAATTAGGCACACCGGGTGTAGATACTGGAAGGTCATCAGCGGCGAAAATCAACGCCGCTTTTGACGTTTTAGATGGTATCGAAGTATTAGCTGAACAATTTAAGGTTGACATCCAGTTATTACAGAAATATAAAGCCGATAACGGATTTTCTGAAAATGGATTTTTGTATCTGACATCAAATGGAGAGGTTGTAGGAGACCCTATACCTGTTGGCTCCGGCGGTGGTGGTGGAGGCGGCGGTGGCGGCGGCTCCATAATGAAACTTCAAAATTTAGGTTCAAGTATTATGGGTATAGCCAAAGGCTCACCAGCAATAATTGAGTTCTTTTTTGAATCTTTGGACGCTGATGATAGTTCGCCGACAGGAGCCGGAACCGCTGTTTATTTTGTTGGTGGAAGTCGAATCTCTTCTGGTTTAGTAAATCAGGGAAATTCGTCATTTGATTTTGCACCTTTTTTAGCAGAAGGAACTAATCAGGTACGTATTCAAGTAACTGATAGTTATAACAATACTCGTTCGTTAAATGCGACAATAGATGTTATAACTCTATCATTGACTTCTGAATTTAACGATAGAATTGCTTATACTGGAGCTATTGATTTTGTATTTACTCCTATTGGAGCCGGAAGCAAAACAGTTCATTTTGTTTTGAATGGCACAGAGATTGGAAGATACACAACCACAGCCACAAACAGGCAATTAACATATCAGATACCAGCACAACCACATGGCGCACATACATTATTGGTATATGCAACAATGACGGTTTCTGGAATTTCTATGCAATCTAATGAGTTACGGTTCTCAATAATTAGTACTGTTACGGGCAATAATACGCCTATTATAGCCACTAATTTCAACAGGGACACTGCAACCCAGTTTGAAACTTTAGTCATCCCATACATCGTCTATACGCCTAATGCGCAAACATCAGCGGTAACATTGATTGTTGACGGCGTAACGGTAGGAGCATTAAGTGTTGATAGAACTCAACAATTATGGTCGTATAGGATACCGACATCTGGTACTTTAGTACTGGAAATTTCTTCTGGAGGAGAAACTGCTCAATTTACTATTGATGTAGCACCTTCCGAAATAGACGTAGAAGCTGAAACCAATGGTTTGGAATTACATCTTAATGCAGAAGGAAGAAGTAATAATGAAGCTAATCCAGAAGAATGGAAGTACAACACAATATCGGCAACCCTTCAGGGATTTAACTTCAGCACAAATGGTTGGATTAACGATACTGATGGCGTAACAATGCTTCGTGTTAATTCAGGCGCGACAGTAAATATTCCATTCAAATTATTCAGTACAGATTTCCGGGGAACTGGAAAGACCATTGAGTTTGAATTTAGAGTAAGTGATGTTGAAGACTTTGCCACATCTGTTGTTTCTTGTTTTCAGGGCAATATTGGTATCAACATTTCTGCTTCAAATGCGTTACTAAGGTCGGCATTGGCTATTGTTGAAACTAAGTTTAAAGACAATGAAATGATACGTTTATCATTTGTTGTTGAAAACATGGCGAAATATCGTTTGATTTATATTTACATCAATGGCATTATGTCTGGTGTTACGCAATATGCGGCTGGCGACAATTTTGTTCAACCCAGCCCTGCAAATATAATTATCGGAAGCAACAAAGCTACTGTTGACATATATCGTATTCGTATATATAATACAGACTTAAATCAAATGCAAATTCTTAATAACTTTATTGCTGATACTGGCGATTTAGTTACTAAGTTAGAGATATACAGACGTAACCAAGTAACAGATTCTAATGGAGATATTGATTACAATGCAGCAATCAATCATCTACCAGCTATGATTATTACTGGAGCATTACCTGCTTATAAGGGAGATAAATTAACTGTCGGTGTTGCTTATGAAAATAGACAAAACCCAGAGAAGAGTTTCGAGACTGATGCAGCACAGATAGATGTGCAGGGAACGTCTTCACAATTCTATCCAAGAAAGAATTACAAAATTTCTTTCAAGAATGGTATTACGATGACAGAATCTGGTGCAACAGAATCAAAATATCAATTACGACCAACTTCTCTTCCGGTTAATGTGTTTACTATGAAAGCTGACTTTGCTGAATCATCAGGAACTCACAACACAGGTCTGGCAAAATTTATTAATGATTCTCTTATCGAAGGTGGTATAACTACACCACCACAAGAAAATGATGAATATGTACGTACTACTATTGATGGTTTCCCGATTAATATTTTTCATCGTGAAACGCCAACATCATCTTTGATGTTTGTAGGAAAATACAATTTCAACAATGATAAAGACCCCGGAGCCGTATTTGGTTTTGACGATGCAACAGAGTGTTGGGAATTTTTAAATAATACAGCCGATAGAAGTTTGTTTAAGTCTGATGATTTTACGGGCAATGATTGGATGAATGATTTAGAAGCAAGACATCCAGATGGATTTGAAGACCCTACAAATTTACAGATTGTGTTTTCATGGGTCGTTTCTTGTATTGGAAACCCAGCTAAATTTAAAGCTGAATTAAGCGACCATTTTAATCAAGACAATATTATTTCTTATTATGTCATAACCGAATTATTGGGTATGGTAGACCAAAGGGCTAAGAACATGTTCCTTACATCATGGGGAAATGAAGGTTCTGGAAATTGGAAATGGTATTTTATATTTTACGATAATGATACTTCGTTGGGTATTAATAACGAAGGATTAAATGTGTTTGATTATAATATTGAAGCACATGACTTGTTGGGTTCTGGTAACGTTTGGAACGGTCACAATAGTGAATTATGGCAGTTAATCGAAACCGCCTTTCCAGATGAATTAGCAGCTATGTATTATAGCCTTAGACAGCAAGGTATATTTACTTATGATAGGATTATCGGTGTTTTAAATGAGGAACAAGCACATAAATGGTGTGAAGCTATTTATAACATGGATGGTCGTTTCAAATACATTGACCCTCTTATTGAGGATAATGTTGGAACTTATTTGTATGCTGCACAGGGTAGCCGGGAAGAACACCGCAAATGGTGGTTATGGAATCGTTTCAGATATATGGATAGCAAGTATAATGCTGGTGATTTCCGTAGTGATTACTTAACCATGCGTCTTTACACTCCAGCAATATGGGCTGGTGTTGCGCCTAATACAGACTTTTTATTAACGCCATTTAACAACATGTATTTGCGAGTTCAATATGGTTCATATCATGTTGGGAAACGCGCAAGTGCTTTAGTTCCGACATTATTGACATCTCCACCACAGGTATTTAATGATACAGAAACAATTATTTATGGTGCAAGTGGTGTACAGAGTATTGGTAGTTTGGCATCTAAGTATCCGGGAACAGTTGATATATCTAATGCGTTAAAACTTAACGAATTAATAATTGGTTCTGACGCTCCGGGATATAAAAATGAAAACTTACATTCCGTTAGCTCTGGAAATAATGTTTTGTTACGTCGGTTAAATGTAATGAACTGTCCAAATTTGGTGGCTCCTTTAGATGTTTCTGGATGTACAAACATTGAAGAGATATACGCTGAAGGAACCAATATAACATCGGTTGTGTTACCAACTGGAGGTTCGTTAAACACATTACACCTTCCAGCTTCGGTAGTTGACTTCACAGTGCGTAATCAGGTTAAATTAACTGATGCCGGATTACAATTTGCTGGAAAAAACAACATAAGTACGATTGTCGTTGAAAATTCAAATGCGTTTAACAGTTTAGCCCTGATAAAAGAATGTTTAGCTTTCAACCCCAGAAAACTCACAAGGGTGAGATTGGTAAATATTAATTGGACTGACACTAATGTAAATGTGTTGAAACAATTATATGATTTATTTGGTGTTGACAGTAATGGTATTAATACGCCACATGCGATTGTAACTGGTAGATTTCATGCAACTTCTATATTCCAGTCGGAAATAGATATGATACATGATATGTTCCCGGAATTGATATTGACGTATGGAGCTATTACTCCAGACCCGACAATAACATTTAATTTCAATTCAACGCAGGGTAAACCTTTGACAAATACAGATTTTACTTGTAATTTCCCATTTGTTAAAGTAACCGATACCCAGTTTACAGTAACCGCGTCTGGTGGTTCAGTACTGGAATATATGTTTTCGGCTGATAATCACAAAACAGTTGAAGGAACTTATACAATTTTAAATACAGCAACCAGAAACGTGTCTGTTATGTATATCCCATTGAGAACTGTTACATTTAGAGGAAGCAACAATAATGCGCCTCTTGTTGGTGGAACAGTAACAATAGATGGACAAACACTCATAACTGATGCTAATGGTGAAATATCAATCCGGTCTGATGTGGCAGTGAGTGGTACATTCCAAAGTGATTTTGGTGTAGCTACATTTACAATAGCCGCTTCAATGGTTGATACAACTCAAACTGTATCTGTTTATCCTTTTGTGAACTTAACAATAAGTCTTTATGCAAATGTAAGTAATTTCATTGTTTCAGAAGCGGAAGTAACTATTGTCAATACAGGAGACATCGCAACCACTGATGAATTGGGAAGGGCTGTTTTTCGTTTGTCTTATGGTTTGTATAACATTAGTATTAAACGAGGTGGGGTAGAAGTTTATACTGGAAATGTTCAGGTTTACACTTATGATTCTACTTACCAGATTGCATTTGATATTGATGTAGAGAATTTTAGACCTGCTACAACAAGTGATATTCAGTTTGCGTTTTATGCACAAAATTCAGGTAGCCAATTAAACGCTTTTTATCTAATTTCTAATTCAGGTTTTAATGGTATTGAAGTTGATTGGGGAGATGGTTCTACTTCTTCTGCTCCAAGTAGTATAAGTGGAGTACAAGGGTATTATTACCATGTTTTTCCAGTGGCGCAAAGAACATATCAGATAAAAATATCTGGAAATGTAGGTGTGATTAGTGGATTTTATTTTAGTTCGCAATCCACTGCAAGGGCTATGTGGTCTATTGGTGGTAGCAATATTACAAATCTCTCTTTTCAAAATTACACTGGTTTATTTGCTGTTGGTTCTGACATGTTCCAAAATGATTTTGCTCGAACAAATATGAACTCTGTATTTCAATCTACATCACAATTAAAACATTTACCAGAAGGTATTTTTGATGGTCTTGTGTCTGTTACAAGCGTTAGCTCCTTATTTCATGCTTCTGGAATAACTGAATATCCAGCAACATTATTTCAAGATATGACTGAAGTCACACAGGCTAATAGTTTGTTTCAAAGTGCGTCATTAACCACTTTGCCTGTAATGATTTTTCAGAATTGGTCTAAAGTAGTTAATATGTCTGCCATGTTTTATGCTTCACGTATTGAAACATTGCCAACTGGTATCTTTAACAATTTGTCAACAGTAACTCATATTAGTCAATTATTTAGAAGTACTAATTTACAAATAACTGATGCTAATTTTTTAAATGGATTTGTTAATGTCACACATGCAGATAGTATTTTCCAAGAGTGTACACAAGTTACATCATTTCCTGATGGGATGTTTTCAGGATTAGGCAAATTAGAAACTTTGCAACAAGCATTTTATGGTTGTACTCTTTTGGTTCCAACAGCCGGATTGTTGTCTGGAACAAATTCTGTTAAATCTTTATATGGTACATTTAGATATTGTAGATTTACTGAAATACCTGTTGGATTATTTGTAGATTGCGAGAATGTTACAGACATTAGTTATATATTTGGTAATCAAAATCAATATTTAACAACCATTCCGGTTACATTATTTGAAGGATTAGATAATGTCCTTTATGCGTCAAGAGCATTTGAAAACTGTTATGGATTAGTTAATGTTCCTGCTGGTGTTTTTGCTAAATTACCAAAACTTCAAATTGCTGATTTATTATTTCAACAATGTACAGGTCTAACGACACTCCCAGCTGGATTGTTTACTGACTGTACGGCGTTGCAAAATTTAAGTAGTGCTTTTTATTATTGTACAGGTCTAACGACACTCCCA